TATGATGCATTCCAAGGTGAATTGGAAGAAATGGAAAATATTGCTGAAGACACTAGTAGTAATTTGCCTAAAACTATTCGTGGAATTGGTAGTAATATTGTTGATGAGTTTGGAGAACCTACATTTAATTTAGGTTATGAGGATACTGCTAATGCTGGAATCAGTAACATCAGCAATAATTCAAATACTCAAGGAATGCGTGATTTAATTATTAATATTGATAGTGTTGACAGTAGAGACCGTGTTCAAGAGTTAGTGGATGAAATTATTAGACAATTACGTTTCGATAATAAAACTGCTGGAAGGAGTGTATAATCGTGAGTTTCATTGGTTTAATTGATTATAAAAGTAAGGATAATTTGAATAGTGATAATTATCTTCATTTGAATGTTGATGCTGACAGTGGTGTTGATGTTACTCCTAACATGGAGATTACGGTTACTGATTTGAATAAGTCAGGAAGTAGTTTGTATAAGCATTTTTTCAATAATGGTTATGGTGGAATTACTTTTAAAATTGATGTATTGATTAAGCAAACCGATACTTGGAACGGCAAACGTGTAACTGATGTGGTTAATGGTTGGTTTATTAACATGACTCCATTAGCAATTGTTACTGAAGCAATTGATGTACCTGATGGAAGGTATATTATTACAGATAATAGTTCACGTAAACAAACCTTCAAAGGCAGTACGCTATGGAGCATGGAATTCACAACCTACGCACCATTACAATTATACAGATACAAAAATGATAACGCTGCAGTATTAAAAGCAATCAAGAAAGCTAAAAAAGCAAATAGTAAAAGTAAAAAGAAATCCACAACCAATACCAAATTCGCAAAATGTTTTTGGGGCATTATGGTTTACAGTAAAAAGAAAAAGGTTGTTAAATGTGTTAAATACTTACAGAAAGTATTATACAAACAGAAACTACTAAAAAAGAATCAGATTGACGGATGGTACGGACCAGCTACAAAAAAGGCAGTGAAAAAATTTCAAAAGAATTACAATAAGAAAAACAAAATCACTATCAATGTTAAAAATGGACAATCATTACCAACAGGTAAAAAACTATTAAGTAAAAGATTGCCAGTAACTGGAAAAATGGATTTCGAAACATTCAAAGCATTAAGAGATGCGTGATAACCATGACTGCTATTAAAAAAACAAGCAACATAATAGCTGAAGCTAACTACGCACCTAACAATGCAAAAGTACTCATATGCCGTAAAGCAGATGCCAGGAACTTGTGGGTGGATTGGAAACACTATAATAACATTCATTGGAGTCACTATCAAATCAAAGAATCAGATTTCCGTACTAAAACAGCAACATTCACAAGTCCACAGTATGTTGACCTGACAACAGGAACATTTGCAGTAATGATAACATCTCCAATGCATGAGGATTTCGGTGGAATTGTCCTGGATGTGAAGTATGATCATAAAACAGGATTATATGAATATCAATGTCAAGACCATAGTAGAAACTACCAGGGCAAATTTGAATTGATAAACACTAACCGTAATTTACATCGTGTTTTACAATATCTGATTACTCAAGGTGGAATTTCAACCATTGGAGCATTATCAAAGACAAAATTGAAACAATGGAAAAAAGTATTGTCAGGTTTAAGACCAGCATATCAATATGAGCAGAAATATTATGGCAGCACTTTTAACTTTAATCCGATGACACAGAAAACAAAGATGATTATTCGTAATCAATCTTGGATTGAAGCAATTAAAACTTTAATATTGGGAAGTGGAGCATATATAGATGTTTATTTCGATAAGTATGGGATTATACATATTGAACCGTATACTAAAGATGATTTCTATAATACTGGTTTATATTTGACTACTCCTGAGATTGCTGAAGCAACTCAGGAATTCGATACCACCAATATTATTACTGGTGTGGTGGTGCATAGTAGTGATAAAACAAAAATAGGTTCTGCATATGGTTCTAGCAACCTGGTTAACTTAAATCTTACTGCAATATTTGGAAGCCTTTACACTAGTATTGACAATCCAAACCAGGAAACAAGCACATCTTCAGATAAAACCAGTACTACGAATAAACAATCAGTTACTAAAACTAAAACTGATAATCCGTACAATACTAAGAAAAAAGTAGTATGGTTGAATAGTGATAACATCCTGGGGAAATCTATTGATAGGAAATTCATGGAAGATGTGGCAAAGATACTACGAAAGCATGGATGGAAAACTAAAATCATTGGTGTTGGTCCGAATTATCACACAGAGACATACATGGGTCCGAAAAATGGCGTATGGTTCTGTATATATGGTGGAGCAGATGGAGCAGTATTTAGAGAGGCAAGCCGTAACAACAGTTACACTAACAAACTGAAACGTTTAGGGTCTCGTACTGTTATTGGAATGCATGGAGGAGGAGACATCCGTAAAGGTGGGAAATACTATAAGTTCCTTCCTAGAGCATGGGATGACAATTACAGTCCATCAGGTTATACTGGAATCAAATATCCATTAGACATGTTAACCAAAGCCAAAGTTCCAATAATGTATGCAAGTAATGCTAAACAAATGGCAGCGAAATTCCTAGCTGGTGGAGACAATCCGAAAGCCTGTTGAACCTGGAGGTACTAATAATGAGTAATGCGTTAGAAAAAGCAAAAGCTAAAGAACAATTAATTGATAGTATACGTGATTTATACAATGCTAAAATTTCATTGCCTCTTGGAAATCCGAATTTGAAATTAGTACACACCAATCAATTCCTATTCACTGAATTACCTACAGATGTATTCGAACTGGCAAACATGGATGTAATCGCAACTGCTTTAAACAGTACATACTCCAGGTATAGTGGTTATACATTGAATCGTTGGTATATTGAAGGAATTACAATAACTAACGATGGACACACTGCAAAGATGGATTTAGAGTTAAATCCATTTGCCAGTAATGTATTGAAATTCAGAGATGACAAACAAAGTTTCGGAAAAGCATATACCGATGCCACAACATCCAATACCACAACATCCACATCTAATAAGACAAAGGTTAAATCAGTACAAACTGGAAACACTACCTTGAAAGGTGGACAGGGTACTTTCATTGACAACCTGGTTAAAAAACTGATTGGAAAAGAAACTAATGATCTGAAAAAAGCAAAAATAATCCACAGTCACTTATGCAGCCACTTATCATACTCCAGGTATTGCTGTGGAAAATATGGTAAGAATGCTGAAAAAGCCTACAAAGCAAGAAAGTTAAACTGTGGTGATACTTCCATGCTAACAACAAGCATGATGCGAAGTGCTGGATTAACTGCAGATGTAGTTCATGGTCCAAATCACTTTTGGACAAGAATAAAAATCAACGGCAAAGAATATTTCAGTGATGCTACTAGCAGTTCAAGGTCATTCAATAGTGTATGGAACAATCTTAAGTATTATGCTGCACCTGGTACTTGGTGTGGTTGTGAGGCATATTCATGTTAAAAAAAGGGTGTGGTATTTTATGAGTGTTATTAAGGAATTAGGTACTGATGTTAAAAGTACATGGAAATTCAAAGATGGAGATTTAATACTTGTTGAAAATGATACGAATCTTATCCAGGCAGTTCATAATCGTTTGAATACACGATTGGATACGATGGAAGATTACTACACAGAATATGGTAGTCTCTTACATCGATACCTTGGTTGGCGTAAGAATGAAACAACATTAAAATTTATGCAAATTGAATTAGAAGACACATTACGGCAAGACCCTCGTTTCGTAGATTTCAGTGTAAAACTGGATTACATTACAAAGGGCATTCAAATCAATATTCATTTGAATCTTGATGAAGAAACGGAAATAGATATGAATTACGTTTTAAGTGATAGTGGAACTGTGGAGGAATACTAAAAATGGCTATTGAAGAAGAATCATTCTATAACATTGTTGGAGAGGAAATAAACCGTACAAACCTTGTTCAACAAATGATTAACTATTATGCCTTGAAATTAGAAGTCGGTGAAACAAGGATAACAGATTTCAATGAAGGCAGTGAAATACGAAACTTACTTGAAAGTATTGCAGTTGACTTATACTATCTGATGGAAGACCAAAACGAATTATCAAAAATCGCATTTGTAGATACAGCTGAAGGGGAATGGTTAGACAAGCATGGTGCAAATCCATTCATAAACTTACCACGTGATACTGGAAGCATGGCTACAGGTTATGTGGTTTTCAGCATACCTGAAGTTCAAACTACAGATATTGTAATTCCTGAAGAAACAATTGTAGTATGTGAAGAAACAGGGCTTGAATACAGTACTGATAATGAGATTATCATTCCTGTCGGAGATGTGGAAGCTACAGCAAGTGTTACATGCTTAACTGAAGGTGTTGATGGAAATTGTAGTAGTGGATCTATCACCTTGATTGATGATGATTACCTTGATATTCCTGAGTTAAGTGTTACTAACTTGGATGCGTTAACTGGTGGTACTGATTATGAAGAGGATGATGAGTACCGTGAAAGGCTACTTGCATTCTTAAGGAAAGATGATTTTGGAAGCATTGGTTATTACCAGGAGTTAGGAGATAATGTGGATGGTGTGCATGATGTAGCATTATTCGATGCTACAGGATATACTAAGAAAGTATTGGTTAATGGTGACAGTAAACCAACTCCTGATGAGGTGTTAGCAGATGTCCTGGAAGTATACACCAGTAGTGAAAATATTGTTATTGGACATAATTTCACTGTAGATACTCCTGAGTATATAACTGTTAGTTTAACTGTTAATCTTGGCGTTGAAGTTGCATTAAGCACTACTGAAATAACTAATGTAATGTATGCAGTATTTGATGGTGGCAGTCCTGTAGTTGGAATGGATTTCGATGGTCTTGGAATTGGAGAAACCTTGTTTAAATCAAGTCTTGTTTCTGCATTGGAATTATTCGATGCTGTAGTTAGTGTTAATATCATTGATAATGATACTGAGGAGGAATTCACAGACCTTAGTGTTAACAGTGATGAAGTATTGCAGTTAACTGACTTAACTATTAACCAAACAATCATAGAATAAAAGGGTGGTTATATTGTCTGATTTTGGTGAGGAAATAATAAACCGTTTACCTGATACTTCAAGTCTACATATTACTACTAATCCTGGAAGGAAAGTGATTGATACTACTATTGGAGAGTGGTTAACTGCTTTTGATGATGAAGATTGGTTTAATCAATTTTTCCTGGATTCAGCTACAGGACCATATTTAGATGTTCATGGTAAAGATTTCAATGTGAAACGTAAGCTTGATGAAACTGATGAGGATTACAGGCAGCGTATTATCTATGAAACTATTGGACATTTAACCATTAATTTCCTCAAGGAAGTTTATGGTGTGGAATTGTATACTTATGTGCCTGGTTTCGATGCTACTGAAAACACTTTAATTAGTGATAATCCTTACATCTGCAGTAATGGTTTTTTAGGTGTAGCTGACTCAGTAACTAGGAATGTCCTGGATAAAAAATTTGTTGTTGGAAGTGAAGTAACATGGCTATAAGTGAAAATTTCACTGATGAGGAATTAGAAGCTCAGCTACGTTCACAGTTTGAGGAGGATGAGCAATGGGATATGGATTTCACTACTATTTTTACTTTTATTGTTGATCGTGGTGTTGATTTATACCTGGAGTTCCGTGGTCGGAAATTCGTTATTGATAAATTAACTGGTAATGTTAGTGAGGGGGGTATAGAATGAGTAGTTTTTTAACGTTGGAAGATGTTAATAGTGTTGTTGGTGGTTTCGGTGCTTCTACTTTGTATCATGAGATAGATACTGGTAGTGTGGGCAGTGAAACTTTTGATAATGTTAAGATTGATTTCTGCATTGTTTCAAAGTCAGCTAATACTGTTAGTGTAACTGTTGAAAATGATGCGTGGATTGGTGCTTATTACACATTGGATAGTAATGGGGATTACCTGGGATTGACTGGAAATTATAATAGCAGTACTAAAACTCTTACATTCAATACTAATACTCATATTATAATCGGTTTTGTGTGTAATATGAGTGTGCCTAGTTTTAATGTTGCTAAAACTAAGTATAAATTGGTTGAGGGTTATCCATTAGTGTTAGATTTCACTGAATTAGCTACATCTCAGGATATTCAGTACTTGGATTTAAGCACTGGAGATGTGAATACTGTCAGCAAGGTTTTAGCTGAAGGTGTTAATCAGGTTAGTAGTGGTGATTTCACTGATTATATTTATGTTTATTTGAAAAAGCATGATTTCGATTTCAATTTAACTACTAATGTATTGATTAATGGGAAACGGAATACTGTTAGTTTCGTTGCTCCAATGGTTGAGGAATTTGATACTTGGTGTAAAGTTTCTTATTTAGATAAGAGTAGTAACTTTTATTTGAGTGATGGTAGTTTTATTGTTGATTTAACTGATTATAATAGTGACCGTAAGGTTGAATTAACTGTTGAATTGTTGGAATCTGATTTGATTATTGGAAAAACATTAACCTTCAGGTTGAATGTGGATTATATTATGGTGGATAATTTCAGTGATCTCTATAATGAAGTGGTTAATGGTACTGAAATATTGGAGTTGGGAGCTGATATTACTTGTCTGTCACGTATTCCAGTAACTCATGACCTTATTATCTATGGTAACGAGTATCTACTTGATTTAAACGAGCATGGATTCAATATAAATGAAGATGTTATATTCAAGTTAGAAAAAGTCACATGCAATAATGGTGACACTGCTATTAAACAAGGATTAAATTCAAAAACCGAGATAACCGATTGCACATTCACAAACTGCAAGTCCAGTAACTACAATAACCTAGGCAGCATAATCTACTGTGATGTAAACCTGGAAAGTTTAAGTGTAGAAACAGATTTCACAACAATCATAACAGATACCACATTCATAAACAACCATAACTGCATATTACATGGTGGAGAGTTAACAATTTCAGGCATTGAATATCATAACACCAATCCTGAATGTGTAGATAACAACAATCCAGCATTCCTATATCAAACAGATGGAACTGCAGACATCAGAAACAGTGTATTTGACATAGATTACGATACTAACATATTATGCAGTGATGAAATAAATCTAGGTTTCGCACAATGCCTTGTAATGTGTGGTGAAACTGCAATCATAAACACTGCCGATAGAGATTACCTAGTGAATAATACATTACCATTCTTTGATTCCAATTTCTTAAACCGTAGTCATGTATTTGCAAGGTATTATTATCCAGCAATAAGTGCATGTGTAGTGACAAGTCCTGAAAGAGGCAAGGAAGATAAAAGCTTATGTTACTGTGTAAGTGGTAATGATTGGGTATTCAAGGAAAACGCAGTAATCAGTAGATTAGATGCTGGAGACATCAACACTATCCGTAAAATTACATGGGAGGAATAAAAAATATGTATTTCACGAATATTAGTAACCCGGAATTACAACAATTCCATGATTTAAGGTTTAGGAATTTCAGCATTAGTTTAACTGAAATACTATCCTCAAGTTTATTCCAGGTAGAAACCATCATACCTGAAAAATTATTCAAAATTTATCCTTTATTCTACAGTAACGAAATCAAATGTAGCAATACTAATGATAAAATATTAGATAATAGATGCATTATTGCTAATAAGAATAGTAATGAAAGTTATTATAGTTTCATTAGTGATGATACTGCTCCTATTGTAAGGTATAATGGTAATATTGGTTTCTTTGGTATTGGTGATGAGTTAAGTGTGGATGAGTTTAACAGTATCGTTCAACTTTATAGATCTAAAAATTTCACTGAAGAAATCATGATCAGGAATAGTCTTGTTAATGGACAGTTTGGTGATTATAGTTTTAACCTGGAATCTACTACTATTGTTGATAATGGTGTTTTGATTACTAAAGAGACATTGGAGAATATTGGTACGGTCCGATTGTTAAATCCTGTGTTTCCGAATAGTAATTACTTGTTGTCTTTGAAGGTGTATAGTGTTGAAGATTTCAACTTGGATTTAAGTGATAATGATAATATTATTGTTACTCCATTGGAGATACCGTTAGAGCATAATGTTGATGTTAGTATTCCTTTTGAGACATTGGATTTGAATAATATTGTTGGTTTTGATGGTAGTATTAGTATTGACCATAACAGGAATATTGTACAATATCCATTAAGTTTAACCGTGTCCAGCAGTACTCTTACTCCATCAGTGAATAAGGCTTTTGAATTATCTTGTTTGTACTTGGATGATGCTGGCGAACCTTTAACTGATGAGAATATTACGTTTAAGTTAACTGATGAAACGGTGCTTGGTACTGCGAGAACTGATAGTGAGGGTGTTGCTGTATTGGAGTATACACCAGGTAGTTTGGGAAACCTGGTGGTGTATTGTGTTGATAATCATAGTAATAAGTCAAGTAGTATTAGTTTAGAGGTTGTTAAGCAATCAAGTAATGTTACATTAACATCTGATAAGTCATTAGTTTATATTCCTGGAAGTTTCACAGTAACTGGTAGTTTAACTGTTGAAGATGAGGCTTATACTGGTAGTGTTAAGTTAATGAATAATGGTGTATTATTGGATACATTAGAAACTAACCGTTATGGTGTATTCAGTAAAACTATTAATGCTGATAGTGTTAGTAATTATCAGTTGCAAGTAGTGTTTGATGGGGATAATGTAGTTCAAGGTTCTACCAGTAGTTATGTTAATATAGTGGCTAGGAAATTGAATACTAACTTGTCTATTAATGTTAATAGGACTACAGTTTATTTCGTTAGTCAAAATGTTACAATTAATGGTGTTTTAACTGATGAATTAGGTAATGGGATTAGTGGTGCTACAATCACATTGAACGGTGAATCCTCAGCAGTTACTACTACAACAAACAGTAGTGGAGCATACAGTTTCACTAGAAGCCACAGTGAAGTTGTATCCTATTCATATAATACTAGTTATGCTGGAGATAGTACTCACAACAGTAAAACCTCAGCATCTAAAACAGTTAATTACAGAAAAGCACCAACAAGTGTTACTATACTCAATCCTCAAAGCGAATACGAACCTGGGGATACTGTATTAATTAAAGTTTCATCAAATTATGGAACTTTTAATCCTAGTAGTGTAACTGTCTATTTATCTGCCCTTTATTCATGGGATACTTCTACAAAAGATGGTAATGGAAACTTTATATTTACAATTCCAACTGGTTTTAATGGGCAATACACATTAAGAGCAGTATACTATGGGGATACTTACTATGGTAGTAATGATGTTTCCATAGATATTAATATTGTTTATACTCCTGTTGATACGCTAACATTATCTAAAAGTGGGAATAACTTTATATTAAATTATAAGAAAAATGGAGTTAATGTTACAGGGTTAGATATTAGAGGAACAATATTATCTTTATCAAATCCTGTCTCTCAATTCCCATCTCAAGAGGGTACTCACACAGATAATAGGGGAAATGTACCATGGGATATTAGTGCAATTATTTCAATGGGATTCCATGGTACTGCTAAATTCACATTTGCAGGAGTAACCAGTAACACACTAACATACTAAAGGTGGTAATAATTATGGCTGAACATACATTAGCAGATGAAATAATAACCATCATAAAATCAGAATCCAATAACAACGAAGCACCACAAACAGGAACAGTAAACCACATCTACACTAACGGCTACGTAGACATACAACTAACCAATAATGGAGACATCATAAAATACATACAATGCATAGGAGAACCCAAAACCAATAAAAACGGAGTAATAGTGTTCCTAAACGGAACACTAGACAATCCAATATTCATAGTAGACCATGACACAACCGAACAAACAATCCTAGCACTAGGCTTAGGATTATTCACAATCGGCAGTGATGGTGACTTATACGTGGAACTACCTAACGGTATCTCCAACCCATTCAGCATTAATGAAGATGGAGATTTATTAGTAGAAATTCCTGATGGTGCAACCAATGATTACGAAATAAACAGTGATGGAGACATAACATACGATAGGTGGGATATATAATGACAACATATAACTTAGGACATGTAGTAGGAAGCGATGGAAGACCAGGAGACAAAGGAGACAAGGGAGATAAAGGAGATAAAGGAGACAAGGGAGACCCAGGCACTATAACAATAGACACCAGCCTCTCCACAACATCAACTAATGCAGTGCAAAACAAAGCAATAGCAACAGCAGTAAACGGCAAAGCAAACACAACCCATACACACAGCATTAGTGATGTAACCACATTGCAGACAGCATTGAATGGAAAAGCTGAAACCTCACATACTCATACGATTAGTGATGTTACTAATTTACAGACATCATTAGATGCTAAAATCAACACATCTGACATTGCTAATAACCTGACAACAACAACATCAGGAAAAGTATTAGATGCAAGACAAGGAAAAATACTGGCAGACCTCATAGGTGATGCTATTGATTATATCAACTTATAAAGGGAGTGTTAGATTATGCCTAATGATACAACTACATTGAATGGAGCATTAAGACAACTTGGAGAAACAATGGCTGCCAACCTAACCACACAGGGCGTACCATCTACTTATGATGAGGGATTGACTACATTAGCTGGAAAAATCCTAGACATTCAAGGTGGAGGAGGCACTAGGACCTTAACCTTAACTGCTGATAAAAGTATATTGTCTTATTATGATGGTGATGAGGCTATACTTAGTGCTACCCTCTTGGAAGATGGTGTAGCAGTATCAGGGGCTACTGTAGAGTTCTTCAACGGTAGTACAAGTATGGGTACGGCTCAAACTGACAGTAATGGTGTAGCAACAAAAACCTACACTTCAACTGGTGCGGGTGATGTGTCATTGAAAGCAGAGGCAGATAATGGTATGTTAGTATCAGAAACATACACTATTGAAGATTGTGTTTATTATAATGATGGTAGTAGGACAACTGGAATGCAAAAAACAAGTAGTGCATCAATCAGTACAAATGGAGAGTATGTTGTGCTTGGTTCGACTGGAAGTAGTGAACAACACATTGGATATGGATTATCTTATCAATCAAGTGATAATTTTGAAATCAGTTGTGTTTTAGATTATACCAATGCACAATCATATGCTTACTCATTCCTATTATGTGCAAGTAACTCTCTTGGTGGTTCAAGTTGTTATATGAATGTTAATAAATCTAATGGAAGATTAACTGACCATCTTGGTTCAAGTTCAAAAACTTACACTCTAACATTCGCTACTGGTGATAAAATCACTATTCGTAGATTAAATGGGAATTGGGTAATCTTACTTAATGATACAGTAATTTCAACAACTGCTTATACTTGGACTGGTGAGAGAATGATTGGGCATTATACTTATCGTGAATACTCAATCTATATGAAAGATATAATCATCAAACCATTATAATGGTTTGATTTTAATATTTTTGATGGATATACTGTTTGCTCTCCATTGAGTAAACTTGAAAGTTTCTGTACTATAATTGGATAACCAAGTAGTGGAATAATCAGAGGTATCAACTACATTGCCTTGATATTGGAATTCTACATCAGTTCCCTCTTTTTTGACTTGAACTGGATAGAATGTTCCGTTATCCATATTCACATTACTTGATTTCAATTCCTCACCAGTACCAGTTTTCCCAATATAACATCTGAAATAATTGTTGACGGTTGATTTACCGAAACCAAGATGATGGGCTAAACTTTCAGATGGTGGGACGATGTCTATCCGTTGACCCATTCCACTTACACTTAATTCACAAGTGAATATCCAGTCATCTGTGTTATCCCAACTGAAACCATCGATTACAGTATTTGAAACTGCACTTGATGAACTATGAGTCCTTGAATGAGTAGTAGTATCATACAGGAAACAATCTTCAACACTGCATATTTCTGATGAAAATATACGTTACAGGAACAATGAAAACATACACCCAAAACCATTCACATCGAAAAGGAGGCATGATAAATGAAAAAAGAAAACCCACATCAAGGTTGCCCATACAGGCACACCTGCAAAAAAGATGAAACCCAATGCTGCTACCTACTCAGCAACAGGGAATGCTACCTAAACACAAACAAAAGCAAAAGATTCATATGAACCCTGAAAACCGAAGACTAAAAGAAATCCAATCTGAAAAACTAGTATGGCAAGACCAACTAGACAAAGCAGACACTATAAGCGATTGCCTAACATTCAAAGGCAAAATCGAAATAATAGAAAACGAAGAAAAAGAAATCCTAAAAAGAAACGATGTGATAATATGACTAGATTCAGCAAAGCTGAAATGAACGCAGCAGCAAAAACAATAAGAAAACAACTAAAAAATATGAAAGGATACCCTGCAAGTATCAACATGGTAGACATGAATAAAAAAGTGCATAAAATCTCTAAAGCATATTATATGGGATTATTCGAAGCACAAAACATATTCATAATGAAAAACGGCAGATACCCAAACTATGTAACATTAAACTCAAAAGCAAACAATCCATTAGTAATGGATTATCAAGATAACGGTTACACATGTGGACCAACTAGTTTAAGCATGGCAATTCAAATGCTATTCAGTTACAAAAGTGAAAAAACCTGTGCAAAAGAATGTGGAACAATCATAGGCTCAGGCACCACACCTGACAAACTTATAGCAGGTGCAAAAAAACTAGGATACAAAGTAACCAAAATAAACAGAAACAGTAACGCAGTAAAAAACAGCACCAGTAAAGGATTTCCAGTAATAGCGCATATTCAAACCAAACCAGCAACATGTCTAGGTTACGTTGGAGATTATGGACACTACATACTAATCTATGGAATGACCAATGATGGATTATACAAAATCGCAGACCCAACCAAAGGAATCAAAAAATGCAAACCAAGCATACTAGACAAAGCAACCAACGGCAGAAGCATACACTACTACAAGGTGGAAATCATATGAAACTAATACCAGGACAAACCCAAAAAGAAAAACAATACTACCTTAAAATTCAAAAAAAGAACGCTGAAAGAGAAAGATTACCACGTGGAATATACCAACCAAAAAACTAAACATATTATTTCGATGACATAGACCTAACCCATCTGTCAAGTAATGGAGAACACGAAAGACAGATGTAAAAACCAAATTATACAAAATTAATTTTCCAAGTTAATTAGAATAGTTTTATTATCCACACTTGTTAGATCTATCGAGAAAACAATATTGGTATTTCACTTGTTAATGGACCAGGAGCATATTATAGTTCCTGGTCCTATTTTTTTTTAAAAATTTTTATGTGATGTGGATGTAATAGTTTATTATGAATGTTGAAACCTTGAAATGCTTACTTGAAAATGTGCCTGGTGATTTCGATGTCCTGGTGGATAGTGTGAATATGGAAATTCCAGTTGATGCTGTTGAAATTGATGTTGAAAATAAGAAGATTATTATCAAATAATTTTGTTCGTTTCTATAATATCGAACGTTTTTATGAACCAAAAATTATATCGAATCCAAATAATAAAAAAAATAAAAGAGAGAGTAGAATAAGTTTAGGATATTCACAAGCCTATTCTACATTTACTCAACCGAATAACCTAAACTAACCAAATGCTCTCTATGTTATCACTTATATTATATGTGAAATATAAAAATCTATTGTAAAACAAAGTTTTATTAATCCATAAAAACAGAACTTTATACTGTAACAATTCGTGAAATGAAGTGTGGTCTACGGTGTTGCAGCACCTCTCTATCTTACTTCACTGGTTATTAAAAAACAAGTTACCTACAAGGATAAAATGATTGTTATAACCAATAGATATTTATGTTTGAAATGTTATTTAAGTTTATCTAAAATAGTCCTAGAAGAAATAGGAAGTTTTTAAACATAGTGAGAACTATCAACGATTATTTACTTGTTTTTTTGGAAAATGGTTCAGTATAAAAAGAGTTATCGGATGACATTTATAATATTAGTTTCTCTACTATTATAGTGTTATCTTCTTTTATTGTCCATTTCAAAGTATCATTCGCAGTTAAACCTAATGTTTCTGCGATTTCAGATGGAATAACCGCTTTTAATGTAGTGTTATTCTTATTTGCATAATTTACTTTACTAGTGTATTTCATGATGTTATATTTGTATATCGTTGCTATTATAGTTATGGTAACTATTGTAGTTACATTTATATACTACGATAACCAATATTAAATTGAAGCACATGTAATTTCCCAGATTACAATGCTTCATCAAAACCTACAAGGTGAAAAGAGATGAAAGATAACAGAGATGAATTAATTTTAATCAATGGCGAATACTACAGCCAAAAAGAACTGGAAGGATTCATAGAATCCAGTACCGAATTAGCACAGAAAGGTGAAAGGCAAACTCGTTTTATCAAAGCCCTTAAATTGAATTTAAGTAAAACCACACTTGAACGCAACCAATTCTGTGACAAAGCAACCCGCTTAAACAAAGAACTCCAAGACATCAAACAAATGAGCATGTTTGAATTCGGTAACACTTACTGCAGCAGTGAATCACTCGAAGCAGACGGTCACGCATTAGCAAGAAGCCTCGGAGTTGGAACAATGACTCCTGAAGAAATTGCAATCGAAAAAGCAGAAAATGCTTACATACCATACACTGCGGAGGACTTCTAATGAAATCCTCTCAACCTATTTTTTTAAAAGGCGACAACACCGTAGTGAACATTGACGGGTACGAAACCACCATAGGGGAACTCAAAGAACATGTAATCGATAGCGTAATGTACAGGAAACATCTCAAAGAATTAAGAGGTGATGACTAATGTTCCATAGTGTCTATGATACTCCTTCAGATTTAGATTACTCAAACTGGGAGTATTTCGAATGCCCTTACAACCATGAATGCAGTACCTGTGAATACGATTGTGAGGTGGAAGAATGATTGATGAAATCTACGAACTCAAAAAACAACTCGACTTTGAACACGAAATCATCTTGCAGATGGTCAGACCTGATTACCAAACACGTATCAGAAAAGATGATGTTCTCAAGAAAGTTGACAGTTGGATATTAAAAGTAATCAGACCAAATGGGGAAATCTGCATCATCAACGTTGAATATGTGATGATAGCATACCTTGGTAAAAAAATGGAGTGGTAATTATGAGTTGGATGAAATGCTTACATGTCGGAAATGGAACTGCTCTCGTACAATCCAATCGTACAGGCAGAAGCTTTCCAGTAACTGTGAAACATGACATCAAATACCTCATCAATCAAGGTGACTATTTGAAAGTAATCAAATCACAAGTCAGTGGCGAATGGACAGCAATAGATTACAATGCTATCATTGGAGGCGATTTACAATGAAATCACTTTTAATTTTATTATTCGGCAATAAGAATGTGCCTAAACACGATTTAAGGAAGAAACCTACATCAGATGATGCCATTAAATCACTTAACAATTTCGTTGAAAGGAACTTTTACATTATTTGCCTATTAGCAATCATCTTCCTTTTAATCGTGTTTGTAATTGTCTGTTATGCAATTGTCGGAGTATCCGCAACAGAAAGCGGAATCCAATATAATCAATTCCATAACATCGTATAAAGGTCATTTAACCATGACAATAGGAGCATACTACACTTAAACTAATTCCTACGTTTATGCGTTTCCCTAAATAATTTTACCCAATAATGGTATGCTCCTTTCCCAATATTATCAAGGAGGATTAAACTTATGAAATTCATTATCAGCACATTAAGCCCAAAAATGTTCCTCGAATCAGACTTCGATTTGAGATGGCACACATTAACCGAAGAGGAATTCCAAGCACTAATCCTAGATGCTTACTCCTGTGTAGGTTATGAAGATGTGGCTTTAATGTTAAACGTGGCTCACAATAAAGAGCCAGTCAAAGCAAGAGCAGGAGACATCCTACTACTTGCTGATTTGTCTAATGGAAACCTTGAATACTACTGTATCCAAGTATGCCCATCAGAAACTCCATTAGTAAGGGCAGAAGAACTAGAATATTTAGAAGAAGAGATGATATAGATGGCATTAAAAAGTAAACAAGACACTATCAAAGCAGAAATAGTGGAAGAAGAATTACCATTCCCAGTACCTGGAGTGGATGAAGACGATCAAGAACAAGTGACTGACATTGTCGAAGTACAATCACAGTCTTTACCTGACACTGCAATCCTTGACCCAAGCATACCAATGAGTACAAAAATTGGTGTTGCGACTAATGTTGCAAACTGCCTAAAAGATTTAGTGGTAAGTCAAGGTTTGGTGGTTACTGGTTTGAATCCGAAACAACCTGAAGCAGAATATGTGACAGTGGAAGGTTGGGAAGTGCTCGGAACAATGTTAGGTATTGTTCCAGATACCAAGATTGTTGAAGAGATGAAAAACGATAAGGGCCGTACAATTGGATTCAAAGCAAGAGCAACATTATACCAAAACCCAATAATCGATGACGGTAAAATCGTAGGAGGCACAGTCCTCTCCACTGCAGAAGCCTATTGCACACGTGACGATTTCCAAAAGAAATTCTTCAGTATGGCAAGTATGGCACAGACCAGAGCACTTGGTAAAGCCTACCGTATGGCTTTATCATGGATTGTTAAAATGGCAGGGTTCGAAGCAACCTATGCTGAAGACATGCAAGGATTCAGGGGAAAGTAAATCCCCTTACTTTTTGAAGATGGTGAGATTATGGAATTTATAGAAAAAAACTTCAAACACAGCGACTGTGGAGAATTGAACGAAGAACTTGACAATTTAATTTCTGATTTATCTTTCCACCGCGAAGGATTAACAGAAAACTTCATGGACATTATATTAGATCATTCCAACCAAAAAGAAAAAGAATGGGCAGAATTATATGATGCTCCACTTGACTGGTTAGAATCAATATTAATCAAAACTCAAAAAGACCTTTTAGAAGGAGTTATTGATAAATTAGAAGACATCGTATACACTGAAAAACCAAAAAGACAACCAAATATGGATGCTAATCAATCCCGTGAATGGTTAATTGATGAAGTAAAACCATTAATCCTTACAGGGATTACTTCACAAACAGAAATTGCTAAACAAGTAGGTGTTGACCCACGAAATGGAGTAATGACTGTTAGAGTAAAAAGAGCATATGGCTGTAACTGGAAACAGTATGTAGATGGAGTTCTACATGGAAGATATTAAGGAGACAACTAAGAATGTCTCCAGCAATTATTTTTACAACAAGAGGTGAAATTATGGCATTAAGCAAAAGCAATATTCCTGAAGAAAGCATTGAAGAAGTAAGTAACGGACAGGTCACATGGGATGACCTTGAATTTGAAGCAGTATTTGTAGATGAAGAAACTGAAACCAAAAAGTTCTACACCATCAGTGGTAAGGAATCCATATTCGAACCAACATGGGAAAAATTCGGAATGGGAGACCTTGATGTTGGAGACACATTCGAAGGCAGACCTGAAATAACCCTCTTTGAAAACAAGGACAAAAGTTATGATGCTGCCAGGTTAAGATTAGCTGATGATGGTGAAATTGTAGACATCTACATTAACTATCCAAAAAAAGATTTCCCATACGTAACTGGAATCAACAAATCATTTGACTTCTACCGTAAATGTTTCGATTTCATATACGGTGTCCTCAGATGGAAAGATGAAACCAATGTTGTAGACAGTAACGGTGAGGAAATCAACAAATTCAATAAAGTCAACCTGGAAAACTTCCTGAAATTCGTAGACAACATGAACCGTGTAGGAATCAAAATCACTGAAGGTAACCCTGACAGTGACTACAATTCCTTTATAATCTACAAATTGGAGTAAACCTATGAGTAGCGATACCACTACAAAACAATTAAAAGAAACCTTAACTCCAGTGTACAAACCTTCATTGGAAAAGGACATTTACACAGGTTTAATAAGTGAATTCTATCTCCAAAACACCGATGACATTGAAGTTGAAAAAATACTCACTGAATTACATAACAACTTTGATGATCATGAGGTTAATCTTGGTGACATCATAGCATTAAAAGACAAGATGTATAATGGAGAGGTAGAACCTAATAGTGGCGTAGATGGTATCAGCAAACTTTTAACTGTAAACTATGATAAGAAAATTTCTAAAAAGACTGTGAAAGGCATTAAACATGCATTACAGAAACATGATGCTCATAATGTCCTTTCATTGAACTTATCTAAAACTAGAAGTTTAAGATTAGATGAAGGGAAATGTGAAGTAATCATACTGTCTATTAGTTTCAACACTAAAGGAGAGGACAACACCGATTACTTACGTGTATTATCCTGTTATCCAAAACGTATAATTATACATGATAACCCAATAAGTGATGCTGGAAGGACCTTTACTATATACTGGGTAACCAAAAAAGGCACAAGTTTCAAAACAGAAACCATGATGATTCCTGAAATTGAAAACTATCTTGAAAACCATGCATACGTATTATCTCCAAAAACACTACGTGGAACTGTAGCAGGAATAATTCAAATAGCAATCGACAATGAAATTGCCATCCTGAAAAATGAAATTGAAACACCAGGATTCTATTGGAATCCTGAAACTGAAAAAATAGACATCATTGATTACAAATACACACCACCAACTACTAGTGAGTTGGAAAAATCTTTGAAATTGATTGAAGATTTAGCTGCTGATTTCAAAGACCATGAGGATAAACTAGCAACAATCTTGAAATGGAATCTAGTATCTGCATTTGGATTTGCAAAGAAACAAATGGGATTACCATTAGAGCAATTAATCCCTTACCTCTACCATTATGGGAAAGCTGGAAGTGGTAAAACCACCATCTCCAGGATAGGTTTATACTTTTGGAGCGAACCCTCCACCGAAAATGACATAGGTGGAAGCGAAGCAGACACCATCGCAAGACTAGGAGAGCAAATCAGCAAATCTACATTTCCCAAAATCATTAACGAACCTGACACTATATTCAAAAAGAAAACATTAACAGAAACAATGAAAACTTCAGTGGAACGGACCAATGCCAGGCGTAGATTTGAAGGAAAAGTATTCCAAACAATACTTGCTTTAGCTACAGTACAATTCACATCCAATCATGCATTACCTAACAATGAAGGTTTATCCAGGAGATTCTTACAAATACTTTATTCTCATAGTGAGAAAAAAACTGATGCTGAAAAAGAAGCATTCATGAAAAAGTACCGTATGGATCAACCAAGCGAATGTAAATTCCATGACTTGAAACCATTAGCTAATTTTTCATTGGAGTATATAGTTAATCGACCTGAAGTTTTAAGATTGGATTGGCAGACTTTATCTAATAAACTAATCATGCAAGCATATATTCGTTGTCAACGTAATGTGCCTGAATGGTTGCTTACTTTTGTTGAATCTGTCACTGATGATGACCTGGATGAAGAGGAAACTGAAGAGTTAAGAATGTTTTTCATTGATGAAATCAACAGCAAAATTGGTAAAGTCAACAGTGATGTATGGGAATCACCTTCAGATAAACCAAAGAGTGTTAAAAGTGCTGAAGATTTCCATAAACGAGTATTTGATGTTATCAATGAAAGATTAATCCCATATATGGGAATACATCACAGTAGAAAAAACAATACTGATTATGTTTTTTTCACTAGTGGTTTGAAAAAAGCATTGCATGGTGCAAATCAGATTTGTTATGATGTTAAAAGTATTGCTGAATTATTAGGTTGGCATTATGAACCTGTGAAAATTGATGGGAAAACTGCACGTGTTATGCGTGTAAGATTTGAGAAATTTATCAGGTTTTTATATCCTGATTATAGTAACATGGAGGGCAATTGGTAAAGGTTACATGAAATTTCGGAAAGGTTACATTTCGTTAATGTTACTATTTTCAAAATCGTAAAAAGGAGTATAATGGTTTGTTTCGTGATTTGGAGCATTTTTTGCCATGTAACTTTTTATGATTTTTGAGGTTACATTTGGTGGAATGAGACACCCCCCTATAGTACCAAAATAGTATACTATAGTGATGTAACCATGTAACCATGTAACCTTAACACCTATGAAAAATAGCCATGTAACCATGTAACCATGTAACTTTTAGAAAAAGAGGTAAAAGTATTATGTTAAACTGCAATCAACCAAACTGCAAAAACCACCGAACCTGCAATCTAAAAGAACCAACAACCAAGTACACAACCGAAATACAATACTGGTTAAAAGAACTAAAAAAAGCCAAAAAGAGAATCTATGACTACAGAGAAACTGTAAAAGAAATTCAACAACACAAATATTCCATTCCAATAAACGTATACGGTCACATAGAATACGCACCACAACAAAATGCATTCGGAGTATTCATAAAAAGACCTGAACATGTCTACTACGGATGGAACTTAAACAACTTAAACAAGATCGTTGAAGAAATCACTGAAAGAATAAGAGAACTAAAAATGAAAGAACTGAGGACAGAATCATGAAATCACATGAATTACTTGAAATGAAATTAGCAGATGTCAGCGACACACTACTGCAGCGTAAATGCGAAACACAACAACCAATAGTAAAAGTAGATATCCCAGGATACGATACCACTACTGGAAAAAGAATGCTCCTGACAATCACATTAAGAGAATGCAATGGAGATGAGTAACATTGCAAAATCATGAACTACAACAAGCACTACAAAACTATGATAATGATAGTCAAGTAGTACTATTAGTCAAATATAACGGAGCATATGGATTATTCACAGATATAAAAGTTGGAGAAGCCAAAACCAAAGGAATCACATACGTAATATTCAACAGTGAAGAATTAGATGGAGATTACGAAGCAATATTAGATGGCAAGGAGTGTGTATTCAATGACTAAATTCAAAGTAAACGGAAAAGAAATGGATTACGTTCACATTCAAAAAAACATTGATGGATCTATCGAAGTCACATATAGTGAAAAATTCGATATTGTCACAGCACACATGAGTGACATTATGCAGAAAATACGCAACAATGGATTAACTGCACAGGTATTCCGAGCTAATGCTAAAAAGTATGGTTATATTACAATCGTATTGAATAGACCTGAGGATTTAACTGGAGTATTATTTAGTTTGGATATTCCATTGGATGCATGTGACTGGTTAGATAAAGAGAATGGTTATGTAATTGTTGAAGTTGATAAGCTTCCAGGACATAAACCAGTATCTGAAATGAATCATATAAACGATGGAGTGAAAGCATGACAATAAAAGCAATAGATGAGTTAAAGAAATCTCATGCCAGGATGACAACAGTATTGAATGAATTGGCAATCCTGGAAGATGGAGTAGATGCTGACTATTCAGATGTAGTGATTGATTACAAATGGATAGTCCGTATGTTGGAAAATCGTAGAGAATCATTACAAAAAAGGGGGCGTACCTTATGAGTAATTTGAACGAAGAAGACATTGCTAAAATGTTAGATATGGAAAATGCCGAAATAACCTATGAAGTTGAAATTAAAGGATTAATGGATAATTTGGAGGAATGGGAAACCTTGATTGAAGAATTAAGCAGTAAGGAAAAAGCATTATTGGAGTGGAAGGAGTTATATCAATCTCATAGTGAGATGATTATTGCTGAAACTGACTTTAAAAGTCTTTATGGAGCAAACAATCAGAAAGTCAGAGATAATCATGTGAAAAAAGAATTAGGGACTTGGTATGATACTATTAAGGATTTAGAATTTAGTATTGATTGGATTGGTCGTAGGATTAGTTTTTTAAGGGAGTTAATCCGAGTGAAAAGAACAATAATGGAAAGTAAGTAGAGCGAGTGAATAATAGTTTACAAGTATACTAAAATGATAATATGAGTAAATGTAGATTAATACATGGTGATTGTTTAGAGGAAATGGATAAACTCATTGATGAGGGTGTAAGAGTTGATATGATATTAACTGACCCTCCATACCTTATGAATTATCATACGGGGCGGATAAAAGATAAATCCCACGATTTCAGAACTCCTATTGCCAATGACACTAACTTTGAATTGATAAAAGATGTTATGCCTTTACTTTACCGATTACTCAAAATGGGGGGGGGAATTTATATGTTCTGCAATAGTAACCATATAGATTATTTCAAACAACAAATCCAAGAATACTTTGATTTTAAGAATATACTGATTTGGATTAAGAATAATCATAGTGCAGGAGATTTAGTCGGAGCATATGGTAAGAAAACAGAGTTTATAATCTATGCAAGTAAAGGAAAACATATTTTAAATGGAAATCGTGATGTAGACACTTTGTTTTATGATAGAGTTGTTGGAAATAAACAAGTACATCAAAATCAGAAACCAGTTAAGTTATTGGAATATCTTATAGGGAAGTCCAGTAACTTCGGTGAAACTGTACTCGATTGTTTTATGGGTAGTGGTTCGACTGGTGTTGCTTGTCTGCAAACCAATCGTAACTTTATAGGAATTGAATTAGATGAGAAATATTACAACATTGCTAAAAAGCGATGCAGTAACTATCAAAGTAAATTGATGTGATTAATTATGGAATTTAAGGATTGTGAGTATAGATATACGGAAGATGATATTCTTTACTGTGATAACAAATATGATAAAGACAACCGTTGTGATAACTGCAAACAGAACATTCACTTGAATTGTACTAACTATAATCCTAAAAAGGATTTCTGTTTGAAATTCTTTGAACCTGAAGTGAGTCTAATGGCAGATTGTAAAGAGAAATCTGTATTTAATGATAAGGAGTTGAGCCGTAAGGAAGTGTTATTGTATAGGAAGAAAGAAGCTTATCAAGTGATGTCTGATAAAATTATTGGTGAAACTGACTTTAAGGCATTGTTTGGTAAGAATAATGCTGATGTAAGAAAACAGTATGTTAAGGAACAGTTACGCACTGAACATGAAACTATTAAGGCTTTGGAGTTCAGTATTGACTGGATTGGTCGTAGAATATCATTCCTCCGTGAGTTGGTGAAAACCAAAAGAGGTTTAATGGAAGTGAAATCTTGATGCAGATGGGTTTAGGGTTAGCGTGTAACTTATGTGGTGAGTGTGTTAGTGTCTGTTCTGGTAAGGCACTAACCATTACCAGTGATGAGTTGGTCTTTGATGGCAGTAAGTGTACTTACTGTGAGTCTTGTATGGACGTCTGCCCAGAATGTGCGATTAGAATATATGAAAGGAGATGGAATAATGCCCTTAATTAGATTTCTATTCAAAGAAGATGAAAAAATAATAGAAGACATCGTATCTGAAAGAAATGTCAAACCTAAAACAGCACAAACTTATTATCAAACCGTTTCTCATTATTCCGAATATTTCAACAAACCATTTACTAAATTAATCAAAATTTATCAGAAAGAAGAGGAATCAAAGGTCTGGAAAAAAAGAACCTTAAAAAAACATTTGGTAGCATTCCGCAATCATTTGTACAACACATATTTACAAAAAACTGCTAAAATTTATTTTTCAAAACTACTGACCATTTTTAGACATTTGGAAATCGAATTAAGTTATCTTCCAAAATTGAATAATAAAAACATCAATGAACTTCCACCGATAACTTATGAAGATTTACTGACTAAACAAGACTTGCAAAGGGCTTATGATATCGCAAATCCTACAATGAAAGCAGTTATATTGTTCCAGTCTTCAAGCGGTTGTGCAAGAAGAGAAACTTTGAACTTAACTGTGGAAGATTATATTTTAGCAAATAATGTTCAGATTGAAGACATTCCACTTAAAACTTTATTGTTAAAGATAGATACAAATGGAATCCCCTCATTTAAGCTTTTAAGACAAAAAACAAACAAGTATTATTTCACATATTGCAGTCCAAGAGCAAATAGAGAGATATTTGAATTGTTAATAAATAGAGATAATCTTACATTGCAAAGCCCTTTATTTGATTTGAATTTATACTATTGGAACAAATATTACGCCGAAATCAATGAGGAATTAGGATTGGGTAAAGTAAGAACTTTTAACAAGTTCAGAAGCCATATGATTCGTAAGTTTCATGCCAGTACATTGTATAACAATGGTTTAAGTATGGATGATGTAGATAGTCTTCAAGGTAGAGGTAAAGACAGTACACATCAAGCATACTTTATGGAAGACCCTAAACTTCTTAAAAAGAAGTATATCGATCATATGGATTGTTTGTTATTGGAGGTTTAATATGAAATCAATTCCAGGAACAAAATATATTACTTCTGCAGTAATGAATGGTCGTCGTTATTTCCCTGTTTATAAATGTGTTGATGGCAGGTCTCGTTTCTTTGGACAAGGACGTACATTGATTGAAGCATTAATGATTAGAGATTGGTGTATTGCAAATAACTGGGAAAAAAGGTATTCTAAACATTCTACTGGTGAGAAGTATATTTGCATAGTAAATGGGGATTATCGAGTTGCTAAACACATTGATGGGGTATGTGAAAACTTTGGTTCATTTAAAAATTTAGAAGAGGCAATAAAAGAAAGAGACTTATGTATTGCTTGTAATTGGGATTGGGATGAAATATGTGAATGTATTGATGAAGAGTGAGTTTTATGAGTAAAGATATTTCAAAATATGCTCCTCCAAGTGATGAATTATTAGATGTTTTAGGAATGAGATTAATTGATATCCAAAACAAGTTAATGCTTCAGATGGAAGCGAAAGGAGTCAAACAAGATTGGATTGGATTCAAAGCGATGAATGGATTTAATAATAAACAATATGAATTAAGAATTTGCATGAGGGAGTTAGAATGAATGAGTTTAAAGATTGTGAGTATCGTTATGAGGAAGATAACATGCTCTATTGTAAGAATAAGTTAGACAAGGACGATAGATGTGATAATTGCAAAAACAATGTGCATTTGAATTGTGACAATTATGTTCCAAAGAATGATATGTGTTTATTGTTCTTTGAATTAGGAGTCAGTGAAGTCAGCCAGTATGATACTTGTGCGGAAAAGGTGATTTACAATGACAAAAACTTGCAGAGAAAATGGTCAAACTGAATGTAAGCATTGCACCCATGATGGTTACTGTACTGTCTTTGAATGTATCTGCGACACTACTGGTTACTGTGGAGTGAAATCATGATTACTGTAATCAGCCAAACTACAAAGGAACGTGAAGAAGAAACAAGACAATTATTCCTACAATTAAAACCATTATTAGACCAAGGTTACACACTAAGCAAAGCAGTAAAACAAGAACTCAATATTAAACATGGAGCATTCTACAATCAAGCATGGTACAAAGACTTGAAAAAAGAATGCATCAAGCAGGGAGTGAAACCCAATGGAAACTATTAACAAGGAATACTTGATAAGAGTAGCTGACTACATGAAACTACCACGACCAAAACACCGTAGCAGATTCATAGTGAACTACGGTGAAATTTTACCAATTATTTTGGTGGAGAGTGGTGAAGTGTGAAAACTTGCAGTAACTGCAAACATGCAAACTTACACATCCCATATTGGACTTTTCCCTGGAGTGATCCATACTGCAGTAAAGGGCATGGGAAATGTGAAGTTGATAAGAGTTGTGATGATTTTGAATTAATTGGAAGATTAAGCAGGTGATGTGTGAATGACTGAAAAACGATTTGTTGATGATGGATTTGAAGCGATTGATGAACAGAGTTTTACAGATACTGAAACCGATAAAACTTATTATGTTGATTACTTTGATGAAATTATTGATTTATGTAATGAGTTAAACGATGAAAATCAAAGACTCAAAAAGGAACTGGAAGAATGCAAGAATAATAAATTATTCAGTCGCAGAGAACTTGAAAGAGAAAACAAGGAACTCAAATATCATTTAAACAGAACAGAAAAAGAATTAAAAGAATATAAAGAATTTATGAGTTTAGGGTGATTTTGAATGACTGAATTTACTATTGGTAATATTTGTAAAGAAGTGCAAAGAATAAGGTTTGATTTGGAAAATGAAGATGTTGCAAGTGCAATTAAAAGATGTGATAATCTTGATGAGTTATTATGTGAAATTGAAGATGGAAAACATACATTAGTTATAGGAGATACTGTAATTACAATAAATTAAAATGGTGATGTGGAATGACTGAAAATCAATTAACTTACTATAAAGGTCGGCATAAAAATCCACGATGGATACATTACAATAAAAAATCTAAAAAATATACTATTAATCGTGTTGTTCATAATTTCAGAACTTATTTCGGAAGTTATGATACATTAGAAGAAGCCGAACGAGTTGTTGAATTTTTGAACAAAAATAATTAGGATAAAAATAAATTAAAGGAGATTGAGAAATGACTGAAAAACGATTTACATTTGATATTGACAATGAAAATGGAACTGATGAACCATATTTCAACAATGGAACTGATAGTTTTTATGTGAATGATGCAGATGAAATGGAATTATTTCTTAAAGAAGTAAATGAATTACACAAAGAAAATCAAATTAAATTAGAGATTGTAGATGCTTTTATTCGGGGATTAGAAGATGAAAAAGGAATTGCTCCTGGAAATAAAGAGTTTCAATGCAAAATGAATTTTACTATTAAAATATTAAAGAAATTAAAAAAAGATATGCTTGACCCAACAGACTTTAAACGAGTAAAGGAGTTATCAGAATGACTGAAAAACGATTTCAATATAATGTGAATAAGAACACTATTGAAGAAAATGGGGAATTTGTAGCATATGTTAATAGTGTTGATGGTTTTAGGATTGCAAACAAATTAACTACTCTTGCAAAAGAGAATGAGCAGTTAAAACAATCCTATAAGGAATTTGAAGATGAATGTCAATCTACTTTTAATGCAATGAGCAGAAAGCAAAATGATTTGTATCGTAAAAATTTTAAATTAAAAGAAGAGAATGAGCAGTTAAAATCTTCTGATACAATCACAGACCTTGAAACAGAAATAATGAAACTTAAACAAGAGAATGAGCAGTTAAAACAACAATTCATATTATTATTAAAAAAATTAGGTAAGAAAAATGTTCAATGTAGTTTTTGTGAACATGGAGAGCATTATAGTGAATTAGTTGATGGATATTATGAACCACGATTTATTTGTCATAAAAAAGGGCAAGAGTACACACAAAGAAGTTTTTGTGAAGATTGGAAAATAATGGTGAAAGAATGACTGAAAAACGATTTTATGTTGCAGAAAGTAAGTCGATTGATGGATATTGTGTATTTGACGGAGAAAAGAAATATGCCTTTTCTCCAAGACCACGAAAAGCAGATTGCTTAAATGATGCTCATATATTGAATGAGTTAGCAGAAGAAAATCAACAATTGAGAGAACTTCTTGAATATGGATTAGAAGTGAGTCAAGTTGAAATTGATGAGGAATTAAGGAGAAGAAAAAGGAGTTAATCTAAATGAACGATTTAAGAACAAAATTAGTATTAATCGATTTTGAAATAGAAAGAGCATTCCTAAAAAAGAAACAATTAGAATACTACCTTGCCGAATTATACGAATTAAGAGAAGATACATTCGTTGATTATGAAAATAGCGAAAAACATTGTTGTGGAGGTTTCCTTGATGATTAGCGTTGAAATAACTGATGAATATTTATTTTTATTTGTGGAGTTGTTATTAAATGCTTGAATATGGATTTACAATAGATAATGAACCTTTAATCTATGTTAATTGCACTTCAAATTCAAAAGAACTGTTAGAACAAGTAGAAAAAGCAATAAACAATGTTTTAAAAGAGAATTATCCATATTGGAATGATGAAAATGACGGAATATGAAATAGTCTTCATAACCTCTATTAATGCAGAGTCCACAGAAGAACTCAACAAACAAGCAGAAACCATCGGAGAACTATTCACAAAAGCACTACACAAAAAAGTAGAAGCCATCGGCTACCAAAAAAAGAAAGAAATCGTTGATTATCAACAGAGGTTAATATAAGATGTTAGAAAAAGTAAATACTAAATTTGGAACTGCCAAATTACTTAAAAATGGGTATTATACTATTACCTCTCGAAAAGAAGGAAATAATGGGAAAAGACTTCATAGATTAATTTATGAAGATTTCCATAAGGTTACTTTGCTCTCTTGGACTGTTATCCATCATATAGATAATAATTCTGCAAATAATTGTATTCTTAATTTAAAAGCAATGATTTGGAAAACTCACGCTCAACATCATCATAAAGGGAAACCTTTTTCAGAAGAGCATAAACGGAAAATTGGTGAAGCTCACAAAGGTGAGAATAACCATAGGTGGAATATAGATGTTTCAGAGCAAGAGAGGATCAGGAGAAGCCAAAGTACAAATACCACAGGATATTATCACGTATATCTTAAAAAATGTAAAACGTGTAAACAAGGATTTATTTATATTTATCAATATGCTGAAAAAAGGAAGAAAAAGAGTATTAGTAGCACAGATATTAAAAAATTAGAGCAGAAGGTTAAATCAAAAGGTTTGACTTGGTTGAAATTAAAGGAGTGATTAAAATTATCACAATTTATGGAAAAGAAGCAGTATTATTAGAAAAAGGGGAACACAAGACATTATCTGTTCTCCAAATCGGTGAAAAAATAATATTCATAAAAGATGAGGAAATACAAGAGGCAATAGAATGAATAAAAAACAAATAACAACAGTAGGAGAAGATTATATTAATTTTATAATCATTACTCCCTTGTATACAAGTAGAACATTAAATATGGACGATATTGAGTTCATAAGTGATGGTTTCCTTAAAATAAAAGGAAAACAAGCAGACCACGATGTATTTTTACAAACAAAAGATATTAAAATCCTACGAGGAGTTGGAAAGAAATGAGCATACAAATAAACAGATTTGAAGTAATAAGTTTAGACAGAGTAGACAAAAACGTATTAGCAGTAAAAGACCACAAAACCGACGAAACAATAATAACAATCAAAGTAAGCAACTATGAAGACAATAAAAAGATTGGCGAAGGCATAATCGAATTATTAGAAGAACTAATACAAAATAAGGACATTAAATATGAATAAAATCAATACAAAGAAATATGAAGGAGTAATCACTTCTGTCTTGATTGATGACCGTGAGGGAGTCCGAAAGGATTACGCAATGGAGCAATACGCTCCATTCAATCCTTTAATCAATCATTTATACATAGGGGATTATATTTTCGTAGGGGACAATGGAAAAATAGTTGTATTTGAGTACAAGACCGGATCAGACTTCCTGAACAGTATAACACAGGATAACCATTTACATAACCAAGTTTATAATATGATTACTAATTTTAAGTATACTTTTGTTATTGTTGAAAGTGAGGATTTACGAAGGGAATGTGATGAGTTATATTATAGTAGTGGCGTGTCTGTGAATATGCAACAAATAAACGGTGCTATTTCAACATTCTGTACTAATTCGACTGTTTTATTCGCTCAAACTACTTATCAAGCTTTTGACCTGATGATGAGAATGGCAGGGAAAATAATCATTGACGAACCTATTGCATACAAATATGGAAAAAAGACTACAAATAGTGCTTTAAATTATTTGAGCAGTATTAAGGGTTTGGATAGTAAAGCACGTATTATATGTAGAGAATTAGATTTAAGAACCTTGAATGATTTGTTAAATCTACGTAAAGAGGATTTAACAACAGTTAAAGGGGTGGGTGACAAATTGGCTGAAAAGATTTTAGCTGAAATAGGAGTTGCCCAAAATGGATTACAAACAAAAGATTAAAATTCTTGAAAAAAGGTTCTCGGAAACCAACGTTGATAAAGACGAGTGCCTCTCAAAAGAAACAAGAAAACAAATAAATCGAACCTACTACCAAAATCAACAGAAAAGGATTGTTGATGGTATATTGAATGATGTAAAAAACAGAAACTCAATCAAAGAAGAAGTTCATAGCATAGTCGAAGACACAAAAATAAAAACATTATGTCAGAACTGCAAAGAAGAAGTAATAATAGCAACAATCATCGTATACTGCTTAAAACTACGAAACACCAGTTACCAAGTAGAAACCAGTACCATATGGAAAAAATATGGCTTAACGTGGAAAAAATACGGTTTAATCATCAGCAGATTACTCCAACAAACACGTGAAAAACAAAAAGTCAAAAACAAATACTACGTAGACAATGAAGACTTTATCAGATGGTAAAAAAATAAAAAAAAGCCCCAACCTCCCACAATGGGGAAGCTGGGGCTAAAAAAAACTTTTTTTTATTGAAAACTAACAGAGAAAAAAACTATTGATTTAAGAAGAATTAATAGTCTTATGAGTTACAAGCAAAGGGGGTGGGTTTAAACCTTGCTGTAACTCATATTTTATTATCTGTTTGTTGTAGTTTATTAATATGTTAAGTTTTTAATATCTTGCTTAACTTGCTGGATTTCTTTCATTGTTTGTAGTATTGTTTTCTCGTCTGCTCCTTGCTTTTTTTGTAATTGTAGTTCACATTCTTTTTGCTTTAATTTCGCTCTTTTAATATTTCGGATACGTGTGCGAGTATAAACATCTTTTGTAGTCATATTTCTCCCCTATTTTGGTTTGATTGAATAGTAGTGTATGTCCCTTCCATTGGTAGCTTTGTCTAATATTTTTGGACTGCACTTTTTGATACCCTTTGTTGGGTCTGCTATTTTATAATAACCATTCTTATCGTATCCATATATTAAGATATAATGCCCGTAGTCACCGCTATATCCTAAACAAGTAGCAGGGCGTGTTTGGATATGGGCGATTACGGGGAAACCTTTGTCTATGCTTTTTTTGACTGCGGAGTAGTTTCTGTTTATTTGTGTGGCTTTGAAGCCGAGTTTTGGAGCGTTAGCGACGAGGTTGCTTGGGCTTGTTCCGCTGCCGATTACTGTGCCTAACACTTTGGCACATTTAGCTTCGCTTTTATAGTCGAATAACATTTGACTTGCCATACTTAAAGAAGTGGGACAGCAAGTATACGCATTGTCTTGGTAATCAATTACTAATGGGTTGTTAGCAGTTGAATTATAGGTTGTGTAGTTTGGGTAGCGTCCGTGTTTGATTATGAACACGTTTTGTGCCTCAAACAATCCCATATATTCTTTTTTTTCGAGTTTGTGGGTTTTCCCATTCATATCTTTCATTGTGACATTTTTTGGGTATCCTTTTTCTTCTTTAAGTGCTTTGTTGATTGTTTTTGCAGTAGTTTGCATTACTGCTTTACTATATCTTGCCATATTAGTTCCTCCTTTTTTCTTTGAACATATAATTGGTTTCGTATTCGTTTATTAGACATCGGTTTTGTGAGAGGTAGTTGCATTTACTGACATCGCCATCGTGCCATTGTCGGTAGCAACAGCCATCGCATTGGTTTTGTTTTTCTTTTTTCATAAAAACTTATTCCTTGATTTTTAATAATTCCAGTCTATTTGTGCAGCTAAGGTTACATTAGTCTGTGTTGATGAAGTAAGGTTCGCTACACCAACTCTACCATCATAAAAGATATAAAACAAGTTATTGTTTCCTCTATGACCTTGAATAAACTTCTGTGAATGTGGTCTGTATTGTGATGGTATCCAACCAGTCATTTCGTAATTGCTTATTCCCGAAGCAATGTTTTTTTGGGTTATATTGTAGACAAGTGTTGCATTGCGATTGGCTTCATCAACATAAAGAGTATAAGTTACTCCACTCCAATTACTGCCTTCCTTGACTTTTTTCTGACCAGTAACATTTATTTGTGTACTGTATGAGTTTACAGAGAACCTACATACTCCCCAAGTGGAGCAAGTATATGAATATGTCACTACACCATTACTGTTTGTTGTCAAGGAAACATTTGTACCATTAGCATTCAAAGTAAAAGAATGATTAGGGACAGTATTATCTGACTGGTCAGTTACTGTAATGGTTATTGTTACATTAGAGCCTATATTCGGATTATAATCGCTTGAAATAATATTATATGAAAAAATAGGGGTAGGAGTACCTCCTTTTAATTCGTAAATATCATCAAACCAACTTCGCAACCAAGAAATTAATCCAATTACATCTTGACTCATTGTTCATCTCCATAATAAAGTCTTATAGCACCAGTAGAGTCATCTGATTTAGGTACAAGTTCAATACTTGTAATACTATCCCCTTTTTGAGATAATGTAATATATTTAAAATCAAAATGGAAATAAGGAGAAGAAACCTCTTTCCAATAATATAATCTCCATTCATTGCCATAATTGACAATATACATTTCTTCATATCCCCAATCACTTGTACCTTGTGGCAAATCAATATAATCAACATAAAATACTTTTCTTTTTGCTAATTCAACAGTTTCAATATTATCAATTGCTTCTTCGATTTTTGTATTAATTGTTGTTTGTGTTGAATTTACATATGTTCCAATTGAAGTATGTGCATTTGGGTCTGTTAATTCGTTAGTATTATGAGTATGTGAGAAATCAGTTATTTGTGATTTTGTATGATTATGTGTTGCATTTGCAAAATCTGATGGTTGTTTGTTACTAAATGGATTATTATCTATATCAGACCAGTCAATGCTCAAATCATCAAGAATATCAGAGTCCATTTTATGCCATTCAAAATTATTCCCATCGGTTATGGTATAATAAACATTAATCTTACTATTTTCTGAAATAATATATAATCTTCCCATTGTACTGCTACTTGCAGTCGGTAAGGTTGAAACCACTTCAATCGCTTTAATACTACTTAAATTACCAATCGCAGTATCAATAGCCAAGTTAATTGTAGTTTGACTATCTCCTAAACTTGTTCCAATATTATTTAACACATTAACCTCATAAACCTCATCAGTCTTATGAGTATGTGTTTTATTTGCTTTTTTAGCCAGTTCAGTATTTATTACCTTATTCTGTAAAGGATTAGTGCTTGTACTTGACAATGCACTATCCACAACAGTCTTATTCGCCTCTGCCTCAATATTCGCCAATTTAGACTTCTCTGCACTTGTATAATCCTCTGTGGACAAACCTTTACCAGTAACCTTATCAACCTTATTATCAACAGTTGATTGCAAAGCAGATAAATTACTATTAGTTGTCTGCAAATCACTAACATTCGCCTTATTATTCAAAAAACCAGTTACTTCGGTCTTATCATAAAACCAACCCTTCAACCAAGTTATAATCCCATTTAAATCAACACTCATACTTAATCACCATTTATATTAATCTGTTTAACACTTAACAACTTTTCAACAATCGCAGTATTTATTCTGATAGTATCATCTTGCCCACTTAACCCAAATTGGAAATCCAAATCCACATCATAATCCTCTGTTAATTCGGATTTCTTCACATAATCAGATAAATCAATACCCTCTCCTGTGATAGCGTCAAGGATTTTCTCATCAATTTCTCCACTATCATAATAAATAGAAAGGATTTCGTCGATAGTTTGGAGGTTTCCTGCACTATCGACAAATTTGGTATCCTCATTGTATTTCACTACGTTTGCAGTTTTCCCATCGATACGATATAAATCGTGGAATAATTTATCTATGTCTTTACGGTCTTGGAACTCACCGTTCATCACTCACCACCTCTAAAATGGTTTTGCAAGAGTCATCGTGCCTTGCTTGACAATTATACCTTATACAATAACCGAAAAACTCATCGTGCTTAATATAACTTCTGCATTTTCTACAAAACTTATCCATAATTGATTTTCCTCCTTTATGCGTCCCAAATATAAATATCAGGGTCTTCAATAGGTGAAGCGGTTCTACCAAAGTAAGTCTTATCGCTTCTTGCTTGTTTACGTAACGCCTCTTGCTCCTTACGAATACGAAGATAAGGTTCTATCTCATCTAAACCAATTTCAGTTTGAATTTTAGGTATCTGACTATTCTTATAAGTTATCTTAATACTTTCAACAGTTTTTACATCATTCAACTTCCTATAATTAGAAACCACTTGTACCAAATCCCCCAATTCTAATTTAGGAGCATACGGTACAACAATTGTATAAGTATACTGCTGTTCAGGATTATAATCCGCAGTATTCCTTGCATTGAAATACGCTTCCTTACTACCCGTCTGCTCACTAATAGTCTGTAAAGTAGTCTTCTCACCATAATTCAACATACTACCAATATCCGCAGTATCAACATACTTATACTTATTCGCAGTATCCTTAAACACACAAATACTCTTATTCCTTAAAGTAGACACAGGAGTATACGTAATATTCGACCAGTTCAAAATATTATTATTGTCCCCTTCCGTTGCCTCAAATTTAATTCTATTATCATTATCAACACGGAAATGGATACGGTCATCGCACCTATGTTGCTCATAAGTCATACTAACCAAATACTTTGACTGCTCCACAACAGTACCCAGCATATCAATAACAGTCTTACCACAGCTTTGCAAATCAGTAGGGTTTAACGGTTGTCTATCATCAAAAATAATCTGATATAAATTCATTTTACAACTACTATTATCCTTTGTAGACTTATCACTTGTATACCAAGTAGTTTTATCTTCTTCGGTTTTTGTCTTTATTTTCGGAGCTATGATTTTAATACCTTGCAGGTATATACGCTGATTAGGTTCGTTATCTGCAAACCAGTTTTTCAAGTCTACACTTGTTTGGCGTGTTGCATTGTTCACCCAAACCGCAGACAATCCACTTACATCATTGTTAGTTCCTGCTTTTTGTGTAAAGTTCAAATTAACAGTCTTGGTTTTTGCTTTAAAGGATTGAGTAGTGGAATAAATGATTTGAATGTAACCTTGAAGAGGAGCGTCTTTATCGTATCCATAAGTAGATGTTGTAGTGGTGGTATTTGTTGATGTGTTACTTCCTTTTGTTGTTACATTTGCGATATTTCCTCCTTTATACTCTTTGTAAGGTCTATCTTTCAAGTTCGCTCCTTTGGTGGTGTATAACATATGATTTAAGTTATATTTAGCATAAGGAAACCTACTCCACCCATTTTGAGCGTTTTTATAGTATACTTCTTGATGTGTACTGCTTTGACTTGTTGAAAACTCATAAATTCTACAAGCAACTTTATATTTCTTTAATTCTGTGAAAATCAAATCAGAAAAAGCGTGACAATCCCCTTTACCTGATTTCTTCATTGAAGAGTAAGTAGCACTTGTTCCTCTTTCGTATTTGTATTTTTTAGCAATCTTTGCAACTGATTTTAATACGTCATCACTACTTACTTTTACTCCGGATTTTGCTACTCCTGACATTTCGCCATTATGGAGTTTATTCTGTTCGGCTTTACTTGATTTAACAGGTCTTTTAACATATTTTAAACGTTTACTGTAATGTCCGTCCTTATCCCAACCTGTAACAGAACAGAAATCGGCACAACAGTTACTACAAGTAATCTCTGTTTCACTTATGTTACCCCATTCACGTTTACTATGCTTGTAATGTCCGCAATGAACACAATCTGTGTCTTTACGTCCACTATCCCAAACGAGCTTACCTCCACAATGAGGACACTTGTTCTCAAAGACTGTACGATAAATCTGATGGTAAGGATAAGTGTTTTTACCTTTCCCAACACTTCTTTGACCAATAGCCATCAAATACTTACCGTCTTGGCTTCTTCCACATTTACCAAACTTCTGACTTCCCGCAGCGTTTTCAGAATTATCTACTTGTTCAATGGTAGTGTTTTTCTTTTCTGATTTGGTCGCACCTAAACCATAGGTCATATGGAATGTTAAGTGATTTGTAATGTCTATTGGTTTTTTAACGTGTTTTTCTGCATTGTATAGTTCAAAGACTTGTTTTTTCTTTCCACTTGCATTGTTACGTAGCATTATACTGTTTTTATTAACTTTGCTTGTACAATTTGTAGTTTTGATTTTTTTAATGTCTTTGTTTTTACCGAATTTAATTGCTTTTGCAGTAGAATACTTTTCCCCTGCTACAAGATAGTTTTTACTAATGTTACTGTCTAATGTTACTTCAAATACATCGCAAATGTATTTTAATGCTTGTCCGTAGTTTTGGAAGTTGATTGGATTGTAGTATTCCCATTCTGTATCGGCAACAGTTCCTTTTAAGATTAAAAGACTATCCAAGATGTATTTATTCTCGCCATCTTGTAAACGGTCAGCACAACTAAATTGCAAAGTTGTACGGTCATCATCAAGTTTAACAGTAGAAATATAACCTCCAAAACGCCTAACAACTTCACCATTAAGTTTATCATTGACACGGTAATAAACATTGACTTCGTCCATATAATCCATATAAAAACCGCTACGGGACAATGGATTGTCGAAAGTTTGGCTATATGAAACGGTGAAAGAAGCTTCACTTGGTTTAACCATATCAGAATGGGTCACAGAGCATTCAGTAAGTGACAAGTTTGTCCCTGCACTATCAACATTATCACCTGTGAATAGTTTTATTTTACGTATAATCACGCCGACGAAATAACAATTAACAGGAACATCAATAGCAAGTTTATGATTACCCTTTTCACCCATATTCACGTATAGTGTTGTACGTTTTAGGATATTTGGTTCACCATCAAAGTTTAACCTGTCCCCTGCTAAACGTGGAGTTTTAACAATCTTATTTTTTAATTTGGTTATTAAATCTTTGACTTTTTGAACTTCTGCTTTACTTAATCTTTTTGCTTTCTTAACAGCGTCATCATACGCTTTTTTATCGGCTTTTGTTTTTTTAGATTTGTTATAAACCTCTTTTGCTTTTTTAAGTTTCTTTTTATAAGTTAAGTCTGACGCTTCTTGAACTTCTTTTAATTTTTTATTGTAAGCAGTTAAATCTTTTAATGATTTACTAATTGTTGCAGAGTTCTTATAAGTTACTTTTGAAGTAGTATGAGTGAGAGTGTATGCTCCCACGTAATCACTACTGTTTTTATTCTCATAGAGAATGTCTATACGATAATCCCCACTTTCAAGACAATTATAATCCATCTCCATAGTGAAATGACTTTGTTTATCTTTTGACTCAAAACAAGTTAAGTGTCTATGACTTACTTTTGAATGGTTCTCCCCTTTAAAGTCATAATTACCGTTATGATAAGTTTTAGTGAGCTTATGCTCATAACTAAATATTTCTACTCCGCAATATTCGTGTAGAGGTCGAAACACTTCTTCTTTGTGTCCTGTCCAATCACGATATATATGTTCTGATACCACAAAAATCACCTATATTGGTTTAATATTTGTTGTTTGTTCTGTTTGATAAATAAATTCGACAAATAAGTTCTCTGGTTTATCGGTTAAAGGTTCGCCCTCAATGTGAGGTGCTAAAACAGTTAAATCAGTTGCAGACAATACATTAGAAGTGAATGGCTTACGTTTCGGTCTAATAATCTGCAAATAATTACCATTAGCAGTATAAACATTCACATAACTATTATTAACAAAACCAATGTCCGCTTCTACTAAATCATCATTAACATAATGGTAATCCTCAAATTCTCCATTTTGGAACATCATCTCGGTGAAATAACACGGATTATCATCATCAACATTAATCAAGACTAATTCTAACTGTATTTGATAAATCTCTTCTAAATCGGCTTCGGATAACTCGAAACTATCGTGATAACTACTCCAAGTTTCATCAATAGCCCACCTACTTCCAGTATAGAAAGGGTTATTGATTTCGTTCCCCTCGTAATCAAAGCAATGGAGAATATAATACATTACAGCGACTGTTCTACATTTTAAATAGTTCACAGAGAATGTTATTGTCCCTGCTTCCATCTCGTGATTTTGTTTTGGGAATAAAATATGTATCTCATCTTGCATAGTTTACAACCTCTTGATTTTCAAATAATTAAATGTTACAAAACTGGAAACGAACTTTTTGTCCACTGCGGAGTTTTGAGCAGGTTCAGCCATCAAGAAAGAAGTTACCCCACTTATATCCCCTGAAAAAGATGTAATTAATACACTATTACGATAGATGTAATATGTACCATTCTGATGTCTAAACCTTACCACATCATTCGCTTTTACAGAAAACCCATCTCCCATAAAGATAGAAAGTAAAGCATTCTGATAAGTAACATTTTCCCAATAATAACCTTGACCCTTTGTTTTTTTCTCATTAAATACAGATTGGGCTTGAACAACACTTAAAGACACTTCAAAATCAATACTCAAATCCAAAGCAACACTAATAGAAGACCCATTCGTTAATTTATAACCTGTACTCAAACTCTGCAACGAACCATTAACATTAGTATACTCTTGATTATAAGAAACACCACTTGCTCTCCAATACTGCAAAACATCTTCAATAGTCAAACTGCTTGAACTACCTGTAATTGCTGCGGAAACATTCACATCACCTGCCCCTGATCCGTTATATTGTTTGACTATTAAACCATCTTCACTTGTAGTATATGTTCCACTTATCGCTCCTGTGAAATTCACAGGGATTGGAGTTTCTGCTCCTTGTACAGTTGCAGTAATAGTTGATTGATAGTTTTGAGAAGTAATCAAAGTATCAGCGGTTAATGAAACAGTAACATCAGGGTATAATACAATAGTAATATAATCTGAATAATAAGTCACATCATCAATAGTTGTAGGTAATCTAAATGTCCATCTCCTTTCAGAAACAACAGATGCAGGTTCGTGAGGGTATGGACGAGATATATTTACTTCTCCATTGCTATCAGTAGTAACGTCCCATATTGTTTGGTTTGCTATACCTTGTCCAAGATAATTCTCCAATCTTGCACGGATATTCACATTTTCAAAATTAACAGAATAAGGAGAATAAGATAATATTTGTATAAGGTATCCTACACTTATATTGAAAGTTAATTCACTTGCTCCGCTGTGTTCGTCACCTTCAAAATTAATTCTAATGGTATGACTGCCATCAGTTAATCCATTAACTTCAAGAGTTGTATTCCCTCTATCGGTATTAGCTGGGAGAGTAATATTAGTTGTACCTTGGCTTACATCATCAATAAACCATTCAACAGATTTAACTTCTGCCTTAACAAAAGATTGTCCACTTACAAATTCAATAGGTAATGAGAAAGCTGAATTTGGAGTATAATTAACGGTTGAGTCATTATATCTTCTAATAGTGGAAGAATAAGCGTCAGGAGTTGGTTCAGTAATAGTTATAAGTCTTGATTTACTTCCAAGACAACGGTCATTGCCTTTAAACCTTGCACGGAGATTATGCTCAACATCATAATTCAAATGAACATTAAACGTAAGTTCAGGGTCTTCTTCGCTCCAATCAATCATATCTGTTTGTAATCCTCCAACGAAAATAGGTATAGGTTCGTCATTATCGTAAACAATAATGTTACTTGTTCCTTTTTCCCCTACCACATCAACGGTGAAAGTTTGAACCCCATACTCAATCCTACTATTAGAAAAAGAAACAGGAGTTAAAGTAATGTCAGTTGATTTCGTATAACCAACATCACCTAAAACCTCAAAAGCTTCTTTTTTTATTTCATAATCGTAGTAAGTTTTTATTCTTGCCATATTATCACTTCTTCGCTACTGTTTCGTGGAAAGTCCAAGTTTTCTTTTTCAAATTCTTATCTCCGGCATAGGTTACTTTGTATGTCTTATATCCTGCTTTGTTAATCAAGAGATAAGCATTTCCGTTATCATTTGTTGTTTTTGTGTAACGTTTTCCCCCGTGACTGATAACAACTTTCTTCTTTGCTAATGGATAACCCTGTGGGTCTTGCAATTTAAATTTTGCTTTTGCTCCTTTCTTTCCTGCTCCGGTGAAAGTCATTTTAGGTGTGCCTTTGGATATAGTTATGTCACGTGACACGGAAGTGAGCATAGGCAAAGTAGGGTCATCGTATTGATGAAATCTTGCTCTAACGGTATGTTTTCCAACAGTCCAACGTCTAAACTGGTCTAATCGCACCTCATTGTTTAAATTCAAGTCTTTCAAGTAGATTTTACCATCTTTATCGGTTGTAGCAGTCCAAACTCCTCCGTGAGGTAAATCTCTTTGAATGAGTTTCCCTTGTACGGGTTGTCCTCCTTTGGTTAATCTCCAACTCCAATTTGGCATTTCCATATATGTGGATTTTGTTGGGAGATTTAGGATTTCCAATTTATATGCTCCTTGCGGATCAGTAGAAGAGGAATTGTCTTTGTATTGTTCTGGTATGACGGTTATTTTGTCGGTGTATGCTATTCCTTTGTTTCCGTTTCCTGTGTAGACTGCTCTGACTGTGTGTTCTTTGTTGTCTGGGAATATTATTCCGAATTTTGGTGTTGTTACCAAATCCGTCATAATATATTTGCCATTTTCATCTGTTTGAGGTGTATTGTTTAATACAGAAATGACTTCGGATACTTCTCCATCGATTAGAATGATTACTCCATCGTTTATTATATCATTTGACCCATCAAGTGTCCAAATACTTACTTGGTTATTGTATATTTTAGCACTTGGGGGAGTCAATGATAATGTCGGGTTGATAGTAACATCAGGATTACCTGTATCATCAATGACAAGACAATTACTATTAATATCTCTACTACCCACACAATCAGGCAGCATATTTTGATGGTTAAGCAAATCCCAAAAGATTGGAATGTCTTCGGCTTCACCATTCACGCTTTCAGCCCAAATTTGTGTCCATTTAGTATGGAATTTCAAATCTTCATTTGGGTGTTTGATTAACACGTAAGGGTGTCCTCTATACATTGTATAAACAGTTGTATCTGCTACAATCTCTATTTTATCATCAGAAAATGCTCCAATACTGAAATCAGTATGAATACCTTGTAATTCTGCAACATTAATATAACTGTTAGATTGCACATCATATTTAGACAAGTACAATTCACCATTTAAACGATTAAAACCAAGTCTAACCAATCCATTATCTAAATAGAAAGTAGAATAACTATTATCAAGACTAAATAATGAACTTCCAACTTGATTTTCAATATCTACGCCACAGAAATACATATAGAACGGTTCTTGTATATATGTGAAGTTATTACTGCCATCATCTTTGAAATAATAGATAGTTCCTTCATTACATTGACGTGTAAATAAAACCTTTTTATCAGGAATAGGGAATGATGAGATGTACATTCCTGCATAATCGTTCGCATAATCACTTGTAATCATTGACTCTGCCACTTCAAAGTTAAAGAAGTGTAAAACGTCAGCAGTATCTCCATCGGTGTTTAAGTTTTGGAATTGTAAGTCATAATAATAGTTTTTAGGAAGTAATTCTGTACTGAAAGTTATGGATTTACCGTTATAACCCTCATCAGTAACTGTTAAGTTGTTTTTGTTGATATAGAAACGTACTGATGACCCATACACGTAATCGTTGAATGCGAAGATTTCCCCATCATCAGTATCATCGTCATCATCAACATATAAATCTTCTTCGTCTTCTTGTACAACCTCATATTTACCAGTTTCTTCATTAAAGACTGTTTTTAACTGTAAACTTTCAACATCAACAGATAATAACAGTTCTTTATCAATAACTTCTTCCCAAGACCCATCTTCCAACAAGCGACTTGCTTTAACCATACAAGTGAAATACTCTGTATCAGTATCAAACTCATAATTGTAATATTGATATTTAAATAATGGAGTTCCCTTATCATCGGTGATGTAGATTATTCTTTCGATATTATTTTCTTTATTTTCTTCAATCTTTGAACTGTTCCAAGTTAAATGAATATCTGCTTGTTCAGGTAAAGTTTCATTAGATTTAATACGGATATGTTGCTTATTATCCATTGTGATAATTGTACGAAGGTTCTCATCGATTTCTTCCGGTTCTTCGTCCTCTTCAACATCAGCGTATTTGTCATAAATGTAAACTCCATCGGTATCTACATCAAAATAACCGCTACTGGTGACTGGTTCTCCGTCTTCGTCAAGATAAGTGTATGTGGCAAATTCTTCTCCACTTTCAAGAACGTTAATAGTCATTTGAGGCATTTCCGCAGGAGTAGAGTCTTTTGATTTCTCAATACTAAATCTTGTATTGATATTATGAGTCAAGTAACTGACCTCTAATTCCCCATCATAGTATAAAGGATTAGTTTTACTTACTCCTTTAACTCCATAAAGTTCAACCCAACCCCTATGGTTCAATACGTCCCCTTCAAACGCTTTCGGAACAAGATTAACAGGCACAGGCTTATCCACTTTGGTTAAACCTTGCAAAGTAGTCCAATCACGTGGAGGCAGTTTGATTTGAAGACTAATGTCCTCATCAATTTCACCTTTTTTACCCATATAGGTTTTGTTTTTATAACTTTCACGTAATAAATCGTTACTGTAATCAGATTTAGGTTCATAATGACTTGTATGTACTGGAACACACCCAATATAAGCAACTTCGTCCCATTTATGAGCTTTAAGAGTACAATCCCCTTCAATCATCACACTATCATACGGATTAACCGCAATAGGCAAAATATGCCCCAAAGCGTCCACTTCAACCAATACACGATGGTCGAACCAAATAATAGGGTCAATCTGAAAAGCAATCTCGGTATTTTCACTATCCAAAGCAGTATAAGGGTCAGTATACCTATGTGTAACACTTCCATCTTGCCTTGTAACAATCAAAGTGTTATCACCATCAATTAAAGGAATAAAACAACCTCTCCATTTGATAACTGCATTATCAATATGCTCACCGCCATCATTAATTAAATCAAAAGTAACACTATTATTAGTATAATCCACAATACTAATACCTTCGGCAGCACTTGAAGGGTCAAGCTCCCAATTAACTAACACATTAGTATTATCAGTTGATAAATCCAAACCATACTGCTCAATAACCGCAGAAGACACTTTTGAGTAATCTACACGGTCTTGACCGTCCACATCAACATAATAAGTAACAGTATTTGCAGAAGTTGAAGTACGTATACTGAAATACCAACAAGACTCCTTATTCGCTTGTATTGTACCGTGTTGAATAGTAATGTCCTCTGATGGACGAGGGTCAATATAATAAGGATAATCCGCATTACCAAGCTTTGAATGTAACGTTTTCAAACCAAACGCAGACAAACGCAAACACAAACGATTAGTTGTAGACGCTAAACCTGCACCACTACAAACCCAAGAATACTCACCATTACCAAGATTAGTCATTGGTTTAGTATTCGATACCAACGTAGTATCAGGAGGCAAACTAATCTTAACAGTCTGATTACCCCCATTCGCTTTCGTAGTATTCCTTAAAGTAACATCAACACAAACAGTATCATTAACACTACAAGAATGAGGATTATCCTTACTTGTAGCCCTACCATAAGTTAAAACATAATTAGGAATTTCATAATCAACAATAACATAAGCGTGTTTCAAATAAACATTCGCAGAGTTATCAGTCATAGAGTCAATGTCTTGAAACTTCAAATCAATACCAAACGCAGGTTTATGTAACTGCCCTGTTGGATACGCCATTTTATTCCATTCTTCTCCACTAATGGTATAAGCAATATCCTGATTTGAAGTTGTTAATTTTGTTGATGGATATACACGGTAAGTATTATTATACCAACCGGTTTTACCATCTTTGGAATGTTGAGTAACCTTACCTTTACCATTATAAATCATAAAAGAACCGACAGGAGCTTTCACCTTCAATCCTTTCTCACAAGACAAACCTACGTAAATTGTAACTTTATTAATATACGCATTTTTGGGAATGTCTTCTGTGCTGATCCGAAAATCTGCTATTGCAATAGTTTGAGGATTTACCATATAGGAAGTTCCTGCTTTTGCATTTTTAAAAGCCGAAGAGTCGCTTCCTTTTGAGGTGTATTTTATTTTCCGTGTATATTTTCCAGTTGCAACAGTTTCTGTATTCCCATTTGCGTTTTGGATATTAATCCATTTGTTGTAGGGGGTTGTTACGTTTGGGTTCGGTTGTTCGTTTGTGGTTTTAGAGTATATTTTTTTAGTTTTAGTCATTATACTCTTACCTCCATTTGTTTAAATTTGTCCTTCGTACGCTTGACTGTAAATAGACCATATCATACCATCAATAGGCATAATAACCTCCTTTTGGATAGTCATAGGAGCATTGTTAATAGAATACGCTAAAACAGTTCCACTCGCATTACCAGTCGCTACAATCAAAAACGCTCCTTTAAGTAAGTGAGTTTCATCGTTCAAGTCATAACTAATACTATTACTTGCAATACTAATAGTACGATTAGCATTAACAGATTTCTGCCATAACAAAGCACATAAACCATCTTCACTATCAGTATTAATTAAAGTAACCTCATCATTCAAACAACCATTCTCATCAAGACATTCCTCGATATTGGCTGGACAAGCTTCTACAAGTACAACACGGAAATTCTTTGTAGTTCCATCGAACATTGATGTTTTCAAGTCATCAGTATCGATTAAAGTTTCCATAAAATCGTCTATCTTCGTAAAACTAAACAAAATACTATCTGCCATATTTAATCACCATAAAAAAAAGATAAAAAGGGGATTAATTACCAGTAGCTGGATTAATACCCAAAATATCAAGAATTTGTTTTCCACTTCTTTCGTCAATCCTTTTATTATTCACTTCAACATCGTTTCCGTGAACATTAATTTCAATATTAGTATTGTAAGTATCTCCACCGTTTGTAGGTACATCGCCTTTTGTTGCGTATCTACGAGGCATACTACCTGCGTTATAACCTTTAACAGCACTACTTGTGAAACTACCTCTGTTCTGTATAGCAGTAGGGTCAATAATACCAAGACCCGGAATATTAGCCCATACGTGACCTATACCGTTCCAAGTACCGTGTCCACGTGAACCTTCAAATCCAAATGCTCTTGCAATTGCAAGGACAATATTAGTACCGTCCCAACAATTAAATGCTCCCGCTCTCAAAGCAGCAACAGGGTCATCACCGAAATTACTATCAAAGTATTTATCATAATCAGTAGCACGAATAACATCGAAAATATACTGTTTCGCAACATCAGCTCTACCTTTAACAGGGAAATTACTATTTTCAAACTTACCTACATTTAGGAAATCGTCAAGGTGATATGCTCCGAAATGAGTATTCCAACCTTTAAACTTCTTACTAATCTTATTAGTCCAGTTAAAGTTCCAACCACCTGCATAGCAAGGTTTACCTGTTTCCATCATACATTTTAAGTATTCTAACATACTATTATCAGAAGGTTGTCCGCTACTACGTCTTCCTTTGAAGAGTGATTGACTTCTACTGATTGTACCTCCTGCGTAATGCCCATTCGCACGTCCACCTGTAAACCTGCGTCTAATAGACCCAGTATGCCCTCCTTGACTACCAATCAACTGGTCTGGGTGTTTAATCTTATTCCAAAACTCTCCAAGATTAGATTTCAATTTATTAATCTTCTGACCTGTTTGAGTCTTGATATGGTCGGCACTTGCAATTAATGCGTCTTGCATTCCTCTCCAAGATGTTTTAATGTTTCCAATATTACCAATTGTGGCTGCTTTCATATTTGACAAGCTTGAACGTGTTTTCGCTACAATGTTGGTGAAACTTGATTGTATACCTGTCTTCATAGCATTAAAGTTTGTAACAACTTGTGATTTCATACCAGTTACAGTAGGTAGAATAGTAGAAATTGACTGTTTGAATTGGTCGAGGTTAGGAAGTTGAATATTGCCTAAACCAAATGTAGGGTTGAAGTTAGTAGTTAATGATTGAGCTAACTGTGAAGCCATTTGAGGTAAGTTCAAACCCCCTGTGTTAGTCAAAGCTTGACCGATGTAACCCATCTCATCAGATACCGCCCTTGCCATTTTACCTGGACTGTGCTGATCCAATCCATTGTTATCTTTGAAACCATTAGACAAGGAAGTACCCAAAGCAGCCCCTCTGTCATAGAAATCTTGTTTACGCTCATCAAGATATTGTAAAGCATATCCTACTTCGGTTTCAACGGTGCTTTTGATTTTAGCATTGTCCTTAAAACCATTGGATAATTTTTCTCCGAGTCCTTTTCCTTTACTACTCATTGTGTCAGATAACCCTGTAAGAGCAGAAGAAACGTCGCTATTTAAGGAGGTTAATCCTTCTTTGACTCCACTTACGATAGCAGTACCCATATTCTTTGCAGTTGCCTTAACAGTAGGGATTGCTCCTGTCAGGGTAGTTTTGGTATTATTGATTTGGGTTTGCAATGCAGACACAACATTACTTGCATTAGTCACTCCACTTGTATCCCCACTTCCAGTAGCAGTTAAACCATTAATTTTAGTATTGAAGTTCATTATGTCTTTAACAGACATATATAACTCATCTAATCCGCTTTTAAGACCACTTGCTTGTGGGTTTCCATCTCCAATTAAGTAACCAACTGCTGCTCCAAGAATACCCCCACTTGCCATATTTCCTTGCCAAGAAGCGTCCACAGCACTTCCCATAGCATTTTTAACAGCGTCAATAGCGGTTTGAATAGCACTAATACCATTAGCACTATTTTGAAGGGCAGCGACTTTATCAGGATTAATCGGTTCAACAGTAATGTTTTCATTGAAGTTTTTAACAAACTCGTTTAACTGGTCTATTGGTTGTTTTAATTGTTCAAAGTAGTTAGTTACACCATTAGTGTCTGCTGTGGCTGCTCCACTTACTGCGTCTTGGTATTTTTCGTTTGGTGAACGAGTATCTGTTTCAAAGTTTGGTAAATCTTTTAAGGCTTCTTTTACAGTTACTAATGCAGTTTTAACACTATCTATACCAGTAGCAGACTCTGACAAAGTAGTAACTTTCGCAGAGTCAATTTGGGTAATTTCTAATTTATTAAAATCAGTTATGAAAGTTTCTAATTGAGAGAAGAAACCTCCTTCACCAGTTAATTGAGTTAAATCCGCACCAATCTTAACTCCAATTAAATTAGCAACAGCAGTAGCAAGACTATCCCAAGCAATCAAAGCAAAAGCACTCATAGCTTGTTCAACATAACCTAACGCTTCGGCAGTTAATTTAATAGCCTCTGCACCTTGTTGAACATTACTTAAATCAGTAAACTTATCCCCCAATGCTCCTATTTGTTGCAATGGATATTCAAGACTCCAAATAGTTTCGGCAACCCATAACATACCGATAGGAATGCCTAATGTAATTGCAGTTCCCATAATCGCTCCAAGAATTGGATTAGCAAATGCAATCGCAACAGTAGCAATCGCCAAAGCCAAAGCAGGGATAAATGGTGCAAGATACATTAAAGAGTCAGACACAATCTTCATAGCTTGTGTTCCTTTTTGCACTTGTGCTTGAATACCACTATACTGGTCGCCTAATGCTCCAATCGCCCAAATACTTGGAATAATCATTACAATAGTTTCTGCTACAAGCAACATACCTGCTACAATACCAATCGCTGCTTTAAGAGTTCCTGTAACAATTTGAGTATAAGATGGAGCATATTTATCCATAATCAAAGATAACCCTACAACAGCAGGGAGTAACACCGCTAAAACAGGGGAAATCATTTTCAAACCTTCAATTCCTGCTTGGATTTCAGGTTCTTGTGCTTTAAATTGTTTACCAACTTCGGCTAACCCCCACATAGGTGCTTTAAGCAATATAATCGCTTCTGTGATTAAAAGCATACCTGCTACAATACCTATGGCGGCTCTTGCATAATTTTGAGCGTCAGATTTCAAAGTTTCTTTAAATGGTGTTTTTGCTTTGGTTTTATCCACATCACCATTTATCCCACCAGTAGAAGTTGATGTACTGCCTCCTGTTTTTTCAATAGCGTCTTCGGCATTGTCTTTAACATCTTTCCAACCTTTTGCAACATCTTTAAGTTTACCACCAACTTTCTTCAAGACCTCAAAGACAGAGTCAGAACCTGAAACCCATTTACCAATCTTTAAACCAATAAGTCCCAAACCAGTTCCTAATGCACCAATTGCAAAGACCCATCGACCGCTTTCAGTACCAAAGAAGTTCAATAACGCTTCTCCAATGCCTACAAGAGCGTCTTTAATTGCATAAGCAGTAGGTTTTAAATCGTCCCAAGTCTTTTGAACAGCTTTCCAAAAGTTAAGGAATGCGTCATTATTCCAAATGTCAATCCAAAGTAATTTAAGGTTATCAATAGCAAAGTAAGCCCCTGCCATTAAATCTCCTTGATAGAACTGTTTTAAATGCTCTCCGGCTTCCTCTGCAACAGTAGAATACTCCATTATGTACTTATCCATATCCTTTTGAGTACGATTAGTTTCATTCATATGCTCCAAGTTTTCGCTAATATGTTTACTTGAAGCTTCTAACCAATCGTACTGTTTGTTATATGAATTAGTAATCTCATATTGGGCTTGATTGATTTTATCAACCCAAAATGCTTGTTTTTCAGTCGCTTCGGTTTCAGAGTGTCCTGCTGCCATTAAATTTTGTTTACGGAAACTTGATTGAGCCAACTTAATGGATTTTTCCCTTTCATCATTTTGGGCTTTATAACTTTTCGCTAACTTATTCGCAGTTTCTAATTCTTTTACATTACCATCTACAATGGCTTTGTTAGCTTTTGCTTGTGCATATTTATTTTTATCTTCTTTTGAAGTAGCATTAGCATACTTATCCATTATTTTCTGATAACTTGCAGACTCTTCTTTTGCCTCTTTGAGTTTGTCTGATCCGGTTTCAACAATTTCGTTGAACGCTTCAACTCGTTTTTTGACAAGGTCTGCTTGAACTGCCATTGAAGATAACCAAGCAACTATACCAATAGCCATTACTCCACGGATTGCCAAACCAAGCACTTTCCAAGAAGTAGCAGTTTTAAGAATGGCTTTTCCTCTACTTAATTCAGCAGCTTCACTTAATTTAATATTATTTGTTAGATATGCTAATCTTTGAGAGCGAGTTAATTCTAATTTACTTAACTTTCCAGTTAATTTACCATTTTTATCCCGTTCCAAGAAAGATATACGCTCAATATCAATACCCTCTTTTAATAAAGCTTTATTATGTAACAATGCTTTTCCATATCCTTTTTCGGCAAGAACTGTTTGATTAACTCCTAATAATCTTCCCATTATGGATTTAGTCCAACGGGTGTTTGCTACTTCACTTGCTTTTGTTCCGCTGATAACTGCGGCTAATGCTCTACGGAAACCATACTGTGCTACTTCGGCTTTATTCAAGTTCAAAGCAGCAGTAGCAATTGATTTGCTCCAACCGATAGTTGCAATATCTGCAAGACCCATTCCTTTGGTTACCATTGGTAAAGCGGTGAGTATTCCTCCGAATAATGCTCCTCCTCCACCAATCCAAAGGAAACTTCTCCAAAATGAATTTAAACTATTAAATGAAGTAGAAACACTATCAATTGCTCCAATAATCATATTAAATGCTTCTACAATCATTGGAGAGGCAGAGTCAAGTAAATCAGCACCAGTTTCCTCAAACCTTGATTGAGTAATAGTCAATACATCATTTAAGGAAGTTGCTTTTTTAGCAAAAACGTCCCAATGCCTATCAAGGGCTGCTTTTTTCAATGCTTTGAGTAAACCATCGATGTTGGTTTTATCTTCGTCCCAACCATATGCGACTAATTCTTCTTTACCTACACCAGTTTCTCTGGATAATCTTTGGAACTCTCCTTGAAGAATATCTTTAACTGCAAGTGCTGCTTCTTCTGATTTACGCCCTGCACGGACATATTCAGATTGTATCATAGTAACAATCGGTAGAGCATCTTTCATCTGTTTAGCAGTTAAATCAAATTCCAAACCAATGCTTGATACAGTTTCTCCTATACTGTACTTATTAACTTTTTTATAGGTTTTTGTGAGTTTATCAAGTTCCTTACGGAAATACTTTATTCCCCCTTCTCCAACCTTATCATTTTGTTTTAGTTGAGCTTCCATTTCGTTTTTAGCAGTTACGGTGGTTTTTATGCCTTCTGCAATTTGAGAAGCGAACCCCCAAAGAGCCATACCCCCCATTGCTGTGAAAATCATTTTAAGAGATAATAATGCCCCCCTAATTTGATAAAGAGTATTGGAAAGTATTCTACCACTATGGGCAGTTTGAGTCACGCCATTGTTGAAAGAAGTTAAACCTCTTCCAGTATTACGTGCATTAACTCCTGTTTTAGTTAATTCACTATTTCCAAGAGATAATTCTCTAATTGCTTGTTGAGAAGAACTTCCAAGTAATTTTAACTTATTTGCTAATTTAGTAAGTTCACTTTCATAAGTTTGAGCTGTGATTTCGCCTTTTTTAAATGCAGTTTCCAATACATTTAATTTATCACGGTAAATTGTTGTTTGTTGGCTTAATTTAGCAAGAGCAGATTTATTCTTACTACTTATACTTGAAAAATGACTCAACTCCCTACTAATACGGGATAATTTACCTGCAAGTTCATTAGACATACCCATAGAGTCCATAGAAGACATTACCATATGTGCTTTATTAGAAAAAGCATTCATCTCCGCCCCAGTCTTTTTCAAAGCTTCGGCTAATGCTACCATTTGCTCTTTAAACTTTTCAGTTGAAGCATTATTTAATTTCTCTAATGCCTCTTGAACTTTTGTTATTTGGGAAAGATAATTACTGTATCCTCCAACGGTTTGTCTTCCTTGGTATTCGGTGGCTGATCCTCTTGTTCCAACACCACTATTTAATTTCCACATTGCAGACGCTAAATGAGTAGTACGTTGATAGAATATACTTTCACGGTCTATTCCTTCAAGTAATTTAAAGTTAAATGTATTTAAAACTTGTGTAGTTCTAACCATTGAGTCTGTTAGTTTATTATATCCTTGTGTTACATAATTAAGGCGTTCTTGTGTTTTTTGGAATGTATTATTAATTTTAGTCCAGTTTTCGTTGATTTCAGCAGTTCTTGTCATTCTACTAATAATCTCATTAGTTTCTGACTCAAAACGATTAAATTCAGTATTAACCTCTTTAATGGTATTAGAAATCCCTCTTAACGCCCATACAAACTCTTGGGTAGCAGAAACACTTCTTCCAGTATCAGAGAATTTAGCAATTGCTTTATCAATCTCGGAAGCGGTTCTTTTAACAGTAATCTCTGCCTCCGCCCATACTTTTAAATAATTCTGAATATTCTGTGTTTTAATTTGTTTATTAGCAATTTCTTCTATAACATTGCCCCATTGCCTATAAAAATTTATAACTTCTGCATTTGGCATTCCAAATGGGTTAAGAGCGTCCGCTGCTTTTGTACCTTTAATGTTACGTTTAACCATCATAGCGTCAAGGACATACCCTTCGGCTCGTTGGGCTTCTCGTATTGCTTTTAACTGTTTTCCAGTTTCTGTGAAGTGTCTTCCTTGTGTACCTTTGTTTAACTCGTTATTTAACTTTTTAGCTTCGGTTGTGGCTTTTTTTTCTTCGTTAGTTAATTCTTCCAAAGGTTCAACAAGTTTAGGAATATTATTTTTATCTCCTATGTTTTCCACTTCTTTATCAAGTTTAGCGGTTTCTTTTACGGCTTTTTCTTCTTCTTCGGTTAATTCAATAATAGGCTCAACAAGACGAGGGATATTATTCTTATCTCCAAGTTCAGAAACTTCCTTGTCTAATTTAGCTGCTGCTTTACCTGCTTTTTCTTCTTCATTAGATAATTGTTTTATGGAGTTTACTCTTTGTTGGATTTCTTTGAAGTTACTTACACGGTCACTTAAAGTTCCACGATTATTAACTCCTACATTACTCATTCGGAGTTTTTTAAGTTGATTAGATAATTTAGCAGTTTCCTTTTCTGCATTCTTTTCAGAGGAGGTTAATTCTTTTACTTCTTGTGATACGGTTTTAACTTCATTACCTTTCCCCACTTTTTTAACTTCATTATTGAGTTTTGTAGCTTCTACGGTTGCTTTACTTTCTTCTTTGGAAACCTCTTGAAAACTCTTCTTAACTTCTTCAACAGACTTTAAAGCAGATTTATCAATATATCCGAAATTTCGTCCAGCAATTTTAACAAATTTTTCAGGGTCACGTGAAGGGTACAATGAAGCCCCCATTCTCATAAGTGCATCTGACCATAACTTATCAAATTCTCCTCTACTTTTAACTAATGGTTTAAATTGACTTTTTAATTGTTCATAAACCGGTTTTAATTCTACTGACCTTCCACTCATTGGAGCAATTGTTTTATACAACTCTTTTGTGAAACTTTTGTTTAAATCTGTTCCCACCTTACGATATTGAGCAGAAGTTTTCTTTGCTTGGGCTTCGGTTTTTTTCAAAGACTCATTCAGTTTTTCAGTAGACTTAACCTCTGCGTCCAAACCTTTATCTTTACCCACTTTTGACAATTCACTATTTAACTTTGAAACTTCCCCTGCGGCTTTACGTGGAACAATCTCCATCTGCTCCAATTCTTTCAAAGTATTATGTAAATCCCATTTTTCAATTCTTTGGAAATTTGCGGCTCCCCCATTGAAATCTAATGCACTTTTACGTGACCCGAACATTTTCTCCAATTTTTCAAGGTTATGAATGTTCTTTTTAAGCTCCTTGTCTATATCTCCCGGCATTACCAACTTTCTGAGAGGACTTTCATCAAGAATAGGTATCTGTTTACCCCACGCTTTTAACCCCTCTCCTATTTCATCTGTTAATCCATAGCTTAACCTTTTTATATCCCTATATAGAGTCCTATCAATCCCTTCAAGAGCGGTTTGGTATTTTTTAGGTAATTGGTCGAAATTATCCCATAATTCTTCGTAGGAATATTTGGTTTTTCCGCTTAAATCTAATTTTTGTGTTTTTTTCTTTGAGGCAGCGAGTTTTTCGTTGGCTTTGGTTTCTTGGTTGATTATTTTTATATTGTCTTGTACTGCTTTGGTTTCTGTTTTTATTGCGTCTGCATTGGATTTATGAGATTTAACAGTATTATCTACACTTTTTTTAACATTATCAAGGGTAGTTTGGCTTTTCTTTAATTCATTATTAGCGTTTTTAATTTCTTTTGTTAAAGATTTGTTTTCATCACGGAGATTATTTAATTGTTTCTTATAATCTTTACACTTGGTTTCTAAATCTTCTATTTTAGTAGTGGACTGTTTTAACTGTTCTTGAACTTCTTTTAACTGTTTATTAACGTCCATTAATCCATTATTCTGTAACTGTGCTTTCAAAGAGTCCACTTTACTCTGCAATTGTTTAACCTTATTATCAAAGTCCGAAGTGTCTAACTCAATCTTTGCACTTACGCTTCCAGCTGTATATGGCAATTTTATAATCCCCCGTTTAATTTAATTAGTTAAAATCCTGATCCGTAGGTAAGCGGTAGGATTTTCACCTACCTGTCCGAATAAAAAAAATTAGTAGTTCAATTTCACCTACCTACGGCGAAAGGTGAAAATATGAACATAAGTATAGGTACTGCCTCCAAAATGGTTTATTGGAGGAAGTCCTAAAATATCGTATCTTAACCATTAGAGGCAGATACCTAAATAAAGTAAAAGAGGATTTGCACCTCTTCAAAGAATACTATTTTTACTTTTAAATGAGTTTTGGAGGTATATCCCCTCCTCCACGTTTTATAATACTTTCCAAGTATTTTGTGGAATGGTCTAATAATTCTCGTCCAGACATATATACTCCACGTTCAATAGCATATTTATGCCTTGCTCCACTTGGAGTAGCCCATTTATCTACCCCTGTTTCTTGATAGAACGCATAATCTCTTTCGATTATTCCCATTTCTTTATCCCCAAATTCAAACCATACTTTGGAGTCCGGACTATGAGGTAATCGCATACCAGTATAAATGGCTTCTAATGTTGTTATTTCCCCATTAGAGAGTATTTGCCAATATTCTTCTTCTTGCCCACTTATATACAAGTTTGGGTTAAATTCAGTAGACATTCTTGGAGCAATATACCCATCTTCCTCTCCTTCGTGTCCTACCATTAATCGAGCCATTTTCTTTATCTCTTTTTCAGTAGTTTGGTGGAGAGTATTATAGATGTAGTCAAAGTATTCACTTATGGTGTCTTCTTTGATTGTTATTTTAGCATTAGTCTTCATTGAACATTTCCTCGTATAAGTCTTCGACTTCTGGGTTGTTTTGGCTTTCTGGTTTGTCTTTGTTTAATTCTCGGTTTTCCTCATCGATTACATCTAATTCCATACAGTATAATTTAGATGTAGTCCAAGTGTCAGCTTTCCAAAAATCATCAAGACTCCAACCTAACCCTTTTATTCTATGTGCTAATAAAAAATACATCTCCAATAAACCCTGTTCAATAGCCCAAGCCATTGAGGTGTTCATTGGAGTTAATCGTATTTCTTCATCGTTATTTTCTGTTTTAGAGTTGTTTTTGTCTTTCACGAAAACTGGCAATGTCTTCCCTTATTTCGTTTTGGATTTTAGACTCTCTTTCACCGACCATACACATCTCGTAGTATTTGCTGATATTGGCAGCGATACGGTTGTCGATTGCGTCGGCTTTTTCGAGGAACTCTTTTGCGGTTATTCCATCGAGAATGGCTTCCATTTTACGTGCCATTATATCGTTTAATTCAGAGTCTAATTTGCTTGTTAAGTCTTCGTTTTCTTTGTTGAATTGTTTAACTTTATCTAAATGTTTTTCTTGTTTTTCCAAGAGTTTATCAAGTTCATCTTGCAATTTGAGGATTGTGTCGATGTCTTCTTCATCACCTTTATCTTCAAGTAATCTTATTCTTCTTTCTTTACTTTCGATTTGGCGGTCGATTTTTTCTCCTTCACGGTTAATGAGTTCAGACTCATCGGTTAAAGGTTCGATTTCTTTGATTTTTGCTTCCATTTCTTCGTCGAATGATTTTAAGACTTCATTCGGACATCTTTTGAAGTAATATTCGCCACCACAAATTGCTATACTTGTTTGAGTAAATTCTCTTGCCATAATTAACTTCCTCCTATGTGTTATGTGGGAACAGACGGATTTGAACCGTCATCAATGGGTTTGGAGTCCATTATGATAGCCATTACACTATGCTCCCCTAAAAAATAAAAAAAATAAACTTCTCCATTTATGGAGAAGCTGGTTTATTCACCTGTAATTTGGGCTTCACTTGCTTTTAAAGCGTCTAATGTAGTTCCTTCGTTGTCAATGTGTAAATCTTCAAGGAAGGTAGTCATATCTACGGATAAGTAGGATTGTTCAGGTTTTTCCAAGATTTTAAACTCCATAGTTAAATCTTTGGCTTCGTCACCTGATTTTGGGGACTCTACATTAGTTAATTCACAAACAGGACATTTGATTAAACATTCAAATGGAATACCAGTATCAATAGTGTAGGTAGTAACTTCTTGACCGTCTACTGTGGTGGTATTGGTTTCGATGATTTTTTCTCCTTCCGCAATGGTGTTGGAATTAGACCATCTTGGTATAGAACCTCCGTATGCTCTAAACCATACTTGTTTGTGGGTAATTTCTTCGCTAACTACGTGTCCGTACTTATTGAACGCTTCGTACTCAGGTTCAAAGAGTTTAGTTCCATCTACCCAAGGCATAGTAATACTACCTTCGGCTTCTCTTGCTCCCATAATCTTTGTGTTTTTACCAAATTCGTCAGCGTGACAAGATTGTGACTCTGCGTTATGGTTAATAGTAATAGAAGCTTCGGTGAAACAGTCAATAGGCACTTGTAACATTTCTTCTGCACTTGCTCCAACAGCTCCAACGTACACTTGGGTGTGTACTGCTTTTGCAAAGTAACTATTGGTTGGGAAACTCCTTGTAGGGTTTAATAAGTTGAAGTTGTTATAATCTGAAACGAAAGTTGGGTTAATTGTAGGTGCTTCGTCTGCACTAAAATTAATTTCTAATTCGTTTAAGAGTGCGTGGTTGAATACTCTTGCGTCGGTTTGGGTTTTAGCGAAACCATTGTAGATGGTTGCTAATGGTAATTCTTTATCGACGTCCGGTGGCATTTCAAAGTGGAAATCGTAGACATCAGTACCGGTAGCGTGAGCTTGTTTGGTATAAGTACCTAATAAGAGGTAGAAGTAGTCTTCTAATCCTTCACCGTATCTGAATTTGTCTTCCCAAGATGGGCTTGACTCTGCGGTGGTACGGTATGAACCCATATCTAAATTAGATACACCGGTGTGTCCTTCGTCTGTTTCGGTTTCAATTTCGTTTCCGTCTTCAAATCCAGTTTGTCTGATAGAAACGAGGTCTTTTGCATATTTGGTGGAGTCTTTTGCTAACTCTTCACTCAAAATTCCCATTTTAGTATAATGGAAACTTGCATTTGGTGCTATATCAGCCATCTATTTTTCCTCCTTTTTGTCTTTTTTTTCCTTTTTAGGTTTAATTACTTTTTTAGGTTCATTATAAACCTCGTAATTTCCATTAATTTTAATACGATTGATTAAATACTCGTTGGAGTCAGGTACATCAATTATCATTCCATTGAATAATTGTTGCTGTGGTTTCATTACTTTATTTAATACAAGGTCTATGTCTTTGTACCCATTTCCTCCAATCCATTTAAATTTAGCCATTTTAATACCTCAATAAATAACTTAAAACAATCATAGATGAGTATAAAGTCTTACTTCCTTTATAGGACTCTGCGTCCTCACGGTTATTCCTCATTGCACGTATTTCAGATGTTTGTAAGAATGTTAAGTCAAGATTTGATGTTAATAATAAATTATCAATTATTTCTTTCATTGACTCTGCATACTTGGTTAATCGTAGAGTTATACTACGTGGGTGGTTTGTATTATGTATAATGATTATATCGAGTTGCCTTTCATAAACACAACCAGTAGCGTCCAATTGATAAGGTTTCCCTTGCAATACTATTTCGGTTGTAGTCATATTATCAGGGATCAGCTCAATCATATCCCATCTGACAGGAACTTTATTAAAATCTGTGTCATCAGTTATGGCTTTCCCTAATTGTTCTAATACTACTGCATACCTTGACATATTCTCGGTATCCATAGTTTACCACTTCCTGCGTCCTACTCTGAATAATTGCATTTGAATGTATTCTTCGTTTCGATTATTCTCGATGTTGGATAGGTAATTGGCAATTGCGGAGTCTACTTTTCCGAATAATCTGTCTGCATAGTTGTTAGACTCTGATTTAGGTTCTTTCATTGGTTTGGCTTCGTATTCCCAACGTGTTAGCCAAGCGAATGCTCCTGCTGCCATATAAACGTATCTTTGAAGAGTTTTCGGTATTTCTATTGTACCTGTTTTCTCTTTTTTCATATCGTTAAGTCCACGAAATACGTAGTCTTCTCCGCTGTAACAGGCTTTTTCTATATCGGTTAAGGTATAGGTGTAGTCTAAACTTTTTATTATGAGGTTGAGTATTTCTACACCTGTTACATCTGTTCCGAAATCGATTTTTATACTTTCGAGTCCTGTGAGTTCACGGGTGAGGTCTACTGCGGTATTGTTTCGGTCTATCTCAAATAAAAGAATGTCTTCTTTATCTGATGATATTTCGGTGTTCTTTGGTTTTACTGATAGGACACTTGCATTTCCGTTAAGTAGTGGACTAAAACTTAAAGTAATATTAGATACATCTACCTCAACTTGGTGACAATTGATAAAAACTTGCACATAATCAGTACCCTCAAACTCCGCATAGATTAATGGCAAGACAATACTATCTCCTTCAACAAAAGTTTCTTCTGTAAAGCAGACTGGTTCTTGTCTATCTACACGTGCTTTTGGTAAATATTCCAAGACTTTATAATAATCTTTCATTGTGAATTTAGAGGTCTTATCCTCTGTTATCATAGGTTAAAAACCTCCATTTATAATTTTTTTAGTCTAATGTTATATCGAAATGATTATTAGTTTTACTAACTTCAATAGGAGTCCAACGTGAAGAAAGTTCTACATCACCAGTTGGGTTCCCAGTAGCCATTACTCTATAACTGCCTGTTGGAATGTCCCTTATTGTGCAACCTCCTTGACTACCAGTAGTTCCAGTTCCTATTGTAGTAGGCGTTTCCTCATCTGTACCTATGGTTACAGTAGCATTATTAACAGGGTTTCCATTAGCAGTTACTGTAAAACTAACCTCTATTGAGCCAGTAGTAGGTTCAGATGTGCTACTTTGAGAGTCAGTAGAGGAAGAGTCATTAGACTCTCCTCCACTACCATTAGCATTCTCTAATGCCTCTAATCTATCCTCAAAATCCTGTAAAAGAGAGAATAACCTAACCTTTTGGATTTTACCCCTTTTCAACAATTTAACTTTGATACCTTGAAACATCAGTATCAACTCCTATTTAGATACCTTCTTGGAAGACTACTGCTTTTGGTTCAAGAACTGCAAATCCATATTCAACATACATTTGGATTTTAACACTACGAGGGATTTCATCTAATTTATCAACACGATTAATGTGGATAAAAGTACCGAAATCATCGTGTAAAAGGTTATCAGTTGGATATACATTGTAATACCATTTAGCAGGTTTAAGGTTCATATCAATACCAAGTAAACCGCTTTCTAATTCGCCAATACCTTTAAGGGTTGCACCACGTACGTTAGCAGGGTTGAAACCATCATCATTCACAACTTCGTAGTAATCTTCTGCTCCCCAATAGGAAGCTTTGGAAGTGAACATATCAGTTAATTTGTAATCGTAACCTTCCTGATTTTCAAAAGCACGTATTAAGTGTTTCACGTCATCATCAATGTACTCATTACCTTCGGTAGCCCAAGAACCTCCACCAAGAGTAATGGTTGGAGCTTCTGCTGCTTGGGTGAGTACAACATAAGCGTGTCTGTTAAGGGTTCTTGCCATAGCATAACCCATCATATCAGTAGTTAATTGGATTTTATCAGCGTTAATTGGGTCACGGAGTGCTTCTTCGGTGAACTCTGCTTCAAAACCAATTCTACGCATTTTACCGATGTTACGGCTAATTCCAGTAATTTTAACTTGTGGAAGTTGTGCTGCTTCCATAATTTCAACTGGTTCGTGTAAAATACCGTTTACGATTTGTTGTTCTGCGTTAGACTCGTTTCTTGCGAATGCAAAACTATCTCTACCTTCATTGTTCTTTTTCTCGAACATTCCAAGCATATTTAAAGTTGGGTTCATCTTTTCAAAGGTAGTGAGTTCGATATTTTCTGGTTGTAATATCTCATCAATTTCTTGTACGATAAGTGACATAAAAATAATCCTCCTTATTTAATTGCTAATGCAGGAACGAAACCTGCTTTTAAAGCTTCTACACTTGCAAGGGAAATCCAATTAGTTTCACTATTAGATGTTTCAAATTCCTCATTTGCTGTGGAGTCTAAAAAGTCCCCTGCGGTAATTGCAGCATTTGCGGATTTGATTTTTAGTTCGTCTACTGTTGCTCCGAAAAATTCGACAGTTGCTCCTCTTGGGATAAATTCTCCCCATTCTTTGCTTTCTCTTGGTAAAATGTTTTGTTCATCTTCTGTCCAACCCATACCATCTCTTAATTGTGGGTTGTTGATGATTTTACCAATGGCTTGACTTGCTTTTGGAGCTGGTTTTACAATAATATCTCTTGCAGTTGAGTCTTGGTGTAAAATAACGTACTGTCCAATGTGCATAGGTGCAGCAAAAGTCCAATCAGGGTTTGGTCTACCAAATTCATCAAATCCTGTGTTCTTAAAAGTCATATCCCCTTCATACAGTCTTACTGCTAATCTTGGTCTATGATTTCCGTAATCCCTTGCAGGGATACCTGCGTCAATAACTCCCATTCTATTCTCCTCCTTGTTTTATAAAAGATGGTTCTTTACCATCGTGGGTTTTTTTGTAAAATTCTAATGCTTTTTCAGCTTTTGACGGTTCGTTACCCTCGTTTCCTTCACCTACACCTTCGGCGTTTTGTGAGCCGATACCTTGTGCTTTTTTAGTGATTTCACGGTGGTTTGCAAGACTTTCAAGTTGTTCCATTGAAGCGTCTTTCCACGCTTTTTTGGCTTCTTCGTCTTCGCCAAATGCCTTGTTAAGCAATTCTGTTTTCTTGGCTTCTTCTATTTTAGAATAAGCCTCTGCTCTTGGTTTTAAACCATCTATTTGAGCTTGATAATCTTCGTTTGAAGATTTTAAAGTAGTAATTTCTTGTTCTAATTCAGTAATCCTATTGTTTAAATCATCGACTTCGCCTAATTTTTTCTTATTAGCTTCAATAATCGCTTCTTTTTGTGCGACTTGTTTGTTTAAGTCTTTGATTTGTCCATTTAAGGTATTAATTAGTTCTTCGTTCATTTTACTTCCTCCTTCGACACTATTACATAAAATATGGCTTCTTGGTTTATCAGTCAAAATTACTTTTAATAATTCCCCATCAATAGCTTCGTAATAATCGCCTTTATCAATAAAATTAACAGAGAACTCTGGACTGAACCCTAAACCATCTAATTTCTCGTTAGTAGTTACTTCGGCTACTAATTCATTGTTATTAAAACCATAATTGTTAGTATAACCTATCACATCAATTTTATTGTCCCCGTGTGAAGCTTCTAATGTTGAGCCACCAGTCTTTGAGGCAATCTCCTTTAAGAAACCATCAGTATAATTAACAGGTTTAACATCAAGTCCCTGTTTAATATACCATTCCTTATCATAAGTGATAGTACCAGTTTTAAATATAGTAAATTTATCAGTCAATATACATCACCAACCCCTTAATTCCATATACTCATCAGAATAAACATCAGGCAACACCGGAACAAGAACACACATACCATTCGGGTGGTCTACTGGCCACCAAGACAATGGCATTGCTCCCATCGCTTCCAATTCATAACACCACGCACAAGTATTAATTCCACTCACACGCCAATAGAACAACGCTTCCTGCCCATAAATAAAAGTCTGATATTCACGTACAATCCTATTCCTTGCATACTGGGCATTATAATCAATATGATTAACCAAACGCCTCATAGCTCTACGGAAATTACTATGCAAACTAAACATACCAGTTGTAATAGCAACGTCCTTGTAAAAAGTTGCTTTATTCTTCAAATCAGTATATAATGTATCAGTAACTGTATCAACAGCAGAGTCAATAATAGACTCCAAATCAACATCAGTAGAAACAGTTCCAGTTGGAATAGTGTATTCTACATCGAAATCAGCTTGAACATCAGCAATATAAGTCGCAAACAATGACATTAACAAATCTTTCATATCTGTATTGAAATCAGCGAGTTCCTCCTCAAAGGTTTCAGACAAGATATAAAATTCAGAGTCATACTTATGCAACAAATAAAACTCTTGAAGAAGACTTAAAGCAATTGCAATGAGTTTTTTAATTTTCTCATCACGTTCCTTCTCTTCTTCTTCCTCAAATTCTTCATCAGAGATTTCATTATCTAATAAACCAAAAAACTCCTCATAATTTGGGGCTTCACGAACTGACTTCGGCAAGTCTACCAGCTCCATTGTTGATATTATTATAATTCATACCATCGGTTGGTTTTGAAGTTGAAATATTACCATTCTCATTGGTTATTGTATCGTCACCGTTTCCTGATCCTTCTTCGTTTTCAAGATATGTTCCCTCATTGATTTCAGGGTTGAAATTAATCCAAACTTTTCCAGTCATACCTTTTAATTCAAGCATTGTTTGGAATAGTTTTTCCATATAACGTGATAACTTCTCTTGAATATATTCTTGGACTAATACTCTTCCGCTTTTGTCAGAGTCTAATTGTACTACCGCAGTAGAACGATTAGAGCTACTTGAAGAGTAAATCGCTTCCGGTGTGAATAATCCAACGAAAATACAATGTTCTAAATAATTTAAGTAATCTTGAACGTCAGGTAAGTTTGTATCTCCAATGAGTTGCGGTTCAATACCGAACGGTAAAGCAGTAACACCTAAATTATGATAATCTGATAACGCTTCGACCATTGCGTCCACTTCGTCATCTTCTATATTAACTTCCTTACGGTCTTTGTTACCTATTTGTAAAAATAAAGTGTTTGCTTGTTTAAAAACAATTTGGGGCATCATCTTTGTGAGCATTAAGTGCATATAAGCAAAATCCAAGACATTAGCCACTATTCCTTGTGGTTTATCGTGTCTACGGAAAAATGCGGACACCATTAAATCATCAGGTTCAAAATCAAACTCCATTTGCTCATTATTCTTCACAATTTCGTTGAAACGTTTTCTAAACCAACCTTTGTTAGTATTTTGGTTTACTTCAACGATTTGTTTGTAACCTATGATTTCTGCTCCGGTTTCATCATCGTAGATTTCTTTTATACGATAATTTTCCCCATCAAACGCTAATTCACGTAGAGTAACTTCGTTTTTATCTATAACTATCTCACGGAAGTCCACTCCATCAACACAATTATTCCATACAAGATTGTGCATTAAGGTTGAATAATCTAATCTTTCGTCTTCTTTGATGATGAAATCAATCGCTTCTTGATTATCGCCCTCAATAACCCAACCGCTAATAGATTTAATTACTAAATCTTCTAAAATACCATTAACAATTGGGGATTTCTCTGCACATAATCGTAAATTCTTTATTGATGGAATAACAAGGTCTGGGAGTTTCTCTCCCCAATTAACACTTTCTTGATTTATATTCCCTCTTACATCATCAAAGCCAACATCTGTAATATCAGATTTTTCGCTATTGAATAATCTTGAACCGACTTTGATAATTGGGTCAAATATTCCCATCTTAATACACTCTCACTTTTCTGTAAAAATCTTTTCCCATAGGACGATTTGGTGATAAACTTCCCCTTACACCATACACTCCATAAGCCAATGCGTCCATAGCGTGGTCATTAACCTTTACTGGCTCATCAAGAGTCACTCCTTCACGGTTTTTACGATATTTATAACCTTTAATCTCACGTATTGTATTAACGCAACGTGGGTGAATATGAATACGAGTCTGCTTTGTAGTAGTGATTTTCGCCTTAACGTCCTTAATTCCTTTCTCCATTGGAAAACCATTCTGTACAAACTCTTCAATACGGTCAGGTTCGGCAGCGTCACCGTAACCTGTGTTTAAATGCTCCGGCAGTAATTTATGCTTGAATAACATATCTTTACACTCTTGAATTAATTCACGGTTTAATAATTTCGCTTTATAAACCTCATCAAGCACATACACTTCATTATCATACCAAGCAAGTAATAAAAAACAACTTGGATTGTTAAAACCGAAGTCTGCTCCGAAACTGTAAAAATCAAAATTATCACGGACAACAACTGTATCATAGTTCGGATAAATCACATCTGTTAATTTACCCCATTGTCCGGCACTATAACGAAGCCATAGCTCGTAATCTTCGTTTTTCAAGTTATCATAATAATCACGCTGAAATTTCGGTAATTTCAAATTCTCACTATAATGGAAATGTGCTGATTTCCTCCTTTTCTGAATATTAGCCAAAATTTCCTCATAACTTGGATAAGGTTTGCCCTCTGCGATGGCTTCTTGTTTTTTAGTTTCAAATTCAGTAGTAGCGTCCGCAAATTCGTGATAACGTTTATAAATCCAATGCTCCTCACTTTCAGGTTGAACTACAAGTAACATTTGCGAATATCCTCCTTCACGTTTACTTGCCTCGCCCCTACCAAGACGTAACATTAGTTCAATATAAAACTCGGGACTATTAAGTTCCTCCGCTTGTTCAATGTATATCATATCTGCGTTGATTGAACGCACCTTCGAGAGCTCGTCTAACGCACCAAAATACAATTTACTATTGTTACTAAACGTAATAACTCCCTCTGACTTGTTTTCCTCATAAGGAATACCCAAATCATACAAAATATTACGAATTTCCTTCCAAGAAGTACGCTTCAAAGACGGTAAAGTCTTACGATAAATATAAATTGAAGCGTCAGGATACTTTAACGCATAAAAAATGACTTTATAACAAGCAAAGATAGTCTTACCTGATCCCGCACTACCCTCTATGAGTAATTCACGTGTACGGTCATTAATCCATCTCTGTTGAGTTGGAGTCATCTCTACTGCTACCATCGTTTACCTCATAATCAACTTCTATCGCTTCTTCTTCGTTGTTATCTGCGTCCACCCCAGTCATATTCACAATGTTGATTTCAATTGCTTTATCATCTTTGGCGTCTAATTCCAATGTATTTTTACGTTTATTAGCCGCACCGAAACGATTATCCTCTAAATACATAAGAATACGTGTATCTCCTTCGTCTACTTTCTTCCACATTGCTTTTAATAATCGTTTATGCAATTGAATATCAGCTCTTGCAAGTTCATCGATAAACATTATCAAATTTGTACCGGTGTAACCGTCTTCAACATCTTCTCTGTAAAAACGTAACCAATCTTTAAATGTATGTTTAGACCCTCCGGCTGCAACAAATGCCTCTGACGCAGTTAAACCACAATTAATCCCATCTTTAACTTTTTTTAAAAGGATTTCTCTATCTAATTTATCTGCAAGTAATCGTGGTTCGTGTGGTGGTCTGTAATCCGCAGGTAATTTTGCCATATTCCTTCACTTCCTCCAATTTTGATACACAAAAGAAATTAGCTGAATTACAATATATGTGAATTGAACAATATTGATAAGACAATAGTTAAAACAGTTAATCCTAATCCAAAAATGGTTAATATCCTATTAATACGGATACGTGACTCTTTTTTGTCCTCTTCTATCTTTTCTTCAAATGCTTGTTGTTTTGTTTCAATTGATTGTAATCTTAATTCTAATTCGCTATCGTCTGATTTAGACTCAATTTTTAATTCATTGAAGCCTTCAAGCACTTTATCGAATTTGTCATTCAATTTATCCATCTTACTGTTTAATTCATCTATTCTTCTTTCCTTAAAATCGCTATGAGCTTCTAATCTTTCTATTTTCCTTGATTGAGCTTGTATTTGTTCTTCGTGTAAACATTCTAACGAAGTATTATGATTAGCAGTCATCATCATCACCAGTCACGTATTCATCGTTCAAAACACCATCATCGGTAACTGGTTCTGCTTTTTTATTTCCTAAAAATTTAAATGTATTCGGATTGTAACTACTCCATACTGCCAATATTATCCCTACTAATGCAACAAAGAATGTTGTAAAGGTTGCTTCATCAATGTTAATACCATACTTAACGAGTAATGGGGAAATTAACACATAAATCCATACTGCAATAGTTGAGATGTTTCCTTGTGTAAAATCCAATATAATCACCATAAATGTTTTTTATTTTGTTGTCATTTCGTTTGCTATCGCTACCAATTCCCTGTATGTGAATAGCCATTGATTATTACGCATTAAGACTACTCCTGTTTCTTCGATAAACACTTCATCGTGGTGTGTGTCTTTAATTAAGCGTATTCGTCCAAATAAATAACCATAACCTTTCATAATGTAAACGTAGAGAGAAGAGGAGCGTATTATGGGTAAAAATGATAGTAAAAAAACCATTAATACGTCCCTCTTATGGAAATGACATAATTTGAGTTGTTTATTTTGGAGGTTTATTGTCCTCTCTATTCGTATTATTCTTAATAATGGCATTTTTTGGTTTTCTGAAAAAATTTGGGGATTGTATATAGAAAACGTAATAATATACTCGGGAAAAGTAATACTAACCTTGAAAAATAAGCCAAAAAATAACTCCAACATAACCACTCCAAAACCACAGCACACAAACCACAACCCCCAAACACACCAACCAAGAAAAAAAACCAATCAAATCAACAAAACAAGCCCAGCACATCGTAGACACATTAGACACATTTTGACACATTTTACAAATGTGTCTTCACGGAGCAAGGAGAACACGTAAAAACAGTAAAAGAAACCATAAAAACAGTTTTCATATGAAGACACATTTCCGTGTTACATACACCCCCCTTTTTTTCAAAAAGTAGGAAAAATATAATGTGTCTTTGTGACCTTGTGACCTAATACAATGAAATGTGTCTATGTGACTATGTGTCTAACTAATAATATACTATATAAAATAATAATATACTAATATATAAGAAAATAAATATATATAATACTCTAAAAGAAAAAATAAATAATATCCATTCTCCAACACTCAAATAAACCCTCACTCCAAAAACCACCAAACACAACAAGACACAATAAAAAAATATAACAACGTTATAAAAAGAAAAAAAGGATACAAACATATGACAATCTGTAAAAAGCCGCTTTCCCTGGTCCCGTGATGTATTAAAAATTTTAAAAAAATAAAATATTCATTGAAAAAAGCGTATTTTTAAGCTTTTTTTTATTCAAATATTAGAAAACTTATTAAAAAACGTGACTTTATAGAATAGAAAACAATAAAAAAACTAAAAATTAAACGTTAAAAAAAAATAAAAAAAAGATTGAAAACATAACAATAAAAAAATAATACGTTAAAAAATCAGTAATAAAGATATTAAAAAAATAAGATATGTTGCGGGCCTTGGTGGTGCCCGTAACATATGAGTATATTATTAATAGGTTTTAAGGCGTTTGCTTTTTTTTATTGTAGTATTTTGTATATTATTTTTAGTATTGTTCTTAATATACTATATAAGATTAGGAATAATATAATATATATGAAGGTTTAGACCTCCCGTATATATTGTTTTGTTTTGCATTCATAGTATATTTTCTTGGTGGTTTTGCCGTTGCGCCCGTAATATGGTTTTATTGTCTTTTTAAAGTAATGGTTTACGGTTTTAATATAATAGTTATATAGATATTTAAAAGTTGTTTTCCTTGTTATGACGGTTTTATGGTTCCCGTTTTTGTATTGGGTTTTTTCTGTTTTATAGTGTTTTGAATACTCTGTTATTAATTGGTTTTCTTTATACGCGTTGGTGCTAATTCCGTTTATTTTGTTTTTTATGGTTTGACTGTCTGTAAACTCTTCTAAAATATCTAATAATAGTATTGATAGTTCGTTTTTATTGTTGGTGTCACGGATTAGTATAAAAGTTTCTGGTTTTACGTTTGGAATTACTATAAAATTATTATAATTTGCTAAACGGTTAAACCTTGGTTTATGTTTGGTTGCGGTGGTGGTGCTATATACGGCGGCGGTTTCTATATAAAAACGGTTTCCGTCAATATCTATAAAAGCCCCGATAATAGTATTGTAACTATAAGCTAAATTTAAATTTGTATTTATGTCTAATAATGCCGCGCTTGTATAATCTACGCGGTACTCGTTGTTAAATCCGTCTTTAATTAGATTTAAACTAATATAAGGTGTTTCTTTAATTAACATTTTTTAACACGTCCTTTAATTGTTTTTTTTAAATATAGTGTTTTTTTACGTGGTTTTATCTTATCCACGTTATAAAAAAGCTTTATAAACTTAAAATATACAATAAAATAAGATTAAAAATATTTATTGCATAAATAAAATAATTGGAGGTTAAAATTAATTTTAACCTTTTAAAGCTGTAATAAATTTTAAACACGTCCTTTAAAATTCTATTTGCTCGAACTCTATGTTTAATTTTAAATTAAAATCTAATAATAAACGTTTAATTTCATTAAAATAGTATTTTTTATCTTTTTTATTTTCAAATAACTTATAAAAATTAATACAATCATTCAAACGTATTTTACTAACATATGAACAACTGTTTAAATCATTTATAAGTATATTGTTACTTACTCCTTCGATAAGTTTTATAAAATCTTTGTTTTTCATTTTTAACACGTCCTTAAAAAATAAAATTTTTATTGCTATAAAAACGCTTTCATTATTAACGGCGGTTTTATGCCGTTAAACGCCTTTACTTTAACGTAACCTTGACGGTTACACGCGTTTAAAATTTTACCTTTAAACGCGGTGTCTAACTATTGATAATAATAGTTATGTTACTGTACTATATAAATGTTTTGGTATAATGTAATATTTATTTTACACTTAAAATTAAAAATAGTTTATCTGGTCCCGTTAAACGTGCGGCACGTGTTAAACGTCCCGTTAATTGAATAAATCAATATTTTTAAAGTTAGTTTATTTTATTGTTAAAAATTGTTAGGCGTTTACGTGCCGTTTAAATTAACATAACGTTTAATTAAATCAATACTTTAAACATTAACTATTAAAATAAATAATCATATCTTTAATAATTCTAACTAATAACAATAAAAACAATAAAGTTAAACTATTAAATATAGATTAACTAATAAAAAAAGATTACTTTTTAAAAATTTTAACGGCGGACCCGTCAATATAAATGTTTAAAGGCGGGATCCGTTACGGCGTTATAAAATTTAAAATTTTAAAAGATCAGTACGGGACAATATAAAATTTTATTTTTTTAAAAGATCAGCTTTCCAGGTAGTTTATCAGCGGCAGCAGCGTCTGTTTCGGGTCCTGGTCCTGATAGGTTAATCTTTTCACGTGAGTGAGTTGGTGAGAGTGTTTTTTTACTTTAAGTTATGGTAGATAACTCGGCGGAAAAATTTTTTTTCTTTAAGTTTATGGTAGATAACTGGGGCGTTTTTGTTTTAAGTTATGGTAGATAGATTTTGGAAAATTCGGCTTTAAGTCTTGGTAGATAGATTTCAAAAGTTTTTCTTTTAAGTTATGGTAGATAACTTTGAGGGTTTTTGTTTTTTTTTTAAGTTTTGGTAGATGGAGTGTGCTTGGATTTTTGTTTTAAGTATTGGTAGATGGTTTTTTAAGTTTTCGTAGATGGATTTGGCGTGTTTTTAAATTTATGGTAGATGGATTTTTGATTTTGGTTTAAGTGTTGGTAGATAGGTATGGAATGCTTTTTTTAAGTTTATGGTAGATGATTTTTTAGTATTTTTTAGGGTTTTTCAAGTGTTTCAGCTGCTTTTCAAGTGTTTTTTCAGCAGATAAAATTAAAAAATAGTAATTTTCAATGATTTTAAGATAATTTGTTAAAAAAAAGAGTAGTTTTCTGTTTGGACGTGTCAAGGAGAGAGAAATGTTTGTGCAAAGACGTGTAAAATTGCACAATATTCCTCTCTCCTCTTATGTGTTTTCTTTTAAGTGTTTTTCCTTTTAAAATAGTTAGACTTTTTTTAAAAAAAACAATTTAAAAGACGTGTAGAACTATCCTTATGGACAGTTCAGTTAAATTATTTGTACTTGAATGTATTTAAAACTTTCGAGGAGTCACATCAATAAAGTTTTTGATTAATTCCTCCAATTGTTTAAATTCAACTTTGCTACCGAAGATTAAGAGGTGAGAATGGTATACAAATCCTTTCCTACTGTATCTGCAATGAGCAGTACGATTATTCACTTCTCCTCCTTCGTATTTGTTCCATTTACCATAATCAACGTCCTTTTTGATAATGGACGCTAACTGTTTAACGGTAACAGTTTTGCCTTTTGTTGTACTGTAACTATCGTTAGTTCCGTAAATATATCTCATAATATTAGTCCTCCTCTGTTAATAAGTCAATGTAATTTTCTTTAAGGTATTCTTGTACATCAGGAAACCTGCTGATTAGTTCGTCAAGGATTTGACAAGCAGTTTCAGCTTCTAAATCCCTTAATTTGTCTACAATATTGAATGCAATTAAGGGGGTTGGTTTTTCTACTGGTCTGAAACAGTTATACTGTTTGTTTGTTGGGGTTTTGATTAAATCCATCAGATTAATCCTCCTTTGGTTCATTTCTACGATTTTTTTAAGCTTCGTTCATTTCTACGTTGAAATCGTGGTTCATTTCTACGGTTCATTTCTACACGATTTGTTTGTTCATTTCCAGCGTTCATTTCTGGTTCATTTTTGGCGTTCATTTCCAGTTCATTTCCACAAACCGTTTCATTTTTAAAAGAGAGTTCATTTCTGAACCCTATGTTCATTTCCACCCTTCTTGTTCATTTCCACAGAGTTCAGAGAAAAGAACGTATAGTTCATTTCCATTCACCTTTGCAGAGTCGATTTCATTTCCATCAATGACTTCATTTCTATGTTGAATTAAAACATAGAGAACAGTCATAAAGTATAGTTCATTTCCAATTGTGTCTTGAAGAGCAGTATAATACTGCTCGTCATTTGTAATCCATAACCAAGTTTCATTTGTGTCCCAATTCATTTCTACCATTCTATAAATCCTCCTTTGATAATATCATCACATTCTTTGCAGCGAACATTACCGTCATCATCTACATAAGTCCGTTTGTAAATCTCATCTTTGCCAATGTAATCTCCTGTGGAGTCGGTGGCGTCATCTGATCCGTAGATTGTGTAATCATTTAATCCACATTCACATTGACAGAAACGGTCAGATTGTCCAAGCAAGAAGTATTCAATGTCTTTCAATTTGAATAGTTGAGGGTAGGTGTAGCCGCTGCGAACGTCACACCCATTATGTACTTCAAGGAGTACATAATCGTCCCCATTGTAACTGAAACAAATGTATAATAATGTTTGTGACAGATATTCCTCATAGTTGTAAGTATTGGTATACTCTAATCGAATAGCCCAACTTTCTTCTATCCAATCAGTTGATTTTAACCAGTCTGAAACCTCGTAAATCTCATAGGGTTCAAATCCATTGTCTTTAAACTCTTTGAAGAGAGCTTTTTCAAGTTCAATGGTTTCCTCATCTTTTTCAAGATTATATTTGAGAAAATCAAATACAGGGATAGTAATTTCCAAGGTTCTCTCTTCGCATTTTTCGTCAGTCCATTCATCTACTGGGTTTAATCCTTTAAGATAACCTTCGGTTTGGTTTCTTTCGTAGATATAACCGTATACTCCTCCGCTATCACATAAGTGATGTGCGATAGGTTCTTTCAATAATTTGTCAATAATAGTTTCAATTTCGCTCATTTTATCACCGTAATATATACTCCTGATACGTAAAATTCTTCGTTTGGTATTGCAGTTCTTACAACTTGTTTGAGTCTTGCAGGGCTAATTTCTTTGAATAAATAATCTAATTCGTCTTCGCAGCCCAAAGGGATAAGTTCGTACTTATCTAATCGTAATCGAATAGTACGTTCAGTATCCCAAGGACGGTCTAATACTACTTCAAATTCAATCAAGTTAATCACTCCTTTACACCTACCCAATTGATTTCTTCCCATTTAGAAGAATTAGGGATAGTTTTTTTACTATCTAATAATTCTGACAACTTTAAATCTTCAATGATTTTAGTAGCAGTCTTTAAAACATTGCTACCTTTCCCTTTCAGTAATTTAGTCCTTTTTTCATCAGAATACTTGCGAGTCCACCCTCTAATATAAGCAGGAGCTTCGTCATCTTTAATACCAAGATAACAACTAACAAGGTAAGAAACCGCTTCCGCTTCAAGTTCCTTGGTCGCAGAAGTTAATTCGTGACGATTTTCGTCAAAATGTAATAAGTAATGAGCTAATTCGTGGAAATAAACACAAATCTGCTTTGGAGTAGAAATATGTTTGCTGATCCATATTTCGTTTCCATCGGTGTATCCACGTGTAATCTCTTTGTTTGAGAGATTTACTTTTACATTGTTTCTTGAAGTGATTTCGTCAAGTTTGTAGTCGATAGCAGCGTTTGTGAAATCAACTTCAAAAGGGTCACCTTCGGTTTGGCTTAAATCGAAGACTGGAACGGATTTGAACCTTAACACAGTCTTCTTCACTTCTTCGCCGTCTTCGTTCTCTTCGGTTATAGTTACAGTATAAGGGGCGAGGATACGTAATGCTTTTTCGCCTTTTTTAACGTTTCGGCGAATTTTAGTTCCGTCTTCAAGTTCGATTTTGCCCCATTTGCTGTAAGGGGCGAGGAGTTCAGCGGTTTCCCCTGTCCTTTGGTATAATTGCCAACTTGCAAGGTAAATATTCCTTAATGAATATTGATGGAAACCTTGCCTGGAAGCGAGTTGGATTTTAATAATGTTTTCTAAATCTTCTGGTTTGGTTAATATTGTATCAACCAATTCTTTTTGGATTTTACGGAGTTCTGCTCCGTTTGTAGAGTATTCTAAACCTTTTTTTACCATTGTAATCTCTCCATTTCAACTTTGTAACATTTGAAATTATGTATCTCTGGAATGCTTGGGCATTCAGATAAAAGTTCAACAAATTCTTCATCTGCTTTGAAGCATTGTTTTAGAAAGTCATAAGCTTCTGCTTCGGCAGATTGTGCGGGATAAGGATTTTTTGGAATAGTTAGTTGTCTTTCTTTTGTGTTTGGGTTGATATATTGGATTTGTTCAGAGCTTTCAAAGAAATCAAAATCCAATATTCCCCTGATCTGTACATTTGGTAAAAACAAATGTTGCACGTAGAATACAACTAACTGATTTCCATTCATACCAAATTCCATTGTGAAGACCTACTCGATATATCCGGCAAAGTAGACTCCGTGTTGGAAATCTTTGGCAAAGCAAACAAACCATTGATGAATGATTTTAGGTAAAAAATCATATGTAGGTTCGTAAATGCCTAAATATTCGTCCCAAGAATAACGTTTGCCGTTGTCTTCGTTGATAAATTCAGTACGAATTTCAATTCTCCTTTTTGAAGAGTTTAAGGTTATGTAAGTACAATCAACTTCGTGGTAACCTTTTAATTCTTCAATTTCACCTATTTGATAGTAGATTTCTTGTGCTATTGCTTTTGCATTGTAATAAGCACTATCCAAATCTTGTCTATCTTTGAATATTGTTAATGTCATTTTATTTTTCACCTCTCGGAATATAATTGGCACAAGTGTTGAATTTTTGTGGTGATTTTCAACTACTTGTTGTATAAAAGTTAGATTTTTATAGTATATAAAGGTTTTGGCAGTAATGGGTATCCACCAAATTAACTAAAATATAATAAAAAACATAACCTACTAACAGAGAGTATAAACATTCAAAGAGGGAACATTAAGTTCTTTAAGAAAGTCATAAACATAGTAGATAGCACATTTTAATTTTTCATAACTTTTTAGACCTCGGAAAACGAATTTTTTTAATCTCTAAAAACGCAACCTACGTCCTCCAAGAATGTTATACTCTTTTATTTACTTAAATGAATAATCTACTACTTTTTACAAATATAATAATATCACCACAAAAATTTTCGAGAGGTATAATAACATATGTTAGATTTATTTAAAATTGCCGGATTAACTGGAATAGTGGTAATAATACTTTTTATAATTTTATTGCCATTAATAGCAACTATAATCGTCGGAATTGCATTTGCAAACATTTTAGGGTTCACAGGTATTACTTGGTGGGCTTTCCTAATAGTATTCTACTTAATTGTAAGCGGAATAATAAGTTTGTTAAGCAGATAAATCGGATTAGGGCAATTTATGAAAAAAATTTTACTTATTATTATATTATTGTTTATGCTGCCGATTGTGGCAGCTGGAAATAATACGGCTCCTGTTGATAATCCGACTATGTTGATTGAGGATTGTGATACGGTTGTTGCTCTTGAAGATGGTGACTCTAATATCTCTTTTACTGATGGTTACAAGGGATATTGTGCTGAATGGGGTAAGCATTCAGCAGAGAAAGGTGATGAGTTCTACGTGCATAATGGAGTAGATAATAACATCAAAGTGTATTTTGTTTATTATTATAATGAAACTACCAAGGACAAAATTGCTACACAGCATATGATTTGGAAGTTCACGGATAATAAAGAGTTTAGTCGCTTTAACAAGACATTATATCATCAGATAATAGATACAAGCAAGGAAATTCATTTAAATGATAATGGACGGATTAAATATAATTCTACACATTATTTAGTATATGATTTCAAGTTATTCAAATCAAAGTTCGTCGAATATCAAGACTACATTGGCATTAAAATCTACTTTGAGAAAATCTTGTCCGTGAATAATACCATAATAATTAACGATACATTTGATAAAAACACTACTTCAAACTTAACTTATGAGAATAATCTAACAATTATCCAAGTAAATCAAACTTATTCTCAAAAGCAAGATAAACACTACAACTCATCTACATTAAACAGCCACAAAACAGGGAAAAACATTATATTTTTAATTTTAACATTACTCTGTTTAATAATCAATAGGAGAAAACAATTATGACAGACTCTAATACCAAAACAATCAGATATTTAAGCTTGTTTAGTGGAATTGGAGGATTTGAATTAGGATTACAAAATTCAAAGCACAATTTTGAGTGTGTAGGATTTTCGGAGATAGATAAATACGCGGTGAGCATATATGAAAGAAACTTTCCAAACCACATTAACCTCGGTGACGCAACAAAAATCAAAACAGAAGAATTACCCGACTTTGACCTCTTGGTTGGCGGATTCCCGTGTCAAGCATTTTCTATCGCAGGAAAGAGAAGAGGGTTTGATGACACAAGAGGAACTCTCTTTTTTGAGATTGCACGGGTTCTCAAAGACAAAAGACCCAGATATTTTCTTCTCGAAAATGTACGGGGCTTATTATCTCACAACAAAGGCGAAACTTTCCAGACAATACTTGAAGTTCTCTCCGACCTACGGTATGATGTTCAATGGGAGGTACTTAATAGTAAAGACTTCGGCGTCCCGCAGCGAAGAGAAAGGGTGTTTATTAAAGGATATTCTCGAAGATGAGGTTGATGAGAAATATTATCTCTCACAAGAGATGATGGAGAAAATTTTGGTTGATAGAAAATGAGGAAAGTAAAATGCTTAAATCCCTCTAAACATCAAGCACAGAAAGTGTATAGTGTTGATGGACTTGCGTGTACGCTCTCCGCTAATGGGGGGGGGGTCAAGGTGGAAAAACTGGATTGTATTTGGTGGAGAATATGGATAAAAAGATTATAGAGAAGAATTTTGCGGAAATAGACAAAGGGAAATATGTAACTACTGATAAAGAAAAAGAAAACTGTTACGCCGTGACAACCGCTCAAAGAAGCCGTCCAGTATACAGAAAACAAGATAATTATGTTCTTGAAGAAACACGGAAAGTAAAATGTCTTGGGACATATAATACTCATCAAAGTGGGAATATTTATAATCCTGAGGGTATAAGCCCGTCATTGTGTGCTACGGATTATAAAGCACCTGTTAAGATAATCGAAAAAAAAGTCGAAGAAGTTATTGGTAGCACACAGAAACACGCTGCAAGAACTGATGGAACAGAAACCCCTACATTAACCGCTTCAATGGGACAAGGAGGAGGACACGTTCCAATGCTTAAAATACGTGAAACTACTAAAAAAGGATACAAAGAAGCAAAGCCAGGTGATGGAGTATTAGTAGAACGAGCAAGTAGAAAAATAGCAAAAGGTATGGTTCAAAAGGACTCTACTGGAACTATTCGTGCTAAAAGTAACTGGGGAGCAGTAACTGGGGATTATCGTATCCGCAGACTTACTCCACGTGAATGCGAACGTCTTCAAGGATTTCCTGATGACTGGACCAAATACGGCAAAGATGGAGAATTGATAAGCGACACCCAAAGGTATAAATGCTGCGGAAATGCAGTTACTACAACAGTAATAACTGCAATAGTGGATAAAATGTTTGATGATGTAGAATGAAACGTGAAGTGCGTGTATGGGGGGGCATAGGTGAAAAGAAATCAAATAAAAATACTCAATGGTATTTCCAAGACCGTATCTATGATATTAATGGAATTTCTCCCTCACTTACAAGTTGGAAATCAGATTATATGATTGCAATAAAAAAGAGGAGCTCAAAAGATGAAGATTAACCATTTAATAAGTATATTAAAAACATATAATCAAGAAGCGAACATTACATTAACAACAAGTGAGGATATTACCGTGTCTTATATCTGTGAAGACCCTAAAACAAAGAGAGAATTAACTCCACAGACAACCAGGCAAGTATTCATAGAACCAAAAGATTATGAGGGAGAATATGACTAAAAAAATAGTTGATTTGAAGATAAATATAGACGGGCTGATCCTTGCTAATGAAAGTGTTGAAGATTTTATTCAGCGTATCGGATCAGGTGTTGATAGTAATTATGATATTCAGTATGAAGTGTTATATGAAGAAGTGATAGACTGATTGATATTATTTACTCAAAATAATAATATTATATTAATTATAAAGTATTATATGGTGAAATTTAATAATTTTACCTTTGGTAGGAAAATGGTGTGAAGGGTAAATCTTCTTCTGTTGTTTTATTATCAATATAAACTCCATAATTTATCGAAAACAAGATTTATCCTTCTCTTTTGAAACTTCTGTATTCATTAAAAAAACCTATTTAACTGGATACTTGGGGGAGATGAATTATAATAGTAATTCCTACGTTTAATGGCGTTTCATAAGCTCTGTTTCATTATATCACTTATCCTTTCCCCCAGTATTCGCTTTTGCTTATCACCTTTGATAAGACTTGATATATCCTTTGAGTGTGGAGAAAAATGCAGTTATTCATTTATTATCTCCAAATATGTCGCTTCCTTTGATGGTGGGAAGCGACTTTTTTTTATAACTTATTTTGAAAACCTTTATATATTATAATATTCATATTATTATTTATGTCAGAACAAAAGACATTACAAATACGAAAGAATACTTATGAGCGATTACAGCTACATAAGAACAAATTCGATACGTATAACATAGTGCTTACCCGTTTATTAGATAAATGGGAGGCGTTCTACAATGTCTTCTAATCCTTATATGGGAGTTCCGATTTCAGAGGAAACTCATCAACGTTTAACCAAATTAAAAGGTGAAAATGACACTTTTGATGATGTTGTGAATAAACTCCTGGAATTGGAAGAAACATATAATATGCCGGAGGAAACAATGGAATACGAGTATATCTTGCCGAATGGTAAGACAAAAGTGTTCCGTGTGGTCTTTGGTGATAAAACCAAGATTGAGTATTACAATCGGAGGAAATATGACTTTGAAAAGGATATTCGTGCTTGGTTTACTGGGGAGAGGATTTCTGACTCTGAAATAAACTCTTTCATTAGGTTTATTGTTAAGGACAGTAATTTGATGTTGTTATATGATATGGACGAAGAACTGGTCTTGAATGATATTCATATTAGAAGGGTTTAGGTAACTATTATATAGATAGTGGTTACATATGATTATACTGTGAGATTAACAGAATAGTTTTGGAAAAGGTTTGATTTTTACTCTTTTTTCAAGGTAGTAAAATGTTCTTAAAAAAACTACCTTTATAAATATGAAAGAGTAGATTTCTACTAATTTTTCAAGATTATTACTGCCCAAATGCTCTCTTGGAAATAATCAAACAATACTCAAAAAGGATATAATTAAATTGGAGGTAAAAAAATGACTGCAATAGAAACATTTTGTACAGAAAAAAATCTGTCAAAAAGCACCACTTCTCTCTATGAGTCTTGTGTTAAATCATACGAGGCAGTAAATCAGTTAAGTCTTGATGATTTACTCAAAGAAGCCGATAGAGAAGAAGAAGAAGCGATTAGATGGAAAAATCGTTCATTAAGGACAAGGTTAATTAATTTCCGTAAATGGTTATTTGACAACAAAAGTCAAGGAACAGCAAACAGATACTTGGGTTGCATTAAAACAATCTATCGCCACTTTGAGATTGAATTACAAGACCTTCCGTCTTTTAATTCAAAGCAAGTGGATAAAACTCACGAAAAAAGCTTTGAAGATATACCTACAAAGCAGGAATTAATCGACGCTTACTACGAAGCGAATAATGTATGTAAATGTATTATTTTATTTGCCAGTAGTAGTGGGATTTCCAAAGTGGACTTCTTAAACCTTTCTGTTGCAGATTTCATAAATGCTTGTTCTGATTTTGTTACAACTGATACTTTATTGGAGCAGTTGTATGAATTAAAGCAAGTAGACAATCTAATTCCTTGTTTTGAAGGGTGCAGACAGAAAACAGGTACAAGATACACTACATTCTGCTCCCCAGAGGCAGCAGAACATATCCTCCAATACTTAATCGGACGTGACGCTGAAATCAAAGAAACCTTTGAAAAAGCAGATGATGAAGAACAGGAAGACCTTCCTGAATGTTTGTCAGAGTCTGATCCGTTGTTTGATATTTCAAGTAGTCACTTATGGTATGTGTTTAGACGTATTAATAATAAATTACAATTGGGCAAAGTTGGTAAGTTTACACGTTTCCGCTGCCATCAGTTACGTGCTTTTCAAGCTTCTACTTTGGTGAATTTGGAGGAAAATTCTTTCACTATTGATGAGGTGGACGCTTTACAAGGTAGGAAGAAAGATAAAACTCATAGAGCATATTTCACAGAGTCCAAGCAGAAACTCTTTAAGAAGTATTGTGAGAACGTGGACGCTTTACAGCTCTTCAAGACTACTCATAGTGTTACTAATGAAGAGTATGCACGTATCAAAGAAGAAAACAGATTTTATAAGAACGAAGTTGTTAAAAATGAGAACAAATTGGAGGAGCAACAAAGGACTATTAATCAAATTCTTGCTAATCAGCGTGAGTTGGAAGCGTTATTAGGATTATAAATTGTGGGGTTGTGAGTTAATCACCACAAAAACTCACCAAACCCTGCAATTAGTTTTTTTTCTTCCGAGAAGTTGAAAAAAATAACAATTCTTGTAAAAATAGTTAATTCTAATTGCATTTTCTATTTTTATTCATTGTTGTATTTAAGTGTAAAGTATTGATTTTTAGTAATTTTTCGTAGGTGCAAGGTAAAAAAAATCACCACATAAAATTTTACCTGTAACCTATTCTTCCGAGAAAAGAACTAACAGAGGTAAAAAAAAATGAAGAAAATAACATATCAAGGCGAAGACGGAGTCTTCTATTCACAAGAAGAGTTCCAGTCTTTACAATCAAAGATTTTGGAACAAAATCAGCTCATTCAAGACCTCCTGAAAAAGGTGGTAGAATGAACGAATTTAAGCAGCAGATAGTGAATGTTCAAGCTTCAACCGTATTGGTTAAATCAAGCAAAGGCACTATTTATCCTGTTGTGGTATCTGACAGAGTCAGATTAAGTGGTAAAACTATTAACAAGGGAGATACTGGTGTTATTCATCGTACTAATGGTAGGTATTACTTATATGATGTAATACCTAAACAAGATGAAACCGACAGTTATCTATCCGATGTACCGTTAGGAGATTTGGGCTATGACTACTAAAAAACCGAAATCTTTGTATCCAGCAACCGAAACAGAGCAGATTAATGTAAACTTTGCGTTAATTGTTTTAATGAGCGTTTTATTTGGATTTGTATTAGCATTAATTGGGTTTGCAACTATGCACTACCCATCTATTCAGGGGGTGATTTAATGAATTTAGTATACAGGAGAATAACCGAAGAAGTCTACGAAGACGAGAACCTTGTGGAAATTAAATCTAACGATGACGAAATTAAAACTCTTCATCGTAGGATTGATTTATTACAAGCGGAAATTAATGAAATGAAATCTTTGTTAGTACAACCTGCAAAGACAACCGTTTCCACCGTTTCCACAACCCCAGTTAAAACAAGAACTGTTGCTGCTTGTAATCAGAAACCGTTTAAAAGGTTTGTTTACTCTAATTATGAGTTCCAATCAACCGCTCGATATTCAGGGAAAGTCTTATTTGATATTTCTGATGTTGTGAGATTATCTAAACTTATTGATAATGTAGAGAAGTTTCCGACAATGAAATTGTTAAAGGAGAATGTTGCTCCATTTATGGGTAATAATACTTTTACTAAACTTGTTTATAATTATCAGGAAGGATTTTTCAAGGATTATCTTTCAGAATATTATAAGAATGTTAAATTCACTATCTGCAATAATCACATTTGTATTGATGGAATGGATACCAAATTGCGTCCTGATGAGGTTTGGTACATTGTTAATTTAGTGATTAATTCCAATAATCATTATGAATGTGTTGATAATCTTGTTAAACAGTATTCAAAGACTAAACCTTTGTTTATCAAGATTATAACTGATTTTGCAAGTGATGGGAGATTGAGCAGACTGCTCCACCCTCCACTAAAACAGGTTAAAATTGAGAATAATCCTGAAAAAAGGAGAGAAATGGGCTTATGAATGATTTAGAAGCAAGAAAATTGGGTGCAATCTTGGAGGAGATTGCAACTCAATTAAAAATACAAAATGAGTTGTTAAGACAGATGAATGATAATTTAATTGATATTAAAGGAGGTATGCCTTAATGGGTATAGAAGAAGCGTTATTAAACGAAATGAGAGCAGAAGCGAATAAAGTAATGATTGAACGTATCAAAGATGGTAGAATTACACTTGACAATGATGTTATTCCCCCGTTCCTATCAGCAAACTTGGTATCAAATCCTCAAATGATTGATATACTTGAAGCAATGGCTGATTTGATTATGGAGGAAACAATGGAAAAAGAATACGTTGTCTTTTTCTTAAACAAAGTCAGAGAACTTGCAAACAAAGAAAGGAGTTTCTAAATATGGCAAGAAGACCTAAAAAAGAAGAAACTGCACCGATTGTCATTCACGATGAACAAGGGGGTATAATGGCTGAATATCCATCTGATTTGGTGGATACAATCAAAGCGACCGTAGCAAAAGGAGCTACCGATGAGGAACTTTATATGTTCCTCTCTATCGCTAATCAGTACGATTTAAACCCATTTATGAAGGAGATATGGTTCACAAAAATGCAAGGAGAAGTCGCTATAATGACTTCCCGTGACGGTTATAAGAAATTAGCCGAAAAAGAACCGAATTTCCGTAAATGTCAATCAATGGCAGTTTATGAGAACGATGAGTTTGAAATGGAGTTAGTAATGGGTGAAGTGATGAATATTACTCACAAATTCAAGCAGAACGATAGAGGAAATATTATCGGTGCATATGCAGTCTTAAAGACCACAGACCACGATAATTATGTGTCCTACGTTGATTTCAAAGAATATGACAAAAGAAATAACATTTGGAAACGTTATCCGTCCGCAATGATACGTAAAGTTGCAGAGAATGATGTTTACAAACGCTTTGCGAAAGTTAATGGGGTTTCAGATTTCGAGTCTATGCCTAACGGGTTCAGAAATGAACTTGCAGAGGAAGAGATGGATTTTAGTGAAGAATTTGAACCGATAGACATTCAACAAGTAATAGATGATACAATCGAAGAAAGTAAGGAGGAATAATTATGGCAGTAGACCCAAAATATGTAGAAGAAGTTAAAAACGAAGAAGAAAAAACCGATTTCACTTCCACTTTGGAAATGTTTGGAATTGAAGCGTCCAACGAGTCCGTCGGCAACGGAATAGACATTACTGGTTATATGGAAACCAAACTCCGTGATATGTATGATGGTGACGAATGTACTGGAAAACCCGTCTTATCTGACATTTATACTGTTGAGTTTAAGGACAAAAATACTGGGGAAACCATTGTAAACAATAAATTAGATTTATTACTCTTTGATGACAGTTATGAGGACGAAAAAGAAGTTTACACTTTCCCAATCAACTTAAACAGCGACAACATTGACTTTGAAAAACACATTGTCAAAAATGTAAACTCTGCAAGTGGATTGTATGCTCTCGCAATGGGATTTATGGACTTGGAAACTCCGGGTATCAGTAAAGCGTTCAATAAACTTGATGTTGTACCATATGTACAGTTAAAAAAGATTATTGAAAGTTATAAAACCGTGATGGTACAAGTTGTTGAAAAACAATTCAACAATAATTATTACAATAGTTTTAGAGTTGTAGAAGGTAAAAAAGAGTAGGAATGAGAAATGAACTGGGAAGAGCAAGGTAAAAAACTGGTGGACGTTTTAACACCGGTTTATAAACCGCAGAGCGAAAGAAAACTCTTTAAAAGTATCATAAGTGCTTTATATCATAATACTTTTGAGATTGATGACGCTGAAAAGATGATAATGAGCATTTATGATAATCTTCCCGACCATCGATTTGAACGTTCTGAAATCTTCAAACTATTAGATGATGTATTTATGGGAGAAGAAACTTCAAATGGAGGAATATCCTCCCTTGAAGACATCTTAACCATTGACTATGGTAATAAATCTGCACGTAAAGCTGTAAAAAAAATCAAAAAAATCATAAGTCCTGCCGAGTCTATGGGAAACTTTGAAATCACCGATAATTCTTGGATCAGGATTGATTTTGTTAATAATGAAGTGGATTATGAGTCTGTGTCTTTGGTTAAGAATGAGCGTGTTGTTTCTTCTTCAAAGATTTTGTTATGTAGACCGTATAAGGTTGTAGTTCACGAAGACCCTTTGTATGATGGGCAACGTGAGTTTACGATTACTTGGGTTACTACAAACAATACATATTTCACTACACGTAAAACTACTATCTCTGCGATGGAGTCCCAGTTATATGATAGTGGATATGTAGTTAATCAGAAACATTTGAAGACTGCTATGGCAAGTGTTATTCAATTGTTTGTAGCGAATGGTGTAGCAGAAATCCAAAATGAAATACAAGCAAAAGGTTTCTATGTGAGTAAATCTAATCAGTTGGTTATGGTTGATTATGAGTTGAAACCAGTTGTTAAATCAGAAGTTGAGTCTGCTTTGGATTTGATTGAGGATTTGAGGCATTTTTTTATAGGTCACGAACCGAAACTTGCTACTACATTGAAGCACGGAATGATAGCTCCATTTGGTTTCGCAAAGAAACAGTTAGGTTTGCCATTGGAGTTGTTAATTCCTTATTTGTATCATTATGGGAAAGCAGGGTCAGGTAAGACTACTATTGCCCGTATTGGTTTATGGTTTTACGATAAACCTCAAATGGACTTTAATGACATTGGAGGAACTGAATTTGATACCGTTCCAAGAATTGGAGAACAGTTGCGTAAATCAACATTTGGTTTGTTGGTAAATGAACCTGAAACAAGTTTGTCAAAGAAATCCTGTGCAGCAACATTAAAAACATCAGTTGAAAGGACAAACGCAAGACAGCGTATAAGTGGAAATCGTATGGAGCATATCCTTGCTTTATCTACTGTTAGTTTCGCTTCAAATATTCCTTTACCAAATATTGAGGGTTTACCACGTCGGTTTGTTCAAATATTGTATAGTTACAATGAGAAGAAATCCGATGAGGAAAAGGAAGCGTTTATGAAACATTTTAAATTAAACTCTCCTGACGAATGTGAGTTCAACAAACTTCAATTCTTGGCGAATTTTGTTGTCAAACAGATAGATAATGAGATTGATTTGTTAAAACTTTCTTGGAAAGAGTTAGGAAATGAATTAATCAATCGAGCATATGACTATGTTGGGCGTGAAGTACCTATTTGGTTGCTCCAATATGTTGAGTCCGTGACAGAGGAAGACCTTGATGATGAGGAAATTGAGGACATCAGAATATTTTTCTTAAATGAAATCAATAAACAATCTTCTCAAATCAAATTATACTCATCAGAGGACGGACGTAGTTTAAATCAAGATGTATTTTATACAGAAGAGGTTAAAACAAGTGAGGACTTTGAAGAGAGAGTTTGGAACGTTTTAAATGAGGGATTAATCCCATTTATGGTTACTCACGAAAATCGTGAGGGAATACGTGAAGTCTGTTTCCTAAATGGTTTGAAAAAAGCATTGAACGAAGCGAATATTGCGTGTTACTCTATCCCTTCTACTGCGGAACTGCTTGGTTGGGATACAGGATATACTAAAATCAATGGGAAGTCCAGTCGATGTATGAAAATTAATTTCAGACGATTTGTAAGGTTCTTGTATCCTTCTTTGGAGGGTCTTGAATGATTAATTGTGATTTTGAGCGATGTACTGACAAGTGTACTTATTATGAGTCTTGTATACTACATCACCCATCACATTTTAATCAACTTCAAGTCGAAGAGGAATTAAAATGGAATGTCAATCGATTAAATGAATTGACAAGAGGGATTAATCAATATAAACAATCGCTCTATGAATATGATAGGTTGCCTGATGAGGTGCAGAAATACTTGTCACGTGAAAAACTACAAGACCTGATCCGTAAGAGTGAGCTTGAAAAACAGGAAGTTCAATCAACAATCAGGGAATTGCAAATTAAAGAGTTAAACATTAGAAAAATTTTACAGAGAAGAAAGGGGAATTAGTTATGAATTTTGTTGTAATAGAGAATAAGGAGTCTAATGTGGATATGGGGTCTTTTGAGGACGAGTATTTACATTCTACTATTATGAATGAGGAATTAAGGGTTAAGTATGGTTTATCTAAATTAGAGTTTCGTAATTTGACTCAAAAGATTAAAGAGCGTCTTGGTGTGAGTCGCAGACCGAATGTGGCTGCCAAGTATTATTATGTGCATTGTAATGCGTGGGTTATTCATAGGAAAATTAATGGGGAATTAGTTTACTATGGGCGTATTCCGTTTAGTATGGGGGAGGAAACTTTAAATCAGGCATTACAGATTTGTGAAGCGAATAACTGGGAATGTGAAAAATGTAAGAAATTGATTAGGGAGTTGAAACAATGCAATTAGAACCTACTCTTGAAAAAGGTTACATTATTGATTGTGATTATTTGATACGTGTGAGGGATTATCATCGTTTAACTCCGTTGATTATTGTTGAGGTGGATTTGTGGGACGAGTTATAGATGTTGAAGAGTTTCGTAAGGATTTAAGGACTATGTCGCTTGAAGATACTCTTATCAAGCATAATGTGTCTTTGGAGGAAGCAATGGACTGTATGCCGAAGACGTATACAAAACCTAAACCTAAAAAGAAACGTTTAAAGAATGTGGATAGGTATATTCAAGAGCGTGATGGTCGCTTTTATCTTCGGAAATGGATTAATGGTAAAACATTAATGTTCGGGACTTATAATAGTCTGAATGACGCTAAAAAAGTCAGGGAACATTGTGAAAAACACGGGTGGAAACAAAATTGTATTAAACAGTATTGTGAAGAGCTTGGGATTGAACTGATTTCAGTTCATAAAACAAAGGAGAGATACGAATGAACATTGTAGTTAATGGAGATGTGGTTATTTATGAAAACACTTCTTCTAAAAAGTCTGTTAAGGATATACGTGTTTCTTCTCAATTAAGTAAAGTTAAGCAGAAAGTAAAAAGCAGAGATGGTCTTTGTCAATGTTGCGGAGAGGACGCTAATGGGCATTTAGAAGTCCATCATATCCTCCCCGTTGCAAAATACAAAGATTTGGCTTGTGATATGAATAATATGATTAGTTTGTGTCAGAAATGCCACGCAAAGTATCACGATTTGTATCCGCAGGTGAATGCTGTTACTTTTAGCGATTATATGAAAAGATATGCGAATAGGAGGGGTTAAATTATGCCAAATAGTGCAGAAATGGAATTAAGAGCATTACATAACACAATAGCTGAAATTAAAAGACAAATGCAAGACTGTGTGAATGTAAAACACTATGAAGAGTTACAAAAACAATTAAACGAATTTGAACAGATGAGAATTGACTTATTAAAAAAAATGGAAGTGGAATTATGAGTTTTATTATTGATAAAATTGATTTAGATAATAGATTAGTTGTTAGGGAGAAATCTACTGGTTGGTTTTTCCCTGTTGAGTCTAAAATCCAAGCAGAAGTCTTATGTGATAAATTTAACGAAATTGAAAACAAACCATTGGATTTACATAAAAATTTTGAGGAATGGGACAAATACATTGACAATGTTATTATCGGTGAAAAAAACTTAATCAATCTCAAACAAGAATTTGAAGAACAATCACAAGAAATAATCGCAAATACTGACTTCAAAGAACTTTACGGAGCAAACAATCAGAAAGTAAGAGATAATCATATTAAAAAAGAATTATCCGAACTTACTGAAACAATCAATGATACCAAACTCAAAGTAGAGTATGCAAAAATGAGAATAAGTTTCCTGAAACGCTTAATCGATATGAAAACAGAACTCATCAAATACGGAGAAGACAAATGAGTAGATACAATGTTAAAAAAATCTTGAAAAAAATCCGCTATGGGGTCGGTGATTTCAAATATCAAATTGTCACTTCGGATCAGGTTGTCTGTGATGACATCAGCAATGAGGAGTTGGCAATTGAATTATGTAGGGAGATGAACCGTGTATGTCAGACAAGATAAAAGTAGTGTGTCAATCTACTGCTGAACGTGAACAGGAAACACGTGAGTTGTTTGAAGCTTGTGTTCCTTATCTTGATAAGGGTATTGGTTTGGTTAATGCGATTATGATTGTTAAGGATATTCCTTATAGGCATTTTTATAATATGGCGTGGTATAAGGAGGTTAAAGCGTATGCGGAGAGTCAGGGGTATGAAACTCGTAAGATTGGGGGTCAGGGTGGTTTGAAGCCTTATGCGAGGGTTCATAAATGAAGCGTGACCGTGAGTATTGTAGTTGTGGGTATTCATTTATCCCTTCTACATTTCAGCGTATCAGAATGTTATTGAATGATAATGAATTAACTGTTAGATGTCCGAGGTGTCAGGCAGAAATGACATTACAGTTATCAAACTTTGTTTATGTGAAAAAAAGGAAACAGACAAGGGATATGAGTATTTGGAGGAAAGGATAATGAGTGAAAAACAATGGCTAAATTTAGATAAAGTATTAGATTGGATATTCCCTTTGTTCTTGATTGAGGTTTTTGTATTTGGGAATATTTGTTTAATTATATTCGTATTACAAGAGTTGGGAGTGATTTAATGACAGAGAATAATTTTGAATGTGGTAAATGTGGTTATTTTGATGGAATGTGTTGTCGGAAAACTGGTGAAGATAGATATGAAGATGAAATCGTAAATGATTGCACATATTTTGATTTAAGTATTTACTATGGTGGTTAAATGACTGAAAAACGAGAGTATAGTTTATGTATTGACTGTAAGCATCAAGATGGCACTTGGGTATCTGATAGAGAAGTAGATACTTGGTGTAATATAAAAAAAGGAATTGATTGTGATGAAGTATTTGAATGTGATATGTTTGAGGGGGTTTGAATGACTGAAAAACGATTTGTTGATGATGGATTTGAAGCGATTGATGAACAGAGTTTTACAGATACTGAAACCGATAAAACTTATTATGTTGATTACTTTGATGAAATTATTGATTTATGTAATGAGTTAAACGATGAAAATCAAAGACTCAAAAAGGAACTGGAAGAATGCAAGAATAATAAATTATTCAGTCGCAGAGAACTTGAAAGAGAAAACAAGGAACTCAAATATCATTTAAACAGAACAGAAAAAGAATTAAAAGAATATAAAGAATTTATGAGTTTAGGGTGATTTTGAATGACTGAATTTACTATTGGTAATATTTGTAAAGAAGTGCAAAGAATAAGGTTTGATTTGGAAAATGAAGATGTTGCAAGTGCAATTAAAAGATGTGATAATCTTGATGAGTTATTATGTGAAATTGAAGATGGAAAACATACATTAGTTATAGGAGATACTGTAATTACAATAAATTAAAATGGTGATGTGGAATGACTGAAAATCAATTAACTTACTATAAAGGTCGGCATAAAAATCCACGATGGATACATTACAATAAAAAATCTAAAAAATATACTATTAATCGTGTTGTTCATAATTTCAGAACTTATTTCGGAAGTTATGATACATTAGAAGAAGCCGAACGAGTTGTTGAATTTTTGAACAAAAATAATTGGGATAAAAATAAATTAAAGGAGATTGAGAATTGACTGAAAAACGATTTATACTTGATGATGATGGAATAGTTACTGATATGCTTGATTTATCTATGTATATAGATAATGAAGATTGTTGTGAGAAGTTGAATGAGTTACACGAAGATGTGGAAAGACAAAGAGAATTTAAATTTAGTGCTATTAGACAAGCAAATCGTATAGATAAAGAAAATGAGCAGTTAAAAGAACGGAACAATCGACAAGCCAAACAATTAGATAATATCTACCAGTTAATCGAACAGAGAGATTGGAGAGCATTATCTGACATATTAAATGACTTCAAAAAAGCAGAAGAACAATTACAAAAAGAATGGAAGTGTTACGAATGACTGAACGATTCATAATCGATGATGCTGGGACACTAATAGATATGCAGACAAGAGATACCTATGATTATGTATCCGATGTATGTGGACTCTTGAATGTGTTACATTCACGAAATAAAAGACTTGAAGAGAAAATACAAAGAGAACGAACCTCATTTACAAAAACACACGAAAGATGGAGTAAAGAAGCCGAAACGAAAATCAAAGAATTATCAGAAGAGAATGAGCATATCAAACAAACAATCAAAAACATGATGGAAACTGAAAGAACAGAACTCGGACAATCAGTCCTCCGACAATTAGGGGAAGCGATACAATGACTCAACTACAATTTGGACAACAATATTGCAATACTTGTAAACAATACAATCCTCAAAGTATGAGAAACAACTGGGACGGTTGCAAATTACACGGTACCATTGTCTTACCATATAGTCACGCTTGCAGATATTATGAAAAAAAGGAGAAAGAACAATGAACGAACCATACAGTATAAAAGGAACACTAGTAAAAGACCACATACACCACAAAAGCTACAACATGACCAGCAAAATCGACGCAGAAAACCTCTACAATACACTAACCACCTACCACAAAATACACATCCTAAACAAAAACATAGAAACACAATACGACAACATAACCAAACAAATAATCCAACTACAACTATCAGTTAAGATATTGGAACATGAAATCAACACACTCCAGGAAGTGGTCACAAAATGCAAGTCACAATAGATTCAAGAGAACAAACCAGAATAGACTCCGCCAAGAAATGCTTCAAAGAACAAGGATTAGAAGTAACTGTTGAAGAACTGGAAATAGGAGACTACATCTTCACTGATGGCAAAAACGAAGTATGCTTTGAATTCAAACTAACAAGCGACTTCATAGCATCAATACAAGACGGAAGAGTCTTCAACCAAAGCATCGAAATGGCTGAAAACTATGATTACGCATTCGTAATAATCCATGGAGACCTACCAACAAGAAGCAAATGCATAGCAATGAGCAGAAACTATCATGAAGTGAATGTCTTCCAATACATCGGAGCAATAAGCAGCTTAAACCGTTACGTCACAGTACTACAATGTTACAGTCCATTCATAAATGAAAGTTACTACACCATGATGACACAAGCCAAGAAGTGTTTATCCAATAAACCAATAGTAAAGAAATTCCCCAGGAAACACCGAAACCCAGCAATGAATTACTTATGCTACTGTGTATACGGTTTGAATTATAAAAGAGCTGCTGAGATAGTGGAAAACCTAGACTTACATACCCTGGAAGACCTACTACTATTAGACTGTGAACAATTAACACGAGTTCCTGGCATCGGACTGAAACTAGCAGCTAAAATAATCAAGACAATTGAAGATGACAGTTATGAGGATTAAATCTATTCAAACCAAATATGGAACAATAACTGAAAAACATGGATGGTACTATGTCAGCAGTAACGAACATGGACACAGAGTAATATTCGAAGATTACCATAAATGCACCTTACTTCCATGGGCAAACATCCATCACAGGAACTTCAACAAACATGACAACCGAATAGAAAACCTCCAACTACTCAGTGCATCTGAGCATCAGAAAATCCACAAAGCAATCTACCGACCATCAGAACAACACAAACAAGCCATAAGCAACGGTTTAAAAGGCAGAAAACTGGATATAATCCATCGAATAAACTTAAGAAGGAGTAAAAAACGATGAGTATTAACCAACTAATAAACAAATACTATAAACCTGATGGGAAAAACAAAACAGGAACAATACGAGTAAACAAAGCAGAAAAACACACACCTGAATACAATAAAAAACTAAAAAGAGAACAATACCGTAGAAACAGACACTTAATACTGGACCAACTACTACTTGAAATTCCTTTTACATTAGAACCAAACCAGGTTACTCAAATAAGATACTGGATAGACAAATTCAATGATAATTTCAAAGAATTTCACTACAACAGCAGCAACGAAACAATCATATTAGCATTTATCATGATACAGTGGAAACAGAAATACCCAAAATTATATGTAGCTAATATGCCAATCTGCAAAGAATACGAACTCACAACACCGAAATTCGAACTAATACAAAACAGATTAATATTCCAATTAATGAAAACTACTGAATTAACATATAACCAAAGCAAATACGTTAATCATAACCTATTGGAGAAAAGCCACTATGACTAATAATATAATGAGGAAGAGTGAAATGGAGAAATGGAATAACCCACGTTTATTCTACTTAAACTCCATCACAAAACCCTTACCTACTACATGCCCTGAATGTCATGGAGACTTAACCACCAATGATGATCAGGATGAAACACTATGCAGTAGTTGTGGTTTAATAGTTTCAGCAAGTATTGAATATGTTGCTGGAATTCGTATAGATCTTCCTTACGGTAGACATTAAATTGGAATGTTGTAGTATAGGCTGGTGCGTACAAATATTTTTATATCATAATCAATCATAGGCAATCTTGTATTTCGGTTTTCTTCTGTGTTACGTATATTTTATCGTTTTTTCGTATCTCTTGGATTTAATTTCGATTTAACCTTCCAAATAATATCGTATTTGAAACACTCTATTTCGTTTTTTATAAAACTACCATAAATAAAAGAGCATTTTAGCTAATTTCATTAAAAAATAATACTGGTAAACCTACAACTATTAATGTCTACTATTTTTCATTTATCATTTATATATGCAGGTTAAAAGATTCATAAACTGGAACTATGGACCACTGTTCATGGTTTTTAAATATAACTAACTATCCTTCTACAAATGGTGTGAAAACAAAAAAAGAATGTGCAACTCATTCTACCTGCCATGACTCACACCACAAAATATGCCTTGTACAAGAGAATTGTACCAGGAAATAAAGTATTTGTAAATCTCTAATTTCAAGTAAAGATAATCATTTTATTATCTCTACAATTGTGACTAATGGTGCAATAACTGGGGTGCAACTCCCCAGCAAGGCAATTCTTTTATAAAACTAATTTTACGAGTTGATCAACAATGAACCCTGACATAATAGGAAACCTAACAACAATAATAAAAATAATAATCATGACTATTGCTCCAGCAATAGCAGTATACATTGGAACTGATGAACAAACCGTAGCAGCATTCTTAACTGCAATACTCACATTCGCATTGGCAATAATAGATGCACGTTACCCAAACAATTTCGGTGATAACAAACCAGTTGCAGCAGAATCAGAAATACTCAACGATGAGTACGTAACTGGTGATGAGGATGACAGCCAATGAATGCTACCGAGAAGACCAACTACAAGGTCAATCTAGGAAAATCACAGAACTAGAAGCACGTGCAGATTTCAAAGACAAACGGATAGATGAACTATATCTTAAAATGGAAAAAATAGAGTTAAAGATGGATAAATTGAATGAAAACGTTAACGCATTACTATTACAATCACAACAAGGTGACACTGACTTAGAACTACGATTAAAAGCAATAGAAACAGAACTAGCCTTGCAAAAACAAACCAACATAGACAATCACAACCGTGTAAGCAGCCTATTAGCAGTAGTAGGAGTTGGTTTAACACTAATTACAATACTAATAAATGTTTACTTCAATATGATACATTAAAAACAAAAAAACTAGAACTGGGAAGGATGGTTTATATTATGCAAATAGAAACAGTTAAAATCACGGAGTTAATAAGCCCTGACTACAACCCAAGGCACATAACACCTGAAGCAATGGAAGGGTTAAAACAATCTCTAAAAGAATTCGGATATATAACTCCAATCATAGTAAACCGACATAATAACCACATCATAGGTGGAAATCAAAGATACGAAGCATTAAAACAACTAGGATACGAAACCGTTGATGTAATCTACACTACTATTACAGATATTAACCGTGAAAAAGCATTAAACATCCGACTAAATAACAACAGGGGAGACTGGGATATAGGAAAACTAGACACTATATTCGAAGACCTGGAACTAACAGGATTCGACTTAACACTAACAGGATTTCAAACAGAAAACCTACAACCAATCAAAACAGATAATGAAATTCCAAGTAATGAAACAATCACTGCTGACATAAATACTGGATTAAAAATTGAAAATAAAAAACCTGAAGTAGCAGCTGAAAAACCTAAAACTACTCCAGGACCTACTGAAAATAATGCTGAAAACATAATGATCTGTCCACATTGTGGACATGAAATAAAATTAAAAAAATGAAATTTAATGAAAAAATGTGAAAAAAAGACTGATTGATATGGAAGAATGCTACTGGGAGCAACCATTACTCGGTAAAAATGGAAGTACTGAAAATGGAACTCGAAAATATAGAGATGTGTATTTTAACCATAATGGACACATCACTTGTGAACAGATAGCTAAAATGTTTGATACAGATAAAAGAAACATTGAGAACCATAAATCAAATTATAACTGGGATGGCGTATTAGCTGATAAAAAAGCATATCTTCAAAGGAAACGTGATGAGAAACGTGAAGAGAATTATCAGAAACATATTGATAAAGATTTCAAAAATGCTGATACAGTATTAACCATTAAATATGCTCAAATTCAAATGGCAGCTATCAAAGTTGGTCTTATGAAACCAAATGGTATGATTATACCTGAAGAGTTAACTTTCAAAGAAGCATGGAAAACCATAGACAATACTGATGTTAAAACATTACAAACTGTTATTATGCGTGACCTGGAAAAAGCTGGAAACATCAATGATAAACAAGTACATAATGTACATGGTGAAATGGATTTAACTCAAACAATCAAAGATGCAGATAATACTGCAAGCATCGATGATTTATTTGAATTATACAAAGAGGATGAGGAGGAATCCATGAATGGAAATGACACCAAATGATTATAAAAAAGAACTCAACCTCAACTACCAATTCTATAAAACACTATTAGATAAAACAATCTACCATAACCCTTACATTGAATTAGATCCATACCCATTACAAACATTTCCAATCATTGAAGCTAACAAACCAACAACAACCTATAATGATGAATTAATAGGTGCTGGAGGATTCGGTGGAAAAACAATACTAGGTGCAATGTTAGCAGCACAATACCTAGAACATAGTAAATACCAATGCCTGGTAACAAGATTACACTACCAGGAACTAACTGGACCAAATAGCATATGGAGTATACTAACTGAATGGTGCAATACTACATGTGAAATAAACAGTACGAAATTATACATCAAATCTCCAGCAGGAGCATTAATTCAATTCAAAGCATTTGACCATGAAAAAAGAAAAGAAAAAGTCAAAAGTGAATCATACACCAGGATAGTAAATGATGAGGCTTCCGAATTAAAAGAATCAATACTAAGATTCCTATTCCGAAGTTTACGTAAAGAAAAAAACAATCCACTCCCATTAAGTTTCATAAACTTATCAAACCCTGGTGGAGACAGTACTGAATACTTAGCAGACACTTATGTTAATGGAGATAAACCATACTTCGCATTAGATTGGAGACACAACCCATACATAGACAAAGAACAATATAAAGCAAGTCTTGAAAACCTGGATTATATCGACCAACAATACCAACTACACGGTAACTGGAATTACAAACCAAAAGTTGGTGACTTACTATCACGTGCTGAAGGAGAGGCACAGCTAATAACTAACTTAACTACACCATTATACTATGAAATCATAGGCATTGACTTAGCTGGAAAAGGAAAAGACATGTTTGCTGTAGTTTGCTATGATTACTTAGCTAATGGATTGGAGTATATTAAAGATTTCAATCAAACTCAATCACATAACCCTGAATCATTACTATTAGATTTCATTGTTAAACATAATCCCAATCCCAACCTTCCAATGACTAGTGTAATAGTTATAGAACAAGAAGGTGGTGGAAGTCCTGAATATGCTAAAAAATACTTTAAGGACATGATTAACGATTATGGTTACAACATACCTGTAATACTGAAAAAACCATCAGGAAGCAAATACCAAAGAGCAAGACCATTAATGCACAGCATAAAATATGGGAATACTAAACTAAACCAGGAATCAGAATACATGGATGATTTCATAGATGAGGGCATACAATTATCACCTGATGGAAAAGGTAGAAGTCCAAACCTGGTAGATAGTGCAAGTTTAGCAAGGAATTATTTACATACTGATATTTTAGGAAATACTACAACAGTTACTGTTGGAGCAAGAATCGGAGGATAAAAAGATATTTATGATTATAACAGGAACACCAGTAGATAATCGTATTGCACGTGTAGAAAAAAGCATAGCAAACAATCTACAAAACAAAAACTTATTTCAAAGTGAAAATAAGGACACTGCAAGTAATGTAATAGAATTAAAACCACCAATACCAATGAGTGATTGTTTATTCGTATTTGAAAACTCATCACATGTAGCAAAAAGTTGCAGGATATTAGCTGCAGACATCATTTATAATGAAATCACATTAACCTATGATACAATAGAGGAACCAACAGAGCATGAAATCAACAAGTTAAACAAAATCAATAATTACATCCATGACAATATAGATGAGTTCTATAACATGGCAGTAGATTGGTATTATGCAGGATGGTGTGCAATGGAATACACCTGGAATAATGTCAGTTTCAAACTAAAACAAATTCCAATCCATTCATGTAAAATCATCAAAGTTCCACTTCAAGGTTTCACAGTATACCTATTGAAACAACAAATCAATAGTACCACTAAATACTTTAAAATCATGGGTGAAACTTATCCTGATGATCTACTTTATTATGGTGGTGAAAAATTAGGTTATGCCTCCTTGATGGGTGGTGACAATATCTACCAATTTTTCAGCTTACCAAAATGGATACAAGATTATAAGAAAATACTCACTGAAATTGCAATCAGTGCAAGTGATTATAAAACCGTATCCAATGGTAACATTAGTAGTGGTGTATTGAATATTAACCTGGAGCCTCAATTGAAACCACCATTACAATATGACCCTAATAATGGTGAAGTGATACCACAGGATAACATCAAATCAAGAGAAGAAGTGATTAGTGAGGAATTACAATCTGCAAACGGTGGAACTGCAGTAATATTCACTGAATCCAACAGACCATTAAACATGGATTACGTAAGCTTAGCAAATAACAATCACAGTTACTTATCTGACTTAAGCTACAAATGCCAACAAGCAGTATTAAACGATTACAACATACCATTAGTACGTTTAATGATTAACAGTGAAAAAGAATCCATGAATAGTAATAAAACACAGTCAATATGGGAAATATACACATTAAACTTACAAAACGAACAAAAACCATTCAAACTATTCATAAGAGAATTAATCCAGGACCTATATGATATTGATGTTACTGTTGAAATCAGTACTCCAATATTCAGTGACAGGCGTGAAATTGAAGTAGGTTTAATCAGCCAAGCTTGGAATGATGGAGCATTAACCTTGAAACAGTTTGTCACAGGTTTAAGTGAATACTTAAAAGTGATTGACTTGAATGAATATGATTTCACAGTTAACCCTGAAATATGGGATTACAGGAAAATAGACAATCCTCAAAACATTAGTCCTGATGACCTCGCACTGATAGATGAAGTGGAGGCACAGTTAAATGAGATTAACTAACAAGCATGACATTAAAAACTATCTCGGTAACCGTAGAATAGCTGTAATTCAAAAAGCACACTACACTACACATACATTAATCCAATTCGTAAACAACCGTTTAATAGATAAAAAGATAATGGAATGGAATAATGAATACACTACTGACATAAGAGACCCTTTTAAACAAGAGAATATTGAATCACAACTCTCAGGTTACAATGTCATGGCAACCAGCAAAGACTTACAAAGAATACTAAAACACAGTGCAATTCAACGTAATAGTTTCACTGAAAACGAAGCCAGGAAAGTAATACAATCAACTGCTGGAGACCTAACCCAAATAGAAGCCCAAAGAATAGTGAAAAACTTAGACTATGTTGGAAATGTCCTGACTAATGCAGATGTGAATATTAAGAAATATGAAGCATTAATAGAGAAGCTGCCAAACAGGACCAGCCGTAGTGAAATATTGAATCGTTGTACTAATGCTGCTGAACATGAGCTTGTACCAACACAAAGGCAAAGATGGTTAGAACGAAACTTAGCACGTGGCGAATCATACAATAAGAAATACAGTTACAAAGAACTAAACCAATTGTCACGTGACCTGGAGCGTTATAAGACACATCGTTTAGATTATGAAAAAAGCATTATTGAAAATAAACAAGCATTCCGTGAAGGATACGAAGCAGTGAATCAAACCAAATCCTGGATATGGTCCACATTGGAAAAAACCAGGCATCAAGAAATGGATGGAGAAACAGTACCATTAACCAGTAAATTCGAAGTCACCAACGAACAAACTGGAGACACTGATTACTTACTATTTCCTGGAGATGTCAGTAATGATCATAACAACTGCAGCAACATTTGTAACTGTGGTTGCACTTATGAAATCAATAACTAATTTTTATGTAAAATCAACCTTAAAAGGAGACAATGGTGAGCGTGTTACTATGTAAACAAAAAGCATTATACGTTAAATGTTGTATTATAGCAAATGGTGTAACTGATAGCCAAGGAGACACATTATATGCTGAAGACATTAAAAGAATCTTCACATCATTTAACAATCAAGATAATTTTGAAGTATACCACAATGAACTACCTATTAGTGAGGTTTCATTGCTTGAAAATTATATATCAAACGCTGATGAAACGATTGGTACAGCTGTAGTGCCTCGTGGAAGTTGGAATGCAGTAATAAGAGTTGACAATCCTGACATTAAAGAAAGATTGTTAACTGGTGAATTTAAAGGTGTTAGCCTTAACAATAGAATAGCTGAAAAATGCCGTGGAAACCTAACAGGAAACGTGCGTTACCAGGATGTCGGTAATGCTGAATGTTTCATACCATTATTCATTAGTTTCGTAGAAGCTGGAGCTAATGGTTATGGATTACATGTTATGGATTATCCAGCATATGTAATGAAAAGCAAATCTATTGAATTAAATAATGGAGCAGATGACATGGATTTAAAAGAATTCTTAGATGGTCTCAAATCCTTAATTAAACAAGCAGAAGACACACCTGAAGAAGAAGCTCCTGCTGTTGAAAAAGAGGATGAAGACCCACAACCTGAAGAAGAACCAGTTGTTGAAAAATCCGAAGAAGAAGAGGAAGCAGCAACTGAAGAAGAAGTAGTTGATGAAACCTCCACCGAAGAAGAACCTGAGGAAGAGGAAGCTACTGTTGAAAAAGCAGAAGATGATTTCGATGCAAGATTAACACGTATCGAAGAAATGTTAGCAAAAGCATTTGGTGAACAAACTGAAGAGGATGCTGAAACCCCTGACCCTGAAGTAGAAGAGGAAAATGAGGACACTCCAAAAATCACTAAATCAGAAAAAGTAGTGCTAACTACTCAAACTGCAAGTCAAACTAACTATTACGAAATGACTGGAAGAGATCCAATTACTGGTTGTAAACTTAGAAAATAAAACCTAAAATTTATTATAATTAAAACAAAAAAAGAGGAGAGTACATCTTTATGATAACCCAAGCAGACATTAAAGCAAACAAACCTGTTATTGTAAAATGGGATAAACCATTAACAAGCAATGGTGTAGTAACTGATGGAGTATTAGCTGGACAAGCTCAAGAATTCATCACTAGAATCGAAGAAGAATCTGAATTATTAGGACAACTCCGTTACATTGAAATGGAAGGAGAAACCCAAGACATTCAAGCATTAAGAGTAAGAGCTGAATTACAAAACATGAATAAGATCACTGGAACTGTAGGCGCACAAGTAGCTGACATCACTACTTTAACTGAAACCACTCCAGGAATTCTTAAGAATACTTTAGAAGCTCAACCTTTCACAGCTTACTGTAAAATTCCTAAAACTTTCTTAAAAACTAATATTGAAAAAGAAAACTTCATTGCTAAATATGAATCTTTATTAGTTCCTTCCTGTGCTTTCAGTGCAGAACAAATCGCTATATTTGGTAAGAAAACTTTAGCTGATGCAAAAGGTATTCATGCATTAAAAGGTATTCTTGCACAATTAGATGATGTTAAAACTGCATGGACTAGTGGTCACAGTACAGATCCTAAAATCCCAATGGGTGAATACACTGCTATTAACGCTGGTGTAGGTTACGAAATCTTACCACAAATCGATGCAATGTTAACTCAGTTCACTTACCAAAGAGGTAAAAGGAAAAACGCTAATATTTATGTTTCCTCCAAATTAGAATCTGCTATGATTGCTGAAGCAAGTAAACGTGAAACCGAAGGTGGTGACAGATTATTCTTCAACGATAACGGTAACATGGTCTTCAGAGGCAGAGAAGTTATTCAATTAGATGCATTAGACAACCCAGTAAACAGTTACGCTGATGTTGTAATCATTGCAAACCCTGACAGTATTGGTTACGGTCCAATCATGGAAGCTGAATCCGAAGCTGAATACAAAATTGAATTAAAATCTTACTTAACCAGTGTTGATTGGATGTTCGATGTAGCTATCATCTTCCCTGAAGATGTTTTATACGCTGATGTTGATTATACTGCAAAGGAGTAAGTTCATCTTCCGATAATGACAGTAACGAAGATGATACAACTGAAACTGTCAATATTTCAGTTACTGTAACTGATGGTACTGACCCAGTGAAAGGAGCGATTGTTACTATTGGTGGTCAATCATGTGCTAATGGAACTGGTGATGCAGGAGGTTGTACTGTAAGTGGTGTTGCTATTGGTGAAGGTGTTGAAGTCACTGTAACCTGTGAGGGTTATGTTGATTACACTGCTACTGAGGACATTACTGCAGAAACAACTACCATGTCAATTACATTAACTGCCTCATGATGATGGAGAATAATACTATTCTCCGTTATTTCTTTTTTTAAATTAACACAACTTTTAATTATATAAGACTAGTAGGTGATTTATCCATGACTAATGATGTTACATATAGCAGTACAATTGAAAATTGGATAATTTCAAACCTAGATGGATGGCGAATCGAAAACCAAACTGAAGAACCTGAAACTACTACTGAAATTAACCCATACATGACAACTGCTGAAGCAAACGAAAAAGCCAATAAAGTAATCACCAGTAATGAATGCCAATTATTCTATGAAGAAACATTAGATATGGCATACATGCATACTAACAGATTAAACATTGATGACTTAACTGAAGTGGAATCAAGAGTATTCCTAAGAGCCGTGTGTAAATGGACAGCCAGTAACTTATGGAATAAATATAACATTCGTGTAAATAATGAGGACCTGGAAGACACTTACATACAATCCTACGGTGGATTACTCTATCATTCAGCAATAAAAACCTTATCTCAATTCATTAATCAAAGAGTAAAAAGCATGACAAATCTCACTGGAGATACTGAAGACAATAATGATTTATGGATAGTGTAAAGTTATGTCAGGATTCATACCAGACCTTACTACACGTGTAAGTGTTGAAATAGATACAACTGACATTAATGATGCTATCAGTAGAATCTCAGGTACAATACTTGAAGATGTATTTACAGAGGAATTGGAAGATGCTAAGAATACATTGGAAAACTTGAAACAACCATTAACTCAGGCAGTGGCTGAAGGATTGCAATCAAACCAGGAAATGATAATCTCATCCAAACATTCCATTAGTAATATGATGGCTAATAGTGTAGACCTCTCCAATGATGGAGATGACATCCTGGTTGGAAATACTGCTATGACTGTTGATGGATTTCCATATCCATTAGCTATTGAAACTGGAAGTAAGGACCATTGGGTTGCTCCAGTAACATTTGATGTTTTACACTGGACAGATGGTGGTAAGGATTACTACAGTAAAGGACATATGGTTAGTGGAATCACAGCAGATCCATTCGTAGAACCAAGTATTGAAAACACCATGTGGGATATTGATGAAATTTTTAGTGATTTATAAAATGGAGAGATAATTTTTATGACTGATACTGATATGACTTCAGATATACTAATCTACAATGTATTGCATTCCTGTGAAGATGAATTCATACAGAAATGTAACTTGAAATTCATAGACCAATCCGTTCCAGCACAGGAAGATGACACTATCTACATAGCAGTTATCGACTTGGAAACAAAACAGGAATTATTCAATGATACAGAATACAGGGCATTAGTTAACATTTATGTGAAAACCAAAGATACTGATTACATTAGTGGTTCAAGGTTTCTTCGTACTGTTATCAAACATATTAAAACTGTATTACGTAATGATGAGGAATGTAAAAGTAGAAAAATCGTATTCAGAAACACTACCTATGAATATGGTAGTAAATACACATTAAAAGGAATGCATTTAATAGTTCAATTACTGGAATACGAAAGCAAATCCTCAGATGTGGAATTTGAATGTGTTAATTTAAATGATGACTTTGATATTGAAATACAATAAAAGGGGCATTAAATAATGGCTAAGAAAAAAGAAAAAGAACCAACTTTCAACTGGAGAGATTCATTACATGAAATGGAAATCCCACAAATGCTAAAAGCTGGTATCAAATATTACATTGAAATCAATGACTTAACTCCAAAAAACAATAAGGACCTGGAGAAAATCATTGATGATTACAGTAAAATAAAACTAGGAGAATAAAACTTATGACAGCTAATATTCCTAAAATACAAGTTTATAATAAGAAAAACCCTGTCAATGCTATTCCTGGAATGGCTGGTAAAATTGCAGTAATCGGTGCATTTGATAGTGAGGAAACCGAACCATTATTCATTAATGATTTGGATGCAGCTTATACTCAACTTGGAACAGATACTACATTCAACGGTGTAAAAGTATTAGACAAATTATTCTATGGTGCAAGTGGAATTATTGCAGTTAACATTACCACCAAAACTGGTAGTACTGTAGATAAATCCATTATTACTACAAAATTAACAACTGCATTAGCTAAAATTAAAAAAGAATCATTTGACATGTTATTCATTGCAGATACATTAACAGATGAATTCATGCCAATAATCACAGCATTCACTGATGACAGATACTTAAACAAACTACCTATCGGTTATGTTGGATGTGTAACAACCACCAGTGAAACATGTGCAGCTACAGCAGCATTACAATCAGATGCATGTTACGGAATCATAACCCAGGCAGTAACTGTTAATGGAACTGCATATGATCTACTTGAAACTGCAGCATACTACTGTGGCGTGATTGCAAGTACAAACATTGGTTCCAGCATGACTGCTAAACAAGTTCCTGGAGTAACTGCATTAACAACAAGTCACACTTTCGAAGATGGAGACCTTGGAAAAACATTGGTTGGACTTGGATACACTGTATTAAACTGTTATGACAGAGAAAACAGTATCTACGAAGTAGTTAACAGTGAACAATTCAACGGTTATGATTTATACATTAACCGTGTACGTGACTATGTAATTCGTGAGTTAGCATTACACCAATTCCTAGGTGAAAGAAACCGTACTGCAACCTACAGTGAAATTCAACAAGAAGTGGACCGTGTGAAAGCTAAATGTGTTAAAACATTAGATTTACTCGCTGATATTGAATACAACATTGTTAGGAAAAATAGTAAATGCGTTGATATTAACATTACCAAATTATTGTTTGATGATATTATCATTGACATTGATGTTTATGTTACAATTGAGGTGCAATAAGTATGGCAGATAAAGAAATTATCATTAACGGTAAAACCATGTTGCATGGTAACGGTGTTAAAGATGGTGTTGAAACATCCACCAGCACTACTGTTTGTTTCGATGAAGTAGTGCCTCAAGGTTCACCAAACACCAGTTATACCTTGGAAATCGACAGGTTAGTTTATGAAACTAAAGAGGATTATGACTGGTTACGTGAGGAATTAGAAAAACTCAAATCAGTTCCAGGAATGATTACTACTCGTGAAATTATCAGATTCAAAGATTCAGAACCATTCGTAATTATTAAAAACTTTACTGACTGCATCCTTGATGGTAAAGATTACGAAATGAAACCTGAAGAACAATCAGCACAATCATTGAAATTCATTTGTGGTGGTTGTGATGAAAGAACTGAGTATGTATAATTTTTAAAAATATTTTTTCCCTCGTTTAATATATGTATTTTTTTTGAAGAAGACTTTAAAACTCAAATAAGGTCTTCTTCTTTTTTTTTAAAAAAATTATAAAGAAATAATGGAGTGAGATTACCAATGTCAAAAGTGGATGATTTAAAAGCTGAAGAGTTAAACAGGCTTAATAATAATGATGATGAGATTTTCGATTTAGAAAGTTTAATTACTGATGGTGCAGATGCAAGATTTCCAATAATAGTGAAATTTCCGAAAGGTAACGAAACTGTAGAAGCAGCTGCTATGATAAGACCATTAACAAGTATTGAATTAAACAATCTCTCCAGGACATCAAGAGGTAGTAATGTATCTAATTTCGGTGTTGAATTATTGAAATTAGCATTATATACCAAAGATGGTAAGGAATTTCCAGTAGATCTATTAACTAAAATTCCAGCTGGAGTGGTTAATGAGTTATGTAATGAAATTTATAGGATAAGTGGAATCACTGTTGATAAAGCTGAAAATATGAAACTCGCAAAGCAAATGTTGGGGTTTTAGATTTAGATGATGGTGATTTATCCTTTTTAACTTATGGTGTAATACATGGTTATCTCATTAACAATGGAGATATAAGTACAATGACACCTTTACAACGAATGGCAATGGTTACAATCAATAAGATAATATTCAAATGGAAATCGAAAAACAAACCATTAGTAACAATATAATGAGGGGAGGTTTAGAAGGTTGGCAGATAAAGAAATAAACATTAAAATTACAACCGAAACCGACACAGGACCTGTAGATGACTTGGCTAGTAGTGTTGAAGATTTACAATCTAACGCCGATGGTGCAAGTGAAAGTTTTGATGGTGCTGCTGAAAGTGCTGATGGACTTGGAGCTAGTACTGAAAGTGTTACTGGTGGTGGAATCGGAGATGCTGCTAGTGAAGCCGATGCCCTTGGTGAAAGTGCAAGTAATGCTGATGCTGAAGTTCAGAACCTGAACGTTGATTTAGGTATGATTGAAGCAGGAGCAATGATGGGAGTAGCTGACCAATTAGGACAGATTGGAGCAAATGCTGAAGGTATGGCACAGGAAATGAATGGTGCTGCAATCAGTGTAGGTCAATTATCTACTAATGTAGGAATGGCAGAGCCTCAAATGGTTAGTTTGATTAACCATATCAGTAATGCTACATTTCCACAAAACGAAGCAATGGCATATGTTGGTGCTTTAAACCAAATGGGAGTGTCTGCAGATAAACTTGGAGACAGTGCTACCAACATGGACCGTATTAACGATGCTACTGGAATCGGATACACTAATGTAATGCAATTAACTCAAGGATTGCAATCAGTAGGGGTATCAGCCGATAACTTACCATCAGCATTCAATGCAATTGCATATGCTCAGGCAAATGTTAATGGTGGAGCTGGAACATTAACTCAAGTACTGAAAAGACAAGCTTCTACCATTAATGAATATGGATTGAATACTGACCAACTTGTTTTAATCATGCAAAAACTCTCACAACAGGGAGTTCAAGGTATGAAAATGGGTAGTGAGTTATCCAAAGTATTAAAAGAAAATAATGGTGACATTAGTGCTGTTGAACAATCACTTGGAATGCAAGCAGGCACATTAAGTAATGCATCACAAGCAACAGGAGAATATGAAGGGCAATTGCAACAACTCGCTGATGAGGAAGCTGAACATAAAACTATTACAGACCAGTTAAACGCTGTATGGGAAGATGTAAGTCTCGCATTATCTCCAATACTCTCACCACTTGGAAGTTTCATGGGATTAATCGGACAAGCTGGAAGTTATGCAGTAGGAATCAATGGTCTAGTAACATTAGCACAATCCATGAATACCTTAAGAAATGCTGAAATCTTATCAACAATCGCAACAAAGGCAAGTGCTGCAGCTCAATGGTTACTTAACATCGCAATGGATGCCAATCCAATCATGTTAGTAGTCCTGGCAATCATAGCATTAGTGGCAATTCTAGCTTACTTGTATTTCAACAATGAACAAGTACGGAATGCAATCAATGCCTTAGGACAGACATTCGTATGGATTGGACAAGTCATATACACCAGTATAATGTCAGCAGTGAATACAGCAATAAGTTGGTTTAATACTCTACGAAATTATGTGGTTGGTTTCGCTAACAATTTCATAAACACTTTACGAAATGCAGCTGCAAATGCAGTTAATGGATTTGTATCTTATATTACACAGTTGCCTGGAAGACTCAAAGGCGAACTAGACAATATGTTACAAATGGCACAAAGTTTCATGATGGATATTGCTAACATGATGACAGGTGGTGCAGCTGGTATGGTTGTCGGTTGGATCACTGGAAGTGGTGAGCATTCACCAGGTTACATGTATGATGCATTCCAAGGTGAATTGAAAGAAATGGAAAATATTGCTGAAGACACTAGTAGTAATTTGCCTAAAACTATTCGTGGAATTGGTAGTAATATTGTTGATGAGTTTGGAGAACCTACATTTAATTTAGGTTATGAGGATACTGCTA